TTCAACAGTAGAAGCTGAATCTACGTGGGTAATTAACAAATGGCAAGTTAAAAAGGTGCTTGGCTCCTTTAACGATGAACAACTTGACAAGATAGCATATGCTATGGTTTTTGCGGAGCCGATTGTGGCGAGAGCATTTTCTATTGGCATTCAGGACGACGAGAATTTTGTAAGAGTTCTTAGTTCTTGACAATAATCTTTAATGATGTTATAATAATAGTGTCCGATTGTTGGGATAAAAATGCAAAGGATGAATTACTTATGACATTAATAGAGTGCTTAAACAACATAGAACAGAATTGTTATAATCCAAAATTAAAAAAAGAATTCATAATCTCCCAATGCGCCGATAATGAAGGGGTAGCATGGGATTATTATTTGACTTTTAAAGGGCTGAGTAGATTTGAGAAATTCTTTTCGAGAGACCTTCTTTGGTTTACACGAAATCAACTATTGTCGGTGTTTGAAACTATTACAAGTACATCGTCGTCATTTGAGGAAACTTGTAGGAGACTTAAGAATTATTATTCGTTTCATGAAAGAGCATTCCCAAATATTAGCTACGATTGTCTTGATATGAGTGAGAGTCTAAGAGCAAACTCTATTCGTGACAACGGCGAATTTAGGACTTTACTACAAACAGAATTTCAAGACGACTCTAAAAACACTCTTGATATTATTCGTAAGACGTGTCTGATCCTGTTGTACTTAGGGGTCAACAAAAACGATATTGTCAAGATAAAGAAGGACGAAGTTGATTGCGACAATGGAACAGTATTTGTTTCTTCAAACAACAAAACGATAGATATTCTGTATATATTGCCTGACGATTGTGTAGACACGATTAGATTGTGTAAGTCTATGACAAACTATAACTCAATTTTCGGAGAGAAGAAATTGATTGATTCAGATTTGCTGATCAGAAGAGATTCGTCTAGCAGTGCAGATTCTTCGCCCACATTGTTTGTTGAAAAGATATTTGCTAACCATTTTAAAAGTTGCGACAAGAGATTAAACCCAACGAGAGTTGTTGAATCCGGCTATTACTATTGGATGTATAAGAAAGAAACTGAACTTGGTAGAGATTTTGAAATTAACGAATTTAAAGAGTATACCACTATATTCTTTGGTAAATCATTAAAAAAATATATGCACTATTTTCAGAATTATGTTTCATGGAAAAGAGCATATTATAAATAATTATTGCAGGGATTGTTCAATATGACAGTCCCTGTTTTGTTTTGCAAGAAGAAAGGGGAAGCGTATGGCTAATAACGAAAAAGAAAAGAATTATTTTCAGAGTCTGTATGACGTTGATGTCTCAGACAAGGCTCGTGAGAAAGGAAGTCTAACCTATTTACCGTGGAGTTCGGTTTGGGCAGAAGTAAAAAAGAGATTTCCAAATTCCAACTATGTGGTCTATGAGAACGAAAATGGTCGTCCGTGGTTTGACGACGGTCACACAGCTTGGGTCAAGACAGGTGTTACAATTAATGATATTGAACATATTGAGTATCTGCCAATCATGAACTTTAAAAATCAGTCTATAGAATCCGAAAAGGTTACTTCGATGGACGCAAATAAGGCTATACAAAGAAGTATAACGAAAGCCTGTGGTCGCCACGGCCTCGGTCTATATGTCTATGAGGGAGAAGACATTCCTGAGGCGGTATCAAAGTTACAGGTTCAAAACGAAACAAACTTTAAACTTGCTCAAAAGATAGCAGAAGGTGGCGACGAGAAAACGAAGCTTGTGTCCGAAGCCATTCGTCAATACGAGCCTTCTGGTAATCCAAGAAAAGTAGAAGATATAAACGTGTCCATGCAGATTTATGATGCACTAATGGCGATTAAAAGAAATAAATAAAGAGAGGTAATTACATATGATTAACTTTAACAGTGTTTATGCAAGCGTATTCAGACCTGATACCGACAACGACAAGTATGTCAAGGCAAACATTTCAACAAGTAGAAAGGATCAGAACGATGAGTATATCAACTCAAACTGGTTCGGATATTTCCTTGGAAGGGCAAAGGATAAGGCGGCGAAACTCAATGACGGAGCGCGTATTTTTATCGTGTCTGGCGGTGTAACAAATGAAAAGTTTACAGATAAAAATGGTGACGACAAATACTTCGTGTCCGTTAAGATTTTCGACTTCGTAATCCTTGACAATAAAGAGGACGAAAGTGGTGGTAGAAAGAAGTCAGCCAAGAAGTCAAAGAAAAGAAGTGTTGACGACGAGGAAGATTTTCTCGAAGACATAGACGATGAGGATGAAGTATCGTCCAAGAAGCCAGCGAGAAAGAGTGCGGGAAAGAAGCGAACCAAGAAAGCTGAAGATTTTGATTATGATGATGACGACGGAATTCCGTTTTGATTTGAATAAAAAATAATTAACATAGGAGGGTGTTCTGAAAGGAACACCCTTTTTTACTATTATGGAGGTAATCATGATTACGGTAGATATTGAAAAGGAAACAAAACGTTTTGACGAAATGCTATTAAGTACTGAGAGAGAGGGCGTGGATAAGTTAATCGCTTATCTGCATACAACAGATTTTTATTCGGCTCCTGCAAGTACACGATTCCATATGTCTTGTCCGGGTGGACTTCTTAAACATTCGTTAAATGTTGCCGAACTTCTTTTATCAAAGTTCAGCGACGACAAAGAACCGTGGGGAGATATGGGCGTAACCAAGGAAACCATTATAATAGTGGCTCTTTGTCATGATTTATGTAAGGCAAATTTTTACAAGGTCGAAATGCGTAACCGTAAAAATGAAAAAGGGGCTTGGGAACAGTATCCTTTCTATGTGATTGACGATCAGAGTCCATATGGTCACGGAGAAAAATCGGCTATGATTGCGGCAAACTTTATAAAACTTTCCGCAGAGGAGCGATACGCTATTCGTTGGCACATGGGATTTAGCGAACCCCAGTCCAATTATCAGTATGTAGGCAAGGCGATGGAAAAATATCCGCTTGTACTTGCTTTAAACGAAGCCGATTTAGAAGCAACTTATATTTTAGAAAGCGAGTCGAACGATGGCTGAGAAACTTGTAAAATGTAGATACTGCCACTGTAAACATCCAGAAGATCGGAGACCACCCGAAGAAATGATAAGAGGCAATGGTTTTACATATTACCATGCCGAATGTGCAAAAGAACGAGATTTGATAAACAGGATTGTTGAGTATTACACCACAAACGTTGATGACAGGGTTACGATCGCACAGCTGCGTAGCGTTGTAAATAATATAATATTCAAGAAAAAGGTTCCTGCCGAAGAACTCTTGTTTGATCTTACATATGTTCATCAGCATGGCAGTAAGATAAACTCTCCATATAGTTTACATTATATAATAAGCAATAAAAAAGTTCAAAATGAGTATAAGAAATATTTAGAAACTAAAGCTCCCATAATAGATATATCATCTATTGAGACAAGTGAAGAAACTCAATTTGTATATAACAAAAAGAAAACAGGATTTGGAGATATTTTTTAGGAAGGTGATAACGTGTGGCAAAACTATCTCTAAAAGATGATTTAGCGGAAGCGGGTGTAATAGCCACACTCGTTTGTCATCCAGATTATCTTTTCAAAAGCACCAGTTTAAAAGCAAGACATTTTTATAACACAGATAACGGCTGTATTTTTTGGGCAATATCGGAACTGATTAAGAGTGGCGTAACAAATATAGACGCCATTAACTTGGAGAATATGATTAGCTCAAATAAATCTGTCACGAGGATTCTTAAAGAGAGTAACATAACGGATATGAATGAATATATTCGTCTTTGTTCCAAGGCTTCTCGTGGTTCGATCGAAGAGTATGCGCTCTTGGCTAAGAAAGTCAAAGAGCTTGCTTTCAAAAGAGAGTATTACAATATGCTTTCCGAGTTACAAAATGATTGCACTAATGACACCGATCTTAACAAGATAAGTGCGGAAACATATTCAAGGCTTTCAAAGTTGACTCAGAACTTTGTTGTTGATGAAAGCGTAGAACTTTTCGGGACAAAAGTCGATTCGTTATGGGAAGAGATTGAGAGCAGAAGAACAGACAACGGATTGTTCGGCATTCCCTCAAAGTTTAACTTACTCAATAACTATATCACATATGAACCGACAGAATTGGTTCTGCTAAAAGCAAGAATGAAAAAAGGTAAGTCGGCGTGGATGATGAACGAAGCGATTCATAAAATCAAGATGGGTATACCAACTGTTTATTTTGATACTGAAATGGCTGACAGATTATTCTTTGAAAGAATGCTTGCAAATATATCCAATGTTGATTTAAAGAAGATAAAGTCGGGTTTATACGATGCAGAAGAATCGAAAAGAATCGGCTTAGCAAGAGAGTGGTTAAAAGAACAGCCATTCGTTCACATATATGATCCGCAATTTACGAATGATAAGATTTACGCTACTTGCAATATCCTTATGTACAAAATGGATTTGCAGTTTGTAATATTTGATTATATGAAATCAAACACGCTAGATTCTTCATCTCAATACAACGAGTTGGGAGGTAAGTGTGATTTCTTGAAAAACAATATAGCAGGAGACTTAGACCTTTCTGTATTGGCTGCTTGTCAGTTAAACAGAAATAACGAGGTTGCCGACTCTGATAAAATTGAAAGATATTGCAGTGCTTCGCTTTTATGGCGAAACAAGACCGTAGAAGAGCAATCTGTTGACGGTCAAAACTGTGGCAATTACAGGCTTTCAGTAACACTAAATAGACTCGGCGAACAAATGCAGGAGAATGAGTATATTGATTTTGTTTTCGATGGAAGCAAGATGCGGATAGATGAATCCAAGAATCAGCATAAGATTGAAGAGGCAGATATTTAAATGAGAAGATATGATAGCGATACGCTTCGGACAATTAAAGAGCGTTTACCATTAAGCCAATACATCAGGAATTATATGGACGTGATACAAAAGAAAGACAAATTGTTTTCTATCTGCCCTTTCCATCACGAAAACACTCCCTCATTTATGGTCGATCCAGTAGAGCAAAGATACTATTGTTTCGGTTGTCATTGTAGCGGTGATATATTCGCTTTTATAATGAAGATGGATAACATTAGTTTTTACGAAGCTGTTGAAAAAGCCGCAAGTTTAACTGGTCAAGATATTCACTGTTCGTCTGATTCGTCTACGCTATCATTCTTAAAACGCTTTGACAAAAAAGCTTCTGCCAATATCATAACGCATGAACCACTAAGTAAGAGTGTTTATGATTCTTATGATAATTGGATTGAAGAATCATGGGTCAACGAAGGAGTACCCTCGGATATGTTTGGGCGGTATGAAATAAAAATCGACCGCAAGAACAACAGAGTGATTTATCCAGTCTATGATACCAATGGCAATTTTATAAACATAAAAGGTCGGACTCGGTATTCAAATTTTAAGGAACGTGGTGTGCCAAAATACATCAACTATTATAAAGTTGGTGGGCTTGACTATCTGCAAGGGCTACACTTGACACGTAACGAAATCATAAAGAAAAAAGAGATAATCGTGTTCGAGGGGGTAAAGAGTTGTATGAAGGCGGAGGGATATGGTTTCCACAATGTTGTGTCTGCCGAAACGTCGTCGTTGACTCTGAATCAAATTGAACTTTTATTGTCACTACAAGTTGCTGTGGTCATTGCATTTGATAAGGATAAAACATTGAATGATTTTTGTAATAAAAATCTTCGTCGGCTTAGACAGTTTGCGCCACTTTATTATATAGACGATGTTGACGGTTTGCTTGGAGATGCGTCAGAAAAAAACTCGCCAGTCGATTTGGGAATGGAAACTTGGATAAAGCTGTACGAAAGCAGAAAAGAGGTGAAAAAGTGAGCAGTTACAACTTTCTACTGGACGGTATTACTTGGAGTTATAGTAATCTCAAATGCTTTGAAGATTGTCCTCGCGCATGGTATTTAAAATACATAGAGTGTAGGAACACAGACAGCGATAATATTTATGCACAGTTCGGGACTTTTTGTCACAAGCTGCTTGAATACTATTTTAAAGGCATATATCAAAAGGATGAACTGATAAATATTTACGAAAGAGATTTTTATGATTACGTCGAAGATGCTATTACTCTAAAAAACAATCCAACAGAAAAACTCTATGGATTCGGATACAAGTATTTCTCTAACATCAATCTTGACAGGGATCTTATTAAGCCTATTTACATAGAGCAAGAAGTGAAATTTAAAATAGACCGATATTCCTTCAGAGGTTTTATCGACCTAATGCACAAAGACGAAAAAGGTAGCTTGATAATACTTGACCATAAAACAAGTGAATACCCTGTGGGTAAAAAAGGAGCGATAAAAAAATCCAAAGAGCAAATGATGAAGGGATATACAAGACAACTCGCATTATATGCTTACGGAGTTGAACAGAGTGTCGGGAAAAGACCTGAATATATCGGTTGGAATTTTATTCGTGAGGGGAAAGAATACATAATTAAATTGAGTGACAGCATCATACTCGATGCCTTAAATTGGGCTACCGATATAATACGTTCGATTTATCGAAAAGAAGACTTCGAGAAAAAAGAATCGTACATTATGTGTTCTGTCTTGTGTGATTCCAAAAGGGCTTGTTGGGAGGATAGTTGATGTCTGTCAAAAATTATACAGCTTATCATGTCCATACAATGCTTAGTTCTGGAATAACAAATGTGGACAGCGTATCCACTTATAAAGATTATGTGGAACTTGCCAAAAGCTATGGCATGAAAGCGCTGGCGTTCAGCGAACATGGTTCGGTTCTTGAATGGGTTCATAAAAAGAATGCAATCGAAGCAGCGGGAATGAAGTATATTCATGCCGAAGAGTTTTATCTCACCGAAAGCATTGACCCTGAGATTCCTATTCGAGACAATTACCATTGTGTATTGATAGCAAAAAACTATCAGGGTGTTCGTGAATTAAATAAATTATCGTCCATTTCTTTTCGGAGAGATGGACATTTTTATTATGTACCAAGAATTTCTTTTGAAGAACTTGAAAATACTTCTGACAATATAATTGTCACATCTGCTTGTATCGGCGGAGCGTTAGCATCTGATAATAGAACGGCAGCGAACAGATTCATGACTTTTATGAGAAAGAATCGTTCTAGGTGTTTCTTAGAGATACAGCATCACAACGTTGATAGACAGAAGAAGTATAATAAGTGGTTGTATGAACAATCGAGAAAATGGGGGATACCTTTGATTGCGGGAACCGATAGCCACGCCCATACGTTTACTTCGGTTCTTGGTCGAAAGATATTACAGCAATCAAAAGACATCAGTTTCGATAATGAGGATGGTTGGGATTTAGTGTTTAAAAGTTACGACGAATTGGTTGAAGCTTATAAAGAACAAGGAGCCTTACCAATAGAAGCCTGCCTCGAAGCAATCGAAAATACAAATGTAATGGCTGATATGATCGAGCCATTTGAACTTGATTATTCAAAGAAGTATCCAGTGTTGTATGATGACTCGCTAAAAACTTTGAAAGAGAAGATTTGGGCGGGAATCAAGGAACGCGGAATTGATAAGCTGCCGAACTATGACGAGTACAAAAAGCGGATTGTGTACGAGATTGATACCTTTGTACACAATGGCGCAGTTGACTTCCTATTGCTTGAAGAAGATTATAAAAAAGCAATGAAAGAAAATGGAGTTAAGTACGGTTATTCAAGAGGATCGGTTTCTGGAAGTCTTGTAGCATATCTTTTGGGAATAACCGAGGTTGATTCAGTTAAGTACAATCTAAATTTCGAGCGCTTTATGAACATCGAAAGGGTTAGCCTTGCTGACGTAGACACAGACTGGTTCGATACAGACAGGGACAAAGTAAGAGACTATCTATTCGGCAAAGAAGGACTCTCTTGCTGCAACATTATTACATTCAATACTATCAAAATGCGTGGTGCTATCAAAGATGTGGGCAGGGCTTTGGGATACACACCCGTCGAAACCCAAGAGATATGCAACCAAGTATACGAAGAAGATAAAAAGGAACTAATCCCCGACGAGATTCGGGAAAAGCACAAGAAACTGTTTGAGTACGTTGACATTCTTCAAGGTACGATAACAAGCCTTGGCAGACACGCGGCGGGTCTTGTAGTCTCTCCATACGATGTGGAAGAAGAGTTCGGAACGCTATATATATCAAGCAGCGACAGACCAATCTCACAGATAAACATGAAAGAGATTGATTCTCTGAACTATGTAAAACTCGATATTCTTGGGCTTGACTGCGTTGGTCTAATTAGTCGAACTTGCGAAATGGCAGGGATTCCATATCTCACTCCTGATAACACGAACTACAATGATATGAATGTGTGGGACGATATTGCAAAGGATACCACAATGATTTTCCAATTTGAATCGGGGTACGCAAGCGATTATCTCAAGCACATTCTGCAACCCGAAATCATCGAGAGAGTCAAAGAACAAAACCCAAACTTTAACTATCTTGACCTTATGAGCATGGCGAATGGAGCTATCCGTCCTGCTGGCGCTTCATACAGAGACCAACTTAGTGAAGGAATATTCCGAGACAACGGCAACGACGAGCTGAATAAGTTTCTCGCGCCGACTCTTGGATACTTAGTGTATCAGGAACAGATAATCGAGTTTTTGCACAAGTTCTGCGGGTTCACAATGGGCGAAGCAGATATTGTCCGCCGACATTTTAGCAAGAAGACTGGTACAGAAACCGACATTCCTATTATAAAGAATGGAGGGAATCTTACCGTATCTCATGACATAAAGGGTTTTGTTCAAACCATGGAGGACGATTACGGCGTCGCACCAAAAGAGTCAGAGAAGATAATTGAGTCGTTCCTTCAAGTGATCGAGGACGCAAGTGATTATCTCTTTTCGTATAACCACGCTTTGCCTTATTCATTTATGGGTTTTGCAGTTGGTTATCTGAGGCATTATTATCCATTAGAAACTTGTACAACAGCTTTAAATATCTACAAGGATAAGGAAGAAAAGCTAAAAGCAATAACGGAGTACACACTCAGGCAAGGCATTAAAATAGCACCTATCAAATTCAGATATTCGAGAGCCAACTATACTTTGGACAAAGACAACAGGACGATATACAAGGGATTGTCATCGGTCAAATTCTTAAATAACTCAGTCAGTGAAGCGTTGTATCGGCTTAGAGACAAAAAGTTTGACAGCTTTATTGAATTTCTCAAAGTCAACCCATGCGATGCAAGACAAACAAATGTTCTAATCAGGCTCAACTTCTTCTCGGAATTCGGAGAGATAGGAAAGTTGTTAAGGGTATACGAGATTTTCGATATGTTGAACGGCAGAAAGATTATAAATAAGGGTTCACCCATAGACTTCGGGTCGGAGATAATGAGCGAGTTCTGTACCGAAACAGATAAACAGTATCGCAATATAAAAACAGATGAATTCATGTCGTACTTAGAAAGAAATATTCCTGAGACAAAATGGTCGGTAAAGAAAATAATAAATGACCAAAAGGAGTTTTTGGGATACATTGATTACGTTGATCCTGAATCAACAAAACAAGTAATAGTGCTTGATGTAAACACTAAATACACTCCAAAACTAACAGTGTATTCTCTTTCTAAAGGAAACACAATCGACATGAAGATAAAGAACACCTTGTTTAAAAAGAACAAAATATGTGAGGGCATGATAATAAAAATAAAGGAGTGCCAAAAGAAACCCGCTTACAAGAAAACGGATGATGGTTTTGAAATAATACCAAATAAATTCAATTGGTGGATTCAGGGATTGGAGGTGGTTGAATGATTGAAAAATTCAAGTACACAGACTCGGAGCTTAAAAGCATTATTAATAGTATAGTGATCTTGGTGGATACAAGAGAAAAAAAGAATCAGCATATCACTAACTATTTTGATGAGCATGGTGTAAAATACGAGCAACGTGCGCTGACTTCGGGAGACTATAGTTTTTATATAAGTCCGAATCCGGAACTCTCAATTCCAAGACCGTTATATATGGACAGAGAGATAATTATAGAACGCAAGGCGAGCCTCGAAGAATTGTCTGCTAATCTTACTACTGGAAGAACTCGTTTTGAAGAAGAGTTCGCCATTAGTAACGCAAAGAAGAAGTATCTTGTGATAGAAAATGCTAATTATTCAGATGTAGTCGAGGGGAATTATAACACTCAATACAACAAGAAATCCTTTTTGGGAACGTTACACAGTTTCAATCACAAGTATAATCTTGAATTGTGCTTTCTGCCCGATAATAGCTACACACCTATTTACATATTATGTGTTTTCAAATACTATCTAAAACACATAATAAAATAATTTTAAGGAGGGATCGCATGGATATTAAACCGTGTCAGATCGTTGACGGGAAGCCGTGTGCCGACCGTGGTTTCGTTTGTTTAACAACCCAAGAAGAAAGAGAAGATTTTAACAGACAGCTCGATATGCTTATCAAGATTCTCGAATCTTCTAAAATCAAAGAAACAAGCGAATAACAAAGAGAGAAATGGGGGACACGTTCTCCCATTTTGTTACATAGGAGGAAACATGGGAAACAAATTAGGGCTGCATCAGAGGTATATGGCTGATTATGAATATCACATGATGCTTGAAAGATATGAAACCGACAGTAAAGATTTGGGTTCATACTATGAAAGCGAAGAGGAACACGCAAGACGTGTTAGAAAAAAGCCAAGGTACGATCCCGAGGCGGCATTAAAGAGAACAATGAAAGCAATAAAAGGAGAATAATTATTATGACAAAGAAGATTAAGATTGACGTAATTAGCGATGTAAAAGAGTTTGTTGCCAGAGCTGAGAAGTATGGCGACAATATAATTGTTAAGGGAGTAAACTCCGCTTGCCCCGCTTGTTCACTCATGTCTATGCTGTCGCTGGTCGATGTAAGCAACGGAGCTAAGATTGTGTTTAACGAGCATCTTCTCTCAGAGGTCTTAAAGGATTTCTCGCCGTGGATAGTCAGAGATGGTGAGTAAAATGGGGGAATTTAATAAAATGGTTATTATTGGAAAGTCAATAACATCAATTGTTCTTGGAATTGTAACACTTGCGGCTTGTCATAAAGTTGCTATTATAAGCGAATCACTCCCAACCAAACCTGACGATTCCAGTTCAGAGATTACATATTATTCGTCCTCGTTGGTTGAATCGAAACGAGTTAAGTTTGAACCAAAAGATAATTGTGCAGTAAGGGAATATGCAAATTCAATTTCAAGTGACGAGAGCTACGTTCTTCCAGAGGTAATTATCCCGAATATAAAACAAGAAATAGCCGAAGTGTCAGATTGTGATGTTTCCAAAGCTGTCGAGTCTTCGCCTGAAACGGACGAGGACTTTTTCTATTGTTCCGAATCGCTTGATATTCCATCGGGCGAAACCGATTACTATGGATTTATGGACTATCGGACATTGACAGATACAAGCAGTAAACAGTGGGAACTCCAACAGTCTGCGTGGACTGATTGGCAAGGATTCAGAAGAATAGGCAATGACTATTGCGTTGCGCTCGGAACATACTATGGTGAAATTGGCGACAGATTTATTGTCACTACCGACAAAGGAAACAGCTATTCTGTAATCATGAGTGATGCCAAAGGCTATGATGCCGTTAGTTATGATGGCTATAAAAGTTGGTATCATGTCTGTGGAGACGGCAGATTGAACGTGGTGGAATTTATATGCGATACAGATTGCCTTGATTCTTTTGCTTGGACAATGGGAGATTGCGGAGTGCTTGACAATATAGGTGGCAATGTCGTAAGTATTGAAAGGATTGATTGATATAGGAATTAAAGTTTTATCATTATTTGATGGAATGAGTTGTGGGATGATAGCGTTTCAAAAAATGGGTATTGATATAGACGAGTATCATGCCTATGAAATTGACAAGTATGCTATTAAGACTTCAAAGCATAATTTTCCTGAGATAATACATCATGGCGATGTGTTTGAAGGTGATTTTAAAGAGTATAAGGGATTTGATTATTTAGTCGGTGGCAGTCCTTGTACCTTTTGGTCGATCGCTCAGTCAAAAGATAAAAGAGAGACAACCGCAAGCGGTATAGGCTGGGAACTGTTTTCACAATATGTCAGAGCGTTACACGAGGCACAGCCCAAATATTTCTTATATGAAAACAACAAGTCGATGTCTAAGGATATTTATAAGTCAATCTCTGACACTTTTGGATTCGAGCCAATCTGTATCAACTCGGCGTTGGTTTCTGCACAGAACAGACAGCGTTTATATTGGGTCGGGAAAAGGAACCCCGATGGCACATACAGCAAAGCCGATATTGAACAGCCCAAAGATAGAGGCATTCTTTTGAGAGATGTCCTTGACGGAATGACAGATCGTGAAAAAGGACGAGCCGTTATTGGCAGTACAGGCAGAACAACTGACAGAGAATACTTCAAAAAGTCACAGGGCAATATGACATTTGAACCTGTCGGAACTACTAAAGAGGAAAAGGCATACTCGATGACGGCAAATTATTCTTATGGGAGTGGCGAGAATATAGGCAATTATGTTGCCCATACTCTTACAAAAGGTTGTAAAAGCATGGTTGCCGAACCTGTAAAAGAACTATCGGAAAAAGAAATGGACTACATGGTGCGAGAAACCAAGCCGACTTTTGATGGCAGATGGAATTATTGTCAGCGTCCCGCACAAGACGATAAATCCAAGTGCTTGGTTGCAAATGTTTCAAAAGGTGTGCCTTACAATGTTGTCGCCGAACCAGTAAATCTAACCAAAGATGATAAGGCTCAGTGTATAAGAGCCACTTGTTATAAAGACGGTATAAGGAATATCGTGGGTAACAATGTTGACAAGCGAACAGGGGTTGCCGAACCTGTTGTGGTTGGAGTGGCACAACGAGGCAGATATAAGTCTGACGGTGATACCGAACAACATTATGAAACCAGAGAGGACGACAAGGCTAATTGTATTACGACTGTTCATAAAGACTCTATGGTGTGTCAGCAGATTGGAGCCTTGCCAAGACCAAATGGAGAATTAAGCACGTCTCAGGCGTTTAGGATATATAGTCCAGATGCTAAAGGTGTAACGTTAAAGGCTGGTGGCGGTGGCGCAGGCGGAAAAACTGGACTGTATGCAATTCCAGTTGAGTTTGAAAATGGCATACCTACAAAAGCTATTAGCTATGCAGATGGCAAAACATATAGAGTCTACAGGGTTAAGAACGGTCTAATTACTATTAAAGACAAAGAGTATCCCATTAAATTAATAGACGGCTATTACATAATACGAAAGTTGACAGTAAGTGAGTGCAAGAGGTTACAGACCGTTCCCGAATGGTTTGATTTCCCCGTAAGCGATACACAGGCGTATAAGTGTTTAGGGAATGGTTGGACGGTTGACGTGATCGTGCATTTGTTAGAAGCGACTGTGAATTAAATCGAGGTTTTATAAAGGAGATTTGAATGATTTGTGTAATTAAACATGGGTGTCCCGTTGAGAACGGCTACAAGATTATATGCAGTAGGTGCGGTTGTGAGTTTCGGTTTGATAAATACGATGTGACTATTAGACCTGATACGTTTGACTTTGTTGAGTGGACTAACCACTACTATATTCATTGTCCTGATTGTAGACATGAGATGTATCTTGGTGATAAGTTATAAATAAGGAGTGATTTTTTTGAAAATTCTTGAATTAAGAACTGGCTCTCGTTATAGCAGAAGAATAGAAATCAGATTCTTAGACGATAATAAACCATTTGGTACAAATGATCTATATGTTGGTTTTTCTAAGAATGACGAGAATTATGTTTTTGAAGTGAAAACTAAAATTACACATCCTGCGAACTGTACTTACGAATATGTGGCTACGTTCTTGGGCTACCATTGTCCTTTAGAAGAAGATATACTGTCCGCTCAATTTGATTGGATAACAGATCAAAATATTATTCGTCAAGCGCATAAAGAAGCTGGTTATACCTAAATACAAAAAAGTTGAAAAGAGGTTTTATTATGGACATTGAAGAAATAGACAATCTTGTAAAAGAAGGAATATTTACTACTGTTGATAAAACAAAATTTCTTGAACATCTTACCGTTCGTGATGACGGTACTTTAATAGGAGTAATGACTAATGATAAAGACTTGATTGTAAAATACGGATATAAAAAAGTACCATCAGAAAAGGAACCATTATGGAAATATGTTTATGAAAATATTTCTCCCACGTTGGGAGCAGAAGATCATTCCCCCATATTTTATAAATATGGAATGACGGTGTGCGGAGTATGTGATTATTGGTGTTGGTTTACGTCTGATAAGATTACAGATTATGCACGACAAAAAGGTCATGTACCTATTGACGAAGCTCCCGAAGCTGACCTGTGGCAACTTATAGCCTTATGTGAAAGATATTGGAAAATACAATATATGAGATGGTATCATAATGCAGTAAACAAGTAAAAAAGAGGAAAGGAAATAGAAAATGATCGTTCTATCTAAAGGTGAAAAATGGTATAGTGAAAACTACACACATTACGAACCTATGAAGTTCCGTGATTTTGAACGTTTTGGTCGAGGGGAATATGAATATGCAAAGATGGCACAGGTCGAGCATTATTCCGCTGATGTTTGTTATAGTTATTTTCCTGTGGGTTTAAATAGTGGCATTTCAATAAATCAAAAAATGCGTTGGTGCTTTTCTCTTACAAGAATGGTATCTAATGAAGCAAGATGTCACGCAGGGGAGCAACGTTCAAAATATGTTTACCTTACCATAGAAGAAATAAAAGAGTTGTACAAAGACCCCAAAAGCATTTGGGATAAAGCTGATAGATGGTGCGAAAATAACGATGACGAGGAGGAAGATAACAAATGAAAGACTATTTTGGAAATGAAATCCACATGGGCGACACAATCCTTTTCTCTGGCAGAAATTCTCGCGGTTATCGTGCTTCTTTTGACGAATGTGTTGTTACGGAATTTAAAGGAAACTCGAAAGTCTTAGTTAAAGCAGCTCCATATACTTTTCAAAATGATTATCGCATGAGTGACAATGTGGTTAATCTTACTGCGTTAGGGTTAAGACAAAGACAAAAGGAGTGAAGTTATGATAAGATTCGGAATAACAGAAGCTGGTGATGCTGGACTTGATTTTTCTTGGGAAAATAAATTACTTGATGGGAACATTATAATCACCAAACATATGACCACAAACAATCAAAAATTAAATAAAGCTCTTTTAAAAAATAAAGATAAAATAATCCTTCATGCTACTTGTACAGGATATGGAAGCACTAAAGTAGAACCCAATGTTCCGAAGCCTTATGAAATTTATCAAGGAGTAAGGGAATTGATTAAGGCTGGATTTCCCAGCAGGCAGATTGTTCTTAGAGTCGATCCAATTATTCCTACAGAAAAAGGGCTTAAAACAATAATTCAACCTTTAACTCTGTTTAAAGATACAGGAGTGACAAGGGTCAGGTATTCGATTATAGATATGTACCCCCACGTGAAAGATAGGTTTTTAAAAGAATATGGAAATCTTCCATTTAAGACTTTTAAAGCTCCTAAAAAAATGGTTGATGATTTGTTGTCGTTTATAGAACAATACAGAAAGTATTACACCTTTGAGGCTTGTGCAGAAGAATTGCCTGACAAAGTTGGATGTATTAGTCAAAAGGATTTTGAAATTCTTGGTCTTGATACTTCGCAGATTAAAGAAGGGGGATTTCAAAGAAAAGGTTGCGCTTGTTGTGCGGGAAAAACCGAGTTGCTTAAAAACAAAAAAAGGTGTCCATCGGGATGTATTTATTGTTATTGGAGAGATTAAATAATAAAGGAGTTGTACTATGGATCAGAGAGCGATTGATATAGTAAGAGATTACATAAACGACCATCTTGACGTTACCAATTTTACAGTCAATGCAAGTTTTGAGGTTTATACAGTCTGGAAGTGTAAGGTTTTGCAGAATTGGAAGTATCTCATTTCAAGTACGCTTTTGGACGGAATGTATTACGAAGTAACCTACAATGGTGACAAGAAGGAATGGTATCTCGATGCTTATAAGAAGTTTGAAAATCGAGTAATCAAGGAGATATAATAATGAACATTATTAACAAACCTCGTGGCACAGGTAAAACAGTTGAACTTATTTATGCCAGCGAAGTCACTGGTGCAAGAATAATAACGGAAACCAAATCCGGTGTTGACTATATTCTTCAAAAAACGAAAGAACTTGGTTGCAATATTCCTACTCCTTATTCGGCATACGAGTATATGCAGGGCAAGTATACCGAGCAAAATGAAATAGGCAAAAGCATTTTAATTGATGATATTAGTTCCAAAACTCTTAAAAATGTTTTTGAGAATTATTTTGAACATCCTGTGATTGCGATTACAATGAGTTTAGACAATAATAAGGAGAATAGTGATGACTGATTATTTAGACAATGAAATTAATATAGGAGATGCTGTTCTTTACGTAGATGGAACCACAACTGATTATCCTTATTCAAAAGGCATTGTGACGGAATTTATCAAGCGGAAGGGTTATAGTCGGTTTAGAGGAAACACTCTTATAGATTATGTAGTATATCAAGGGGTTTGTGGAAAGGGTTATCGGCAAGGACATAGTTTAATCAATCTTACAGCCCTTGGGCTAATACCAAGACAAGAGGTAAAGGACAATGAATGAACAGATTTATAAGTTAACTGATAAGGGATTGGCTAAATTTCAAGAGCGAATCGGTGGTTGTTGTGAACTACCTATTCAGTGGGCTTTTGATATTCTTCTTGAAGTCATTGACTGGGATAAGAACAATGTGAGAGAGATTGAAGAAAGGAATAACATTGAATAAAGAAAAGTTTGTCAAGTCTCCATTGAATTACATCGGTGGAAAACATAAATTATTATCAGAGATTCTTCCTCTATTCCCAAAGCAAATCGACACATTTATTGATTTGTTTACGGGCGGAGCAAATGTGACAGCGAACGTAGTTGCAAATCGTTATATCTGTAACGATGTCAATCGGTCGGTCATAGAAATACTCGAACGTCTTGATTCGGATCGTGTAGAAGTGCTGTTAAGCGAAATTGATTATTACATAAATAAATATAAATTGTCCAAAGAGAATCGTCAGGGCTATTTGGAGTTAAGGGACGATTATAACAACACCGCCTATAAACAGCCTATGATGTTATATACGCTTATATGCTATTCTTTCAATAATCAATTAAGATTCAATTCTAAGGGAGAGTTTAATATGCCATTCGGCTGTGGCAGGAGTTCATTCAATCCAACTTTAAGAGAAAAATTTGTTGATTTTTGTCAAAACCTACAAGACAAAGACATATGTTTTAGTGCTAATGATTTTATAAGATACTCGAACCTCGAACCAAGCGAGGGTCTTTTTGTATATTGTGATCCGCCATATCTTAATAGTTATGCTCCATACAACGAACGAGATGGTTGGACTATTGAGGACGAGAACGAACTGAGAAAAATGTTGTGTGATTATAATAGTAAGGGTATCAAATGGGCTTTATCAAACAATGTAGCAGTTAATCAAACACTGATTGAATGGGCTAATAGTAACAGTTTCAAAATTCATTATCTGTCTGCTTCCTATAATAATTGCAATTATCAAAAGAAAAATAGGGACAAGAAAGATATGGAGATTCTGATTACCAACTATTGATTAAAGAGAATGGTGGTGATACATATGACAAAATACAAGTTGGTTTGGTCTGACAAAGATTTAAATATCTTGCAGAAGATAGGTTCTACGATTTGTCTTTTCTTCAAAAGTATACATGACTGGATAAAGTATGAACAGTAAAAAGGAGTTGGTAGAATTGCTCGTGCCTGCACAGCTTTACAAAGAAGAACTTAAACGCAAGATGATTTCTTGTTGGTATGATCCGAAATATCAGTGGTATTTTGCAAACGACAGAAATGAGTTTGAGATACCCGACAACGCTTATTGGCGCAGAGACTTCGTTCACTTAAACAACGAAGGAGAGGTCGATGGTTATTTCACCTACAACTACGAAGATGGTAATAAGTCGCTCAGGAACTTTGGGCTTATAGGATTCAACGAGAACAATATACCTTTTTTAATTGACGTGCTTTCTAACATCAAGACCATGTTTGAGCAGGGAGCGCAGCGAATGGAGTTCTTTGCATTTGCCGACAATCCTGCTGTTAAACTGTACGATAGGTTTATCAAGAAGTTCGGTGGTAAGAAAGTTGGTACTCTGCGTAGAGTAGCTTGGTTCAACGGTGGGTATCATGATTCGGTGATCTATGAAATTTTGAGAGAGGATATAATCATGAAGTCAAGTGGGGGCGACAAAAATGGATGTTAATACAGTAACTCTCATGTACCATGATGGCATAAATTCCCACAGTCTGCGTCCACATATAGCAGATGTAAATTCTAAATTTAAGCAGACAAGAGAATTGGCTTTTAGTAAAGATGACTTGGGGAATATAGTACATTATGTAACAACGAATGTCTCATACTACATAGATGACACAGAAGTCAGTAGGGAAGTGTTTGAAGAAGTGTCCCGAAAGTTATCAGATATTGTAGAAACAATAACAAATAAAGAATGTAAGTACAAGACCATTCATGATATGAATGGCGTGACAGTTTGGCAAATTGATTTAGAAGGAGCAGACAGTATGGGTTGGATTGATTATCTTACAGCAGACACAAAATGGCGCTATCCTTGGGGGAAAGATTGGGCTGATTGCTACATGAACGGAATTATAGCAGATATAAATGCTAGGCAGGCTATAAACAATACATATACTAAGGAGAAAATCGAAATGAAAAACACAAATAACAACAAGAAAAACATGATTACAATAAGAAACTATACATACGAGGTTGCTACTGGTAAGACTACGATCTTTTGGTCTGACAACACTCAGACAACAGTTGTCGCCGAACCGAATACCGAATCCTCTCAGTACGTTGGTTTTGTTTCGGCTTGTGCAAAGAAGCTCTTTGGTAACAAGTCTACATATCTTAATCAGTTTGACAAGTGGGCTGTAAAGATTCCTGCAAAGAGAAAAGCAGAAGCAGAAAAGAAAGTGGCAGAAGAAAAGGCTCGTGCAAAAGCAATGGCAGAAAAGAAGGCAAAGCAGGAGGCTCGTGCCGAAAAGAGAGTAATTGATTCTTATGCAAAGGAAATTATGAATGATTTCGAGGAAGAGATGAAGCGTCGTAGGGGTGAAGATGTATACAGCAAGGCAGAGAAGATTGCTGTTGAGAAACTTGGAGTCCCGACAGAGTATATAAATCGCTTTAAGAATCCGGAAGCTTTCGATAAATATGTTAACGACTCTATGAACAAGGAAAAGGACGAGACCAAGACCGAGACTGAGGGGAATAAAATATGAAAATAGGAATACCGCAGATTATTATGCTATTCATTTATGTGTGTGCTTTTGGTATCAACTTAGCAAAACATGGTGAAAAAGAGGAAAGTACATATGACGCAGGCAAATCGTTGGTGGTTACAATAATCAATATTGGGCTACTTTGGTGGGGAGGATTCTTTTCATGAAAGCAAAAATTATTAAAACAGAACAGAATGATTATAGTCAGAGAGTACCAAAGAAGGTTCTGTCAGATCCCGAGTTTGCAAGAACTTGCTACGATATGTTGGTTGCTGAAAAGCCTAACGAAAATAATGCTTCGTTTGAAACATGGTATGACAATGTAAGAACCATTGCATTCGGACAGCGAATTATTGACATAGACGACTTTTATCAAACCATGAACAGAGTTAAGAAAGGGGGTGTTTAATATGGCAAAAGAATATTACTCCAAGACTATTTACATAGCTGGTGCTTACGGCGGCTCGGAAAGTGCGAAGGAATACTTGGAAACGTGTTGTCGCAGGCTCTCCGTAGAATATCCTTCTTATTGCTTTATTAACGGTGTCTCAGAATTTTCACATTGGTATGGCGAGTCTGATTCTATAATGGAAGATTTAAAAAGGTGTGTGACACTTCTTAAAAAGAGTGACGAAGTTTGGGTGATGACACAGAGCGACTGGGAGGAATCTCAGGGAACTATGGTTGAGATATTTGTGGCGATGGAAAACGACATCCCAGTGGTGTTTGGAAAAGACAAAGACCTATTTTTAAAGTGATAAAGATACTAAGGAGATGATAAACATGACGAGAACACTTATCTTGTTAAAAGTAAAAAAGCGTGACGGAGAAATAGTTTCATTTGATAGTAGCAAAATACGGAGTGCTGTTCAGAAAGCGTTTAAAGAAGCAGGAGTCGAAAATGATTTGAACGCTGCCGAGTATATTGAAAGAAAGATTATAAGCTATGCGCTCAATGAGTATTCAGATGACAGTACTCCAATTGACACAGAAGAAATTCAGGATTGGGTGGAAGATGCTCTGCTTGATTTCGATAAAAGAACAGCAAAGGCGTACATAAAAAACAGGTTTTATCAGGAAATTGAACGCCGATTTCGTTACCTTTTTGAAGTGTGAGGTGAGGATATGAGTGTGATTCTTTATTCTACCGGGTGTCCGAAATGTAAGGTGCTTAAAGCGAAGCTTGATTCTAAGGAGATCAAGTACGATGTCGTTGACAATGTAGACGAAATGCTGAGACTGGGTATGACAACTGTGCCTTGTCTCGGTGTTGATGGAGAAGTGTTGAACTTCAAGGAGAGCGTTGACTATATTAATAGTCTTTAATTAAGAGAAGGGGATGGTTTAAATGAACATAGATATAAAAACAGACAGAGATTTTGACACGGCACTAAATAGTATGCGTGTTAAGTATGGTGAAGATTTTGAAATACTAAATGGACTTCACCCTTCTCAGATAGATTTTTCCAGTTTCATCAAAGGCTTTGTTGATAGCGATGTCGTTGCAAACACCACTATTGATGGCAATGCCAACGCTTCTCATAAAGACATTGTAAGTCTTGAAGCAGAAAAGGATAAGTCGCTGGATAAGCTGTTCGCTTTTAATAAAATATTTTATGAAATTAAAAAAAAGTATGGCTTGCAGACAGCGAGAGATTGGCTTGAAACAGAATGGAATGGCGGCTTTTATCTTCATGACGCACCGTCCAGTTCTTACCGACCGTATTGCTATGCGTTCGATTTAACAAGGTTAGCCACCGAGGGATTGTTCTTTTTAGACGGTTATAACAACCAAGCCCCAAAACATCTAACAACGTTCTTTGACGATGTTATTGAATACATATCATTTTTTTGCAACAGATCGTCTGGTGCAGTCGGGCTTCCGAATATATTGATTTGGTCTTTTTATTTTTGGAAGAATGATACTAAAAATAACTATTGCATGAAAAATCCTGAGTATTATTTAAGACAAAACTTCCAAAAGTTTATTTACCGACTTAATCAGCCTTTCCTCAGAGTAGACCAGTCTGCTTTTACCAACGTATCTATATTTGACAGAAACTACATCGAGGGTTTGTTTGGCGGTGTAGAATATCCCGATGGAACATTTGTTATAGATTACATTGATGAGATAATTGAACACCAGAAAATCTTTATGGAAGTGGTTTCTGAAATAAGAAGTGAGTGTATGTTTACATTTCCTGTACTTACATATTCTCTACTTTATAAAGATGATAAATTTGTTGACGAAGATTTTGCTCGTTGGTGTTCGGATCATAATACTAAGTGGAATGATAGTAATTTCTTTATCAGTGATAACGTAGGGGTGCTCTCAAATTGTTGTCGGTTGCTTTCTGATACTACTAAACTCGATGCCTTTATTAACAGTATTGGCGGTACAGCTCTTTCAATTGGTAGTGTTAAGGTCAATACAATCAATCTTATGCACATTTTCTATGAAGTAGGAAACGACGAAAACAAGTATCTTGAACAGTTATCTAAAAGAACAAGTCTCTGTTGTAAGGTATTGGATAGAGTTCGCCACATAATAAAACGCAACGTAGAAAAGGGCTTGCTTCCTAATTACTGTGACGGCGGTATAGAAATGTCAAAACAGTATTGTACAGTTGGTATGCTTGGATTATATGAGGTCATTAAAGCGTTTGGCTATACCAAGATTGATCAGTTTGGCAATATTTCATATACAGATAAAGGACTTGCATTTGCCGAAAAGATTTTTGAAACAATCAATTCAGTAAAAGATGCTTTTACAAATCAATACTCATTCAATCTTGAGTCAGTCCCTGCGGAGCGAGCTGCGGTTGTGCTTTGTGCGAAGGACAACCTGTTATACAGCACCGACACCGATACGTTTATTTATTCAAATCAGTGGATTCCGCTTACTGCTAAATGTACCATTCAGGAAAAGCTAAGACTATCTTCTATTCTTGATAAGAAATGTGGTGGTGGCGCTATTGCTCATATCAATATTGAGAGTAACTTTCCTAACACAGATGTTGCGTGGGATATGCTTAATGAAATAGCAAGGCAGGGAGTAATCTATTTTGCGTTCAATACGAGGATAAACGTATGTAAAAACAGACATGGTTTCGTAGGGACAGATACTTGTCCAAACTGTGGTGAGCCAAAATACGACTCTTACCAGCGCATAGTTGGATTCCTTGTACCTTCAAAAGCATATTCAAAAGATAGGCTTAAAGAGTTTAATGCTCGTCAGTGGTATTCTTATGCACAACTTAGAGGTGAATGATTTGTTAGTAAAGTTAATACAAGACGAGGACTTCATAAATTATCGCAAAGCCTCAATGTTTATTGCCCTCGGTCACTGTGATTGGAAATGTTGCAAAGAAGCCAATATACCAATTACGGTTTGTCAAAACTCTGAACTCGCAAAGCAAAAAGAGATTGAAGTATCTGTGGATGAAATATTCCGCAGATACATTCAAAATCCAATAACCAAGGCGATTGTTGTCGGAGGACTTGAACCTATGAGTATGGCTGGTAAAGTTCTTGACTTGATAAAGCATTTTAGAGAGAATGGCTGTGATGATGACTTTGTGATTTATACTGGCTATTATGCGACAGAAATACCCGCAATCATGACTCAGCTTTTAAAGTATAAGAACATAGTGGTTAAACAGGGGCGATTTATCCCTAATCGTCCAAAGCGTTACGATGAAGTTTTGGGAGTAACATTGGCAAGCGACAATCAGTACGCAGAAAGGATAAGCTGATATGAACCTAAAAATCATTCCTAACCCCGATAAAGAAAAAAGAATGGAAGTAGCCAAAGCTGTAAAAGCAAACGACGGCTACTGTCCGTGTGAGTTACAAAAGAATCTCGATACAAAATGCAAATGCAAAAACTTCCGTGAACAGGATTATGAGGGAGAGTGTTGTTGCGGCTTGTGGGTAAAGGTGATAGACAATGAAGAACCGTGACTGGTTTTTGAAAACCGCAACGATAGATCGACTTATGAAAATGAACGACAATCTTGTTAAATCAAGTTGTAATACTTCTTGTATCATGAAATGTCTCGAACCCGAACGAGGCTGTCTATATTACTCATGTTACGAGTGTGTCTGCTCTTGGCTTAACGAAGAACGTAAAAGTAATTGATTGTTAGTAGTGGTGGGTGGGTAGGCAAATACAATGAAAAATATTTATAAATCAAAAGTAGCCAAAGCGTTTTATTTACACAACTTACTCTACAAATTGGAGTATCGGTTGCTCATAATTCCGTTTCTAATTACCATTTTAGTTATTATCCCGATAATAGGAGGAGTAAGAGCGAACGAGGACATTTCAGAATTACAATTTGCAATTATATGTCTCAGTGTACTTTCAGTCGCTATTCTCATTGGAATTATTCCGGGTCTGTATAATGCCAGCTACACAGAAACCGAATTGTCCGACTTTCATTCATTTGCAAGAAAATATTTTGCCAAGCAGAACAAGCGTAAATATAAACGCAGAGAAAGGAAGTATAAGAAATGGCTGACGTGAAATTCTCGACGGATTACGAGAAATTCAAAAAGCTGTTCAAAGAGATAGATTGTAGGTATCTTATTCATCTCGAACCTGACCGTATTTATATTGAGATTGATCCAATATTAGCCGAGGGCGATTTAGGTGTTGAGTTTGATAAACAGGGTAAGTTTAAGAGATTTGTGGTAGGGTGGAAAGATAGAAGATGATACTTTTCACGGACGATACAAAATAAAAGGAGCGTGATTCCAATTAGTCATTACCAGTTACAACAAGGCGACTGTCTTGAACTAATGAAAGAAATTCCAGACAAAAGCATTGATATGATTTTGTGTGATTTGCCTTATGGAGTGACAAATAATAAAAAAGATTGCTGTTTGCCATTTGACAAGTTATGGAATGAATATCATAGAATTGTTAAAGATAATACTCCGATAGTTCTATTTTCACAAGGAACATTCTTCATTGATTTAGTCAATAGTAATCGCAAAGAATTTCGTTATGATTTAATTTGGAACAAAGTTCTTAAAACTGGATTTCTCAATGCAAAAAGAATGCCATTGAGACAGCATGAACAGATAGCCGTGTTTTATAAAAAGTTGCCTACTTACAATCCTCAATTTACACAAGGTTCTCCATTACATAGCAAAGGTTCGGCATACAAAAATAAAACATTCACCAATAATAATTATGGAGATTTTAACATAACCGATGATGAACGACAGGGGAGTACAGAAAAATATCCAAATAGCATCTTAACATTTTCAAAGCCTCATCCGTCAACCTGTGTACATCCGACTCAAAAGCCTGTCGCTTTATTGGAATACTTAATTAAAACGTATACAAACAAGGGAGATTGGGTGTTGGATAATTGCATGGGGAGTGGTTCAACGGGGGTCGCTTGCGTAAATACCGACAGACCTTTTATAGGTATGGAATTAAATGAAGATTATTTTGAGATAGCAAAGGAAAGAATATTCACAACACAAAAGGAGCGTGATTTTAATTAGGTACATGGGTTCAAAGAGCAGGATAGCAAAATACATAGTTCCTATTTTACAGAAAGAGATTGGGGCAACTGACAAGAGCAGGGCAGTAAAAAAATCAGATACAAAGGAGAATAAATTATGGACACTTATGAATTTAAAGTCGCACGCGATGAAGTTCTCAAAGGCTTTGTTGAAGCTGAAAGCAAGGCACAGGCAATACAAAAAATATTTAATTTAAGTTGGAATGAAATTATTGATTTGTATGATTGCGAAGTGTTGTCCAATGGTTATGAGATTTTAGAGATACGGAAGGGTGACTGTGTGACTAATGAGCGGATATAGAAGTGTTACATATGACACAAATCAAGGTGGCTATTATTGGTGTAGTCTGACCGATAATGAATATTTGTCATTTGGATTTGAGGATTATACTCATCGTGCGGGAGAAGTGTTTTTATGCAGAGGTGATTTTAAAAATGAACTTGAATATAACGATGCCGCTTTGAAAATGCTCGACACTATCAAAAAACAAATGCCAGATTTTTACAGGTCGATTTACGACATGGTGTTCGATGTCCCGAGCTGGGACATATTAAAATATAAAAATTAGGAGGAGTGTGGCTGATGGATAGGGTGTATATCATTCCTACAGATGATAAGCCAGTAAAGATAGTATATGAAAATGATTCTTGTGATAACAAACTTGAAGTCGATGATTTAACCGGAGAGGTGTTTGTAGAAAGACCGCTATCGCCCTCTGAGAGAGAGTCGTTGTTAAAGCTAATCAATGATGGAATGATAGTTATGCCAAATTTCGGAGCTTATACGTTTGAAACTGATGGGACTACGTTATCCATAAAAGGAGATTGATTTATGAACGAAGATAATAGCTTTGTTGTTGATATAGACAATTGGTTTTCTAATGATCCAAGATTAAACGAATACCTCAAAACACACGATTCTATTTCTATAAGAAAAGAGCTTATAGATAATGGTGAACGTAGACAAGGAGTGTTTACTTTTTATAAAGACAGTAAGGATTGTATGTATACATTAACCATTGAAGATTATGAACCATTAGCAATAGAGTTTGGAGATAAAGAGAAAGGGTCGAGAGTATGAGAGATAATAATACTATAATTACAGTACGCCTTGCCGATAATGAAACAGATAGAGATTACGAACGTTTTAGTGTATCAGCCTTACATGATATGGCTAAGTTATACGCCGGGAGAAACGGAGTCATTGGTGAAGATATAAATGAAAAGACACAAAGGGGTCGTATTCTTTCATGTGAGGTCAGAACCAACCCCAATAAACTCACAAGGTCAGGTGAAATATACACATACCTTGAAGCAAGAGTGATTATTCCAAGAACAAATGAAAACGACAAGCTGCTCAATAAATTAATGAATAAAACTCAGAAAGGTTCAATATCTTGTTCGGTTCGGAATAGAGTGTGTTCGTTGTGCGGTGAAACCGATTGTACGAAACATAAGAAAGGTACATTGTATCATGGTCAGCTTGTAGAGAAAGTACTTAACGATATTATAGAGGTATATGAATGGGCGATAGTTAAGCCGTGTGATAATGAAATCACAGAAGATAACTCAAAAGACAGAAGAATTAAACCATCACAACTTAAACCTACAAGACACCCACCGATGCCCGATACGACAATCCCTAAAGCAACAATGCCTGATTACGATAAAGTCTGTATGTTGCTTAATGAAATAGGTTGTAAATTTACAAAACAAGGAACGATGGAGTCGGGAAACATTCTTACTATAGAAATAGACAGTGAATCCATAATAAGTTTTGGCGGCGTTGCAATAGACTTCTATAACGACGGTTCTTTCAAGGGGTTTGTTGCTTGCGAATAAAGGAGATTGAATTATGAACCCAAACGATTTTGTATTTAATAATTATGATTCTGAACACAAAGACTATTGGTTCGATGTCAAGTCAGGAAGCGAGTCTGAAAAATACCTGACTAAAAAATACATGGAACAGTGTATGGTTTGCATATCGAAAGTCGTTTACTCGAAAGGTGATGGGGCTTTAGGAGTTGAAAAGTTTTTTCCATTTAATAGATATGTTAGCTTGGTTGAAGATGAAGAATTAAGAGGCATTCTCACTTCACTCATTAACGAAAATCAATACGAATAAAAGAAATATTTTATGAGGGATCAACATGATTAAAACACCAAAGAATGAAATTTTGTGGGTTCAGATATTCGATTTACAGGACAAGCTGACCCACGTTATAACCTCAGACCTACACCGAGAAACATACAAGCTCTATCAGGTCAACGGCGATAACTTGACTTACACAAAACACAAGACGACGAATCCATTGGATTTAGAAAAATACATACAGAGGTAATAATATGGAATGGTATGTTTATTATGAAAACATAAATCGTAGAACCATTGAAAAGTACAACATTTTCGATCACTATATGTTTACGCGAGAATGTATCAAGGCGTTAGAAAACAATCCGACAGATCGTAACGCTTTTGCAGAAGCTGTTAAACATGAACTCATGTTTTACTTTTGGTCTAAGTGTGAATGGGAAGTGCTAATAACCAGTTGGTTACAGCCATTGGCAAGAAAAGAAACGTGTTTAAAAATTGATGTGTATGAACAGGTAATGCTTAACTTTTCACAGTTCATAGATTATCTGTGGTCGCATCAGTTTGAACTTAAAAAGTTAAAAGGAGAGTAATAAAATGAGTTTGTATCTTGATAATTCAGCCACAACACCAGTGACAAGACCTGTGCTTGATGCCATGCTACCATATTTTTCTAGTTTGTACGGCAATCCAAGTTCGTCTTACAAATATGGACGAATCGCTAAAGCGGCGATAAGGCAGGCGAGAAAACAATTTGCAAAGGCTATCAATGCCGAGCCTGAGCAGATATTCTTTACAAGCGGTGCTACTGAAAGCAATAATCTTGTAAGGCGGTTCTTTGGTAAGAATACTATTTACGCTTCAATATATGAACACCCTTCAATGAGAACTGAACATATTGTGTCTGGTGGAGATGACTTTACAGCTCAAATAACATCTTGCGCCCATGTAAGCAATACACTTTTGTCATGGCAGTATGTCAATAGTGAAACGGGAATGATATTTCCAATAAAATATATATCAGACCTCGCCCATAAAAACATTTCATATTTTCACTCTGACATGACAGCCGCTTTCGGCAAAGTCCCAATAGACGTTGAACATCTTGATGTTGACTTCGCTTCATTCAGTGGACACAAGTTTCACGCTCCAAAAGGAATTGGGGTTCTTTACATTAAAGAACCTAAGAAATTCCACTCAGATATTATTGGCGGTGGTCAAGAATTTGGTTTGCGTTCAGGAACAGAGAACGTTCCTGCGATAGTAGGAATAGGTAAAGCCGCGGAACTCTATAATTACAGTGAAGAAAAAGAAAAGGCTTGCAAAATAATCAGAGACAAACTTATCACTCAGCTATGCGCCAAGATGCCATGTGATTTCAAGATTCTTGAAAATAAAAACTTCAACGTTCCAAGCATTTTGAATATTGCTATTCAGGGCGTTGAGGGCGAAAGCGTTGCTCTTATTCTTGACAGCAAAGAGATATTCGTGTCAACTGGTTCTGCCTGCCATAGCAAAAGTCTTGAAGCAAGCCCAACAGTAAAGAGTTTCAATCTCCCGCCTGAATATGAACATGGAGTAATTAGAATTTCGTTCGGTGACGACTTGACATATTCTGACATAGCTTATTTTGTAGATGAACTTGCTAGAATTTGTGGAATCCTAAGTAGCATAAGAGGTGAGTGAATGAAAGTTTGGATAATCGCTAGACCAAAAGATGGATCATGGTTGACTGGTGTTGAATATATGATAAATGACGAAGGTGAATATTTTACCTTTAATACGAAACAGGAAGCCATAGATACTATGAAGAAATACTGCTCAGAGTCAGAGATTCGCAGTCAAGGAATAATTGTAGCCGACGTTGATTTAGAAGAACTTAAAAACCTAGATGAATTTGAGGTGTTGTGTTAGTGCTAGTTCCTGCAATATCAAGAAAAGACGAACTTGAAAAGTTGTTCGCTGAACACATCTATGACGATGATATGTTTTTATATAATGGCTATGCGTTTTGCACCGAACTGCCTGACTTAACCCCATGTGATTGTTGTTATAGGTGGGCGATTGTAAGCAATATAAATAACAAGGTGATTGGTTACTTTGCGTATATGATTGATTGTCGGAACGATTGTGTTAATAACTTTGGTTTGTATTCGTTTGAACCTAACTTTACAGTAGGCTTAGACGTTTACCGCAAGATGAAAGAATTAGTAAGAACTCATCGTAGAGTAGAATGGAGAATGATTGATGGAAACCCCGTACAGAGACATTACGATAAGTTCTGTGCTTGTCACGGTGGAAGAAAGGTTATTCTCAACGATGTTATTAAAGCTCCGACAGGAGAGTATCTTAACGAACACATCTACGAAATCATCAATTACAACTCGATAAGAATATAAGGAGAACGAATATGAGACCTATTGTACTTATTCTAGGAGCCAGCGGATCTGGTAAGTCAACCATCGTAAATGAACTTGAAAGACTCTATGGGCTAAAAGCAATTCCGTCATATACCACAAGACCACCACGAACGCCTGATGAGAAAGGTCATACTTTTATTACAGAAGATGAGTTTGATAATCTTGAAAACATCATAGCCTACGCCGAAACCGATAACTATCGCTATGCTGTTACTACGGATATGTTAGAGGATGAACAGTATTCACTTTATGTAATTGACCTTTCTGGTCTTAAATATTTATATGAAAACTATCAAGGACGTAGACCTCTGGTTTCTATTTACATAGATGTTGACACATATGAACGATTCAATAGAATGATTGACCGTAAGGACGATAGAACTCCACTGGATAAGGTCAAGGCTGCACTGAGCAGAATCGAACAAGATGCCGTGGAGTTCAATAAGGCTGAGATAGCCAAGAACGTAGGCTTTGTCGTACACAACCCGAAGGACAAGTTTGAGTCTGCTGTTAAGCACGTTAAGCACATCTGCGATCTTTATGGTGTAATAGACGAATACAGCAGAGTAAAGGAATAATTTTGACAACGAAAGGAAATAATAATTATGAATATAAAGATTAAGAAGATATATGAAGATGCAGTAATCCCCACAAGAGGAAGTGAGTATGCCGCAGGATATGACCTGTATGCTTATATAGGCGAGGGTAATTTAGTTGCTATTAAGCCTCACGAAACAGTAATGATTGGAACAGGTGTAGCTATTACACCACCCGATGGGACGTTCGGAGCAATATTTGCGAGAAGTGGTCTGGCAACAAAAAACGGATTAGCACCAGCAAACAAAGTTGGAGTCTGTGATATAGACTACACAGGAGAGTACAAGGTCGCTTTACATAACCATTCCGACAAGATTGCAACTGTGCATCACGGTGACAGAATAGCACAGGTTGTATTTATCCCCTATGTAACAGGAGATTTTGTAGAAGTTGACGAACTCACAAAAACCGAACGTGGTTCTAATGGATTCGGTTCTACCGGAAAGAATTGAGCAAAGGAAGGAAATACATATGTACAAATGTGCTAATTGCGAGTACGTTTTTTCAGAACCCGAAATAGAAACCGAAGATTATGGGTATAACGTTGACTTAGGATTCCGTTCAGCGGTTCAGGAATTTGAGGTTTGCCCCGCTTGTGGTTCTGAGTGTTTTACAACAGCGGTATTATGTTGTGAATGCGGGGAATACTTTTTTCAAGAAGAATTAGTTGATGGTTACATATGTGGAGATTGTTTTGGAAGGAGAACGAGTAATGATTAAGGTTGAATTGATCGCCAATACACCAAATCCAGAAGAAGTGATAGCAACAGCTGCGAAGCTGTGCTATTCGCCAACAGACATAAACACTTTAAGAGAGGGGCTTACACCTGAGAAATCAGCGGAGTTTGTAGAAAAATTGATGAACATGGGGCATGAAAGTCCTATCGAACACGTTAGCTTCACGTTCGCAATCGAGGGGATTTCACGCGCTTGTAGTCATCAGCTGGTAAGACATCGTATAGCAAGTTACTCACAGCAGTCTCAACGCTATGTGAATATGAACAACTTTGATTACATAACACCGCCTGTAATACTATCTGATGAAAAAGCAAATAAAATCTATCAAGAGCTAATAAAGCAAATCTCAAACGGGTATAATGAACTTGCAGACAGACTTACTATAATCCATACAGCAAACCTTCTGGAACACGAGGGGTTAAGTTGTGAGAAGGCAGTTGCAAAGGCTAAAAAGTTGGCTAACGAAGATGCTCGATACATATTGCCGAATGCCTGCGAAACAAAAATAATTGTTACAATGAATGCTCGTTCACTTTATAACTTCTTTGCTCATCGCTGTTGTAACAGAGCGCAGTGGGAGATACGAGAAGTCGCAGAACAGATGTATAGAATCGTATACAAAATTGCTCCGACTTTATTTTCTCATGCAGGCGCAAGCTGTGTCGTAAACAACAGGTGTCCCGAAGGTGCAATGAGCTGTGGACATATGAGAGATATGCAGGAACGTTACAAAAGAATAAGAACAGAATGTAGAAAGGACGATTCTAATGACTGATGAATAATAAAACTTCAAAGTACAAGAATTACAATCTGTCGAACCTCATGACCGCAAAGGAACTCCAAGAATATTTACACATTGGAAAAAACAAGGCGTATTTCCTTATTAACCATAATGAAGTTCCGACAGTCAGGATAGGCGGCAAAACGTATGTGGTAGTTGATAAACTTCAAAAATATATCGACAATCACACAATCTAAAAAATAAGGTATGCTCATTAACAATCATGGGTATACCTTATTTTTACTATTACATTGACTTGTATCAAATATGAATTTGCAAATGTCAAATGTCTATCTGTGCAATGACTTTCGCTTTTTCTTCTTCAAGCAAATGGACATATGTGTTGTATGTGAACGATACACTTGAATGTCCAAGCATTTCAGAAATGATTTTTATATCGACCCCTTTGCGAATCATCAAACTAGCAAACGTGTGTCTCAAAGTATGAAGTCCCTGTGGGTCGTCTATATTTGCTCTTTTACAGATTCCTAGATATGAATTTCTAACAGCAGAAACCTCACGTTTTCCATTTGTTGTAATCACAAAATCATCATTATGAGGTTTGGTATTCTCTTTTAATTGAGTTATATAATAAATTGCCGATCCTGTTAGGTATACGATTCTACTTTTTCGAGTCTTAGTGCTGTCTTGTATTAAAACTTGTCTTTCATTATTTTTATGCGTGACCGCAATATTACTATGAACTTTTATAAATTTATTGTTCAAATCTATATCTTTCCATTTTAGAGCTAACAATTCCCCAATTCGTAGCCCCGTATAAATGAGAATAATAAAAGCATATCCATTAGAATATTTAAATCTGCCATTTTTGTATTTTGATAGAGCAACCTCTTTAAATGCGTTAATCTCGTCATCATCAAAAAAACGTATTTCTTTAATTGGTCTACTGATAGATGTTTTAGATGGCTTAGCGACAAATTCACAAGGATTTTTTTCAATCAAGCCTTGATAACAAGCATATTTTAAGCATTCGTTTGTCAATACATATGCCTTATTGATTGTTGAAAAACTATAATTGGTTTCCTGTAACCTATTTACAAGTTGTAATTGTATAATACTTGTAGTCAATTCGCTGAGATCGTAGCCACCAATATATGGAACAATATTGTTATTTGCTGTTGTGGAGTCACGGTCATAACTCGCAGGCTTTAATTTGTTTTTCTTTACATTGTTCAGATAACTATTTAAAAAGTCTTTAAATTGAATATTATTTTTTACGTTGTTAGTATTGGTACTATTCACCAATGTTCCTTGATTCACAAATTCTTTCATCTTATATATAACTTCATCTTGTGACGAGTTAAGGAAACGTTTGTATTTGACTCTACCATTGGAATATTTTCCATTCTCTACCTGACCTATCCACACTTGTTTAGTATTGTCATAATACACCGAGCCTAAACCTTTGACGTGTCTAACTTTTTTGTTAGCCATTGAGACCTCCTTTAGTTATAAAGATAGTTTTTATTTGTCAAAAATACATCAAAGCAACGTCGTTCTATTATTAGTATAACAGAAAACTAGCAATTTGTCAAGGCGATGAGGTGTGTAAAAAGTGTGTAGATTTTCGGTACAGGCAGGGAAAAATGGGGACAAACAGTGAAACATCAAACTTCAATTTCAACCTGAATTTATATCAATATTGTTTTATACTGTTGTAATATTCTTGCATATACCATAGAAAAAACTACACAATACTGTACTTTTAAAAAAAGGCAAAAGAAAAAGGAGACATGAATTTCTTCATATCTCCTCAGAGGCGTCACCCAGATTTGAACTGGGGATCAGGGAGTTGCAGTCCCGTATTATATTATTATATAACCCTTGAAAATCAATGGTTTAAAAGATTTATTATTTTTAAGGTGTGTAAAAGTGTGTAAAATTTCTGAAACCAATCTTGTCTGAGCTTTGTCTGAGCAAAATTGTAAAATTATTGTAACTTATATAATTAAGAATCGTAAAAAATTAGGGGCATACATTTAGCAATCAGCTATTTGTATGCCCCTGTTTTTTTTGTATATCAGTTAGCAAAAACTAACATTATAAATCATTTAATCCTTTCTGTTCGACTTTCTTGATTCCTTCTTCTCCAAAATACTGTTCGAGCATTTCAGAGGTATCTCGATCATCATAGCAATTGACCATCTCGATACTATTCCATCCTAATACTTGCTGAACAATACTCTCGGGTAATCCTTGTTTAAGTAAGTTCGTAGTAAAGGCATGACGAATTGAATGCCAATAGAACTTAGTCTCAATCCCCAACTTCTTCGATAATATTGTATTAAACGTATCGCCCCATGAATCAATTGTATTAGTTTCAACCTTTTCGTCAACGCATTTTCCCTCTCTGTCTATCTTCGGGAATAGCCATTCGCTTTCAATGCCCAGTTCGTTTCTTTTGCCTAGCCATAATTCAAGGTAAGGACTAAAAGGTTTCGCAAGCGTGTAAAGGTCAAGAAGTTTACCTCGTGAACCTCTGCCTTTTGTCACTACCTTTTCAGGTGTCTTATACAACGAACCCCCACAAATTAAATTGCTGTCGTCAAAATAACCCACCTTAAATCTCGGCAATTCAGCTTTGCGCCTGCCACTATACATAGCAAGTGCAAGTATGCAAGCCTTTTCAATACTCTGCCAATCGCCCTGTCCAACAAGATAATCAAGAAGCTGTTGGAGTTCTTCTTCTTTGAACACTGATTTGTCACGAACTGCCACATTCTCGGGTGATTCAATCTTGCGAACAATAGGTCTGTAATCTTCATACTCATCGTCTAAAATATTTTCAATATAGTTTGACCATGAAGAAATCGTTGCCTTTACTGTTCGCAATCTTTTAGGCGACCAACCCCACTCATTAAGAGCGTGTGACTGAAACTTTGCTATCTCTCTCTTAGTCAGATCAATGAAGAACTTGTTCTTGTTATACTCTAAGTTCCAACAGAGAAAAACTTTAAGGTTCGCTTCATACTGTTTAATGGTACTCGCAGCTTTGTCAACCGAGCGCAGATATTCGAGAAAGTCATTCATCAAATCTATGTTCTCAGAATTGACCTGTACGAGTTTTTCGGGGGAGGTAATGCTGTTGTAAACTGTTTTTCTGTTTGCCATTTATTTTCACCCCTCTCATTTATGTAAACCTTTGAGCATCGACTGCACGATTCACTGTCATTTCGGTAGCAGAAAGAATCCTGTTATAGTAACGTCCGCTGTAAACATTGCCTTCAAGCACTCGATCACTCACCGAACCGCAGCCTAAATAGATATAACCGCCTCTGTCTGTCATTCCGCTGGTATTATTAGGTATATTAGTAAAAGTATCAGCCAATTCGCCATTAACAAAAACATAAGCAATTCTGTTGGGAATGTCGACTACCACTGATATAGTGATAAGTTCTCCAACTAGCCACGAATAGGAACTATGATTATGATACCATTCGCCGTTGATTGCCATATCAATTTTTCCGTAATTCATTGATGCTATGACAGTTGCAGAACTTATGTCATAACCATATGGCGCAAATTCAAGAAAACGCATATACTCGTTGTTGGTTGATGTGATTTTTGCACATACCTCAAACGTGTAACCGTTTGAAAAATCAAGTCCTTCGCCGATGAACGCCTGACTGCCGATCTTGCCGATGTCCCTGTCGGTGTAGTAGAACAAGCCGTTTTGAACATACTCAGGAAGTGTACTACCGCTGCCTTTTATAGCGATATTGGATATATCAATTGACTCTCCGTCTTTGTAATACTTTACGCTCATTTTATCATCTCGCTTTCCTTATAAATAAAAATCCTCCGCAGAGAGTTGATCTCCACGGAGAATAAAATGCAATTTATTGAACACTATATATTGTGTTCCATGCGTTGAAAATGTACAATATATAGGTATGTAGTGCCGATAAAAAGTTGGTTTTATTGGTTAGGCTTTGGTGTATTCGAGAATAAGTGTCATTAACTTATTATGGTAACTGTTATCTGCTGTTGTAAAGTACCATCCTTTGGTATTTGGATTCCAGTTAAGAAAAATACTACTAGTGTTTGATTGATACGAGTTTATTCTTGTATTCCAACCACTGTTATTGATAAAACCGTCTAATAGAATTATAGTTCCTATAGTTTCTGTTCCTGCAATTGCAAAAGATCCATCCGTTGATGGAGAATTTTGAGTTATCACTTTCCTATAAATCTTCTTTCCATCAATCCAAACCTTACCAGTATCAACTTCATCGGTCGAATACCTATCGCCTTCTTGCTGAATGTCGGCTTCGTTGGAAACGACTTTGGCTTTGATTATGTAGTTGACGGATGTATTAGTTGGACGAATTGCATACATACTGTTACGAGTGTCATCAAATGTAGCTGGAAAACTTGTATATCTTCCTTTTGCGGTTGTATCATATTCAAAATCTGCATTAATTGAATCTTTATTAAATATTCCTCCATAATATGGAAATGTTGAATTACCTGAAGGGTCTGTTCCAGCAATTGCTATTTTCGTAGCATCTTGATGCTCGCCCACAGTTCCACCATTACCCTGCCCAGTATGTGAGTTCGTTCCTGCACCACGCAGAAACTCACCTCTCAAATCAGGAACATTAAAAGTCGTACTTCCATCACCCGCTCCAAAACTCGTCCCAATAACCGCAAACAATGCAGAATAATCAGTTCTTGAAACCGCTGAACCATCACAAAGCAAAAACCCCTTTGGAGCAGTTACACCACCGAAAGAAAGAATTGTACCGATAGGGCAAAAGGCGTTTATTGTGCCGCCTGCCGCCCAAACCCATTCGCCCGTTGTTTTATCTTTAATTGAAACTGACATATTATTCCACCTCCATATTAAGCCTTAGCATAAATTACAGTTAAGAACAAATATCCTTGTGTATCTTCGTGATTGCTCCAAACCTTACAAGCGCCACTTTCTTCAACCCAACAACGCAAAGAAGAACAGCCTACACTGGAACTACCAGTTGCAAGAGCAGTTCCCTCTGCGGAATACTTAGGTTTATAACCTGTTGGTAAGGTAAAGATAGTAACATTACCCTTTTCACCAGCGGTATTAAAGATCAGCATTCCAGTACAGATTTGTAAATTTCCAATCGTTTGAATACGAATATTATTTGTTTCTGTGCTTACTACATCAGTGTTTAATGCGGAAGTAGGAAGTCGGTAATAGCCAACGGTTTCTAATGCTTCAACCCTATTTTCAAGTCCGCTACTTCCTTCATCGTCTGTAATAAGCCGTACCTCGATTTTCGCAGCTTTTTCAGGATAGTCTGATTCAAATTGTTCCCATTCTGCGGTAGTTCCGCTCCAACGCTTATTCGGTTCTCCTACAACAGTTGTACTTCCATCTGTACTATCAACTGCATTAACGTTAGGCTTGTCTGTGAGAATGGCAACCTGATAGTCGGTTTTAGAAGTCTCGCTTTCCCACTCAGCGGAAGTTCCAATGAATACAGAACTTGCGTTTTTAATAGCATCGTATACGCCACCCGAGGTTACAAGGTTTGTAGAGTTCTCAGTAGGAGTAGAGTCGGGGTTGTTTACTTTATTTTGAAGTTCAGTATAGCCTTCAAGTTCCACAAGACGAATGGCATACCAATGAACCTGTAATCCTAACGGAGTATGCGAAAGATTACCTGTGTAAGTTACAAAAAAAGTAAAACCAGTTGTTGATTTTGTGCTTACATTTACATAGTTATAACTTTCTCCATGACCAGTAACAGGCTTATCAAAAACCACCATATAATCGGTATCTGGCATCGGAACATCAAACGTAACGTTGGCTTCTATACGAGTATCACCTGTTGCTGCGTCAACTTCTGTGTTAATCCATGTACCTTCTCTTATCTCAGAAGCAGTAGCATCAAGGATAACAGTAGAGCCAGCAATACGTCTTAATGCCCCGTTTTCTTTTATATTTAAGCTCATAGTCTTATTTCACCTCTGCTTTATGATACAAACCATGATATAGGCTGAATTGTAACATTTTGAACGTACCAATTTTCACCATTGCCATCGCTGTTTATTGTAATTGAGTCTCCCGCCCTAACAAAAGCAATTAACACGCCAGTTGTAATTGGGTTTTCTACATCTGATGCTGGACCAGTATAATTAGGAACGCTATCAACTGCTCGTCCATTTACTACTAAAGTAATAGTGTTTCCGGAATATCGTTTAAGAAAATGAACTCTAAGAAGTCCAGTGTGAGTGGCGGTATATGATTTTGCTGTAGTCAAATCCCCTGCCTCATTTTTTAAAACTACCTGTGCTGATGGTGCTGTTGGCTTTAAATTATTTACAACTTTCGTGTATAATTCCTCATCAGCATTAGCCACCGCATTACTTGTAACAGGATTCATATTATCTTCTTCAACAACATCTACTAATTCATGCGTATCAATATCATCTAAAATGGAAACGTAAGTGCCATCTTCAATATTATCCTTTTGTGCTTCATATTCAGCTCTCGTACCAGACCAATGCGGAACGTCCTCGTTCTTCTGAACCTCTTTCTCGACCCAGCTATAAGAACCGCTATCCTCAACGCATTCATAGAAGTAGCCATTAGTAAGTGTAGTAGTTGTAGCACCGATATACTGATAAATATTACCTACCTCACTTGTGCCCGCAGTAGGAAGTGTTTCAACCTGAATAGTATCGCCGCCATCGGACACTTGCATTTTCTCCCAAGAATAGGCGGGAGTTACCCCGCCATCAGATACACACTTATAAAAATAACCATTGGTATAATTTGCATTTGTAGCACCAACGTACTGAACTATCGCTCCTGAATTATCAGCGGTTGCGGTAGGCATAATAGAAACCTGTGTGGTTTCGCCTACGTTATAACCTTTATAAACTATTTTGTTTCCCATAATATCACCTCTCTTACAGAAGTTTAACCATAATTGATACGCCCTGATGATACAGATTGTAAGCAGTGGCTCTCTCGGTAGCATCATTCATTGAATACTCTTCTTCATTAATACAAACAGACGTTGCACCTGAACTAGTGTAAGCATAACCAGTAGACATACTATCCGTGCCTTTAAATAAGATTGTATTGATTCCTGCAAGTTCACACTTACCTAACGAAATGTTTAATCGCCAGTTTATATCAATAAAACCAAAACCATAGCCATCACAGTGCGTACCTGTAGCTGAACCATATGGAATCCTTATACTATAATCTTCACCGATAGAAACCTCATCGGGTATGATACAGATTAAAGTCGGACTTGACCCACCTGTGTCATCATCAGAGAATCCGAAATTACACTGGTCAATTGTTATTATAGCCAGTCTGCCTTTGTTGTTGTGCATAAAAACAGCAAAATCATTCCATCGTGATTTTAAATCTGCAAAGTCGCCAACAGAAAAGACATCCGAATCCCATTCAAAGGTATAGTCAGCGTTTCTTCTAACGTCTGATTTAGCGGTTTCAAATTCTGTCTTATAGTCGGAAACATCAGGAGTTCCTGTAACCACCCATACAATATCGAGTGTATCTAATACAGTTTTATTATCGTTGTATAATACATAGTCGATCAGACAGGTATCAACTTCCTTGTTGCTGTCAGTAGCCGTACCATCGGCTATTTCCTTTAACTGATAAATCGGTGTAGCAGTAGAATCAATAAGTAAATAGAAACCGTCTGCAAGTCCCGAAAGAGATGTTACAGCGATAGCATTAACTTTGGCTTCACCATCAGTACTTTCCTGTACTTCCTGATTTACCCACTCATATTCCGTAGGGTCTGTATCGGGGATAGACACGCACCGATAAAAGAATCCTTTTATGAAATTGCTATCAGTCTCGCCTACATACTGAATAACCTTATTAAGATATTCTGCGCCCGCCGTGGGGACTACGCTGTACTGTATCTTCTCAACCTCTATTTCATCGCTAGAAATCTTATAGGTGGTTTCACGGTCAGAATCACCCACATAAAACTCACGCTTGACTGTGCGATAATAGAATGTATCTGTACCGCTTACAAGAGGATATGTACCGTCAGCTTGTACAAGGTTGAAGTCGGGGTCAGCAAATGTTAGAGATATAAAGTCACTCCATGTTACTCCGTCTGTGCTTGACTGTATTTCTACTCCGTCAACAGCAGTGTATACATTATTGTTGTACTCAAAATTAGTATCGTCATCAAGGAATCCCTCACTTGTCAGTTTCGATACAACATTCGAGTAATTACGCAGACCGTAAATAACGTCCTCAATATTGTTTCCAGTAGGCAGAGTGTCAACATATTTCACGACTTCTCCAAAAGGCTGAACATCTTTTCTGACCCAAGCGTAGGTAGCAGGATCAGTCGTAGAATCTTCTACGCATTCATAGAAATAGCCGTTTGTATAGTTGGTATCGGTCGTGCCAATAAACTGATAAATCTTGCCGACTTCATCTTCGTTCGCTGTTGGTAACTCTGCTACCTGAAAGACATCCTGCTTCGCTTGAAGTGCAGTCCAGACACCGCCCGAATAAACAAGATTGGTTGAGTTTTCAGTAGGCAGATTGTCAACGTCAGGCTCATCGGTTATAATGATTATTGAACCGTCCTCGATCTCTCCTGCTTCGATTGCCGCATCATATTCCTCTCTCGTACCTATCCAATGAGGAATCTCAGAGTCTTTTATTTCCTGAATCGCTTCGGCGATAGCACGGTTTTCAACAGGATTTGTGGAATCCAAAAGCAATTCCGTATCAACCGTTGGAACACCGCCATACACTTTGCCATTACGTATGATAACAGGCATCAGCTATCACTCCTTTCTTAATGTGTTATTCCCAATCTCCTGAGAATTTCTTCCTTTTCGTCCTCAGTTAATTTGGGATAATCTTCAAAAATTTCTTCGATGGTTTCGCCTTTTGCAAGCCTGCGTTCAATAACTCTCACAAACAGCTTTATCATTGCTTCCGACATTAGAAACCACCCCCTATCATGTCAGCCAAAATATCTTCGATGTCCGAAAGTCGATCGCTATTCTCTGAACTTGTGAGGAAGATAGCATAGTTCTCTTTCGGAATTTTCTGTTCTTCATATCTGTATGTGACGTGTTCATTTCCGAACTCATCAACCTCTGTTTTTGAAACTACATTTCTGCGAATATACACCCACTTCTTTGAAGAAAGTGAGTCTATCATAATAGGTGATACCATTGATTCAACTTTATACCACATACTCTTTTCCTCCTTTTAGAAACGTGAAGCGAGCGGTTTACACGAAAGTGTTGTCGATACACTCCAATCTGACGAACCAAATAAACCATACGCACCAAGAGCAGAGCAACCCGCATTATAAACAGTCATTGCTCCACATATAGCACAGTTAGCCTGAGAATCACTACGATACTGGTCGGTATAATAAGTCGAGCTAGAACCTCCTGTTGCAACTGGAATACAGCCAAAATCTCCCACCATCATTTTGGTTATCCAACCTACTGTTGGTTTGCTTACAACTATTTCTGTGTAACCTGTACCAGCATGATTATATGGCGCAGTCATTTTATACAAATAACCATTAGCAGTCGGCATGAATCCAGCAATACGTCTCCAAGCTGTACCCCACCAATTCTCCATTCCAAAAGTTTTAACGCCCATATCTCCATTAGACAATTTACCAAAGAACAGTCCTCTATTGTTTAATGAACCAGAAACATATTGGTCTTTTAAATCTTTTAATTCGCTGATACTGCTCATTTCGTTATTGCCTACTAAACCCATTCCAAATTTGCTTTGAGAATCAAACGAATGAGAAATAAGGAAATGGAGTGCGTTTATCAGCATTCTGTCACACCATACATCTACATACCACTCAATATCAGATGTTGTATTATTTGCGACCGCTCGTTCAAGCTCTTCAAAACCAGTAGTATTTCCGCAACCACTATCATCATTCAAAGTTACACCTGAAAGCGATCTGAGTTTTGTAGTCCCTGTACCATTATAAATGGCTGTATAGAAATGAGGGATAATATCCCCGTTCACATCTTTATTACAGGGACAGTCATACGTGCTGTCGACCTGCTTATTGGCAACATAAAAACTCCATTCGCCGTCAACAGTTCCTGCTTCAAACTTAAACCAAATCAATCCCCACTCCATCATAGCATTACCGTCATAAGCAGTATTGTTAATATCAGAGGGAGTACCGTCTATTTTTTTACTGTAATCATTAGGATTCAGATAATAGTCTACCGTACCATTTGATTTAAGCATACAAGGTTTCGGCATAAAGAAAGCATTTTTCCATGAACCATAATTGAATGTAGCAGCCCCCATACCAGCAGGAGTCATGCCAATAGCACTTTCCAAATATGTAATTTTTTCGTAAGGATCGCTTTCGTCCGGGTCAACACTAAATCCGTAAACAATTTCAGGCTCGACATCTTCACCGTCTGTAATAAAATAAACTTTATCGTCAGTGAACTTACTATCAGGTAACGCTTCGTATTCGTCCATTGTTAAGTCGATGTGTTCGGGGTCATTCTCCTGCACTTGTATTTCTATCCACTCATACCCATTTTCACCCTCGACACATTTATAGAAATATCCGTTAGTATAAGTATCATCTGTGTCACCTATAAACTGATATATCTTATTGGCATAATATTCAGCGGCTTCGGGTATTGTTTCAATCTGTGTAGCCTTGACGTATAATCCATCGTCAATATACACCTCTATTGCATTGTCGGGATAATTAGCAATAGGAATACTCTGAACGCCAATCTCTTTCCAATTGTAGCTAACCACACCCGTGTCAGGGTCAGTCAACTTGTAATTGCGATAAAAGTGTCCCGTTAGTAGAAGTCCTGTAGTATCACCGATGTACTGATAAATGATTCCCTCATTATCCTCAGTTGGTTCGGGAAGCTGTTCGATCTGTACCGTCCTAGAATAAATGCCGTCAGACAGTTCAACGATTGAGTTATCCCCTTTCTCAGAAATGTGTGTGGAGTTTTGTATCTCAACAGGAATCCATTTATAAATAGCATCACCAGTGTCCTCGTCAATTTCCGACACACACTTATAGAAATAAGCGTTGGTGTAATCGGTATCGGTGTCACCAATATACTGACTAACCTCTCCTAGCAAATCAACCGAAGCGGTCGGCATTACCGTATAGTGAGTAATCTTTTTCACAAGTCTTGCATGGATGGTGTTGATGAGATTTTGTAAAGTATTCTTATTAGTCCAATCAATATTAGGCATTTATATCACACTCCTTCTGCGTTAGCCCACATAGCGTTAATCTCAGCTAACGTTATTTCAGTCAAGTCCTCATACTTTATATATCCTGAGAGGTCAAGCTCAGTGTCGCCAATTTTTTCCCAACCCGAAGTTGTACCATCGAGGTTAATATATTCGGTTTTGATATTTTGGTTTTCTCTACTAACTGCGTTTACAGTTACAGCGGAATATGTATCATCGTCAATATACCCCTTAATGGTTTCTGCATCGGCTCCTGTAACGTTCTCAGCGAATATATAATATCCCGCAGTAGAGTCATAGGTGTACTTGTCATATGCGGGAGTAGTATCGTCACCAGCAGAAACATACACATCACTATTTGCTGTACCATTGTAATAGCCATTTACAGCATTCAACTTAGGCACAAGATAAATAGCGTTAGTTTTAATATCCGTTGTTGGCAGAGTTGGCACAACGATAAAGTGTCCCGCAAGTTCGATAAGTTCATCAATCTCTTCTTTATTGTAAGTTAGCTTAGTCCAAGCTGCACCAGTAGTAGAATCATAAGTTCCAATGTAGTAGTCGCCTTGAACATAATCAACGGTTGTTGCGCCAGTGTACATTAAAATTTTCCCTGTATATGCCACATCGGGTATCGGCATTACACTTGCCTGAGAAGCAGGAACATACAAGCCATCTGCCACTTCAACAAGAGCATTGAAGTCATCCGCTGAAATATGTGTCGAGTTCTGAACTTCTACGGGTTTCCACGAATAAGTAGTTATACCGCCCTCACTTTCGGCTACGCATTTATAAAAATAACCATTGGTAAGACTTGCCGTTGTAGCCCCTGTGTACTGTACGATCGTTCCAACCATACCCAAGTTTGCTATCGGGAGCGTATCAGACTGTATACTGAACGAATATAACTTTCCGTCCCTGTATACCAAAGAATTAAACACATCGTCCGAAAGTTCCAGTGGGTCAGCAATTTCTTTTTCAACCCATGAGTATGTACCACTATCGGAATCGTAAACATTCTGATAGAATTTACCGTTTGTATACTCAGCCGTTGTTGCGCCAACGTACTGATAAATTCTACCAATGTTAGTAGCCATTGGTGTAGGGAGAACTGAAACCTGAACCTCGTGTTCTTTCAAGGTAACATACAAACCGTTGCTTGTCACAGCATTTAAACTATCAGCGGTAGGCTCGCTGTCCATATTCATGATAGTAGTCGTACCATCGTTATTAGTAAATGTCCATGTGCCAGTCGTAGCATTCTTTTCAGCCTTTACAATAAAGTCTGTATTAGCTATTTTCCAATATGTACTGTTTTCGACAGTTTCATCACCATTGATGATTTCAATATTTTCAGTATTGGTATTTACTCGTCCAAACAGAGTATCGAGATCGTAACTCTCAATATCACCCATGAGTTCTTTAAGTTCTTCAATTATACGGTCGACCTCAGATAAACCACCAACTGCTTTAAGTCCTAAGATTCTCGCAAAATTATCCGCTGCCATTTACAATCACCTCGCTTTTCGTTTATCAATTGATTATCCTCTCTTGTGCCATATCTGATTTTCAATATCGAATATGTAAAAATGTCCAGTATCGACCTCGTAGAAAATAGAAAACTGAGGGACAAGACATCCGCCCCATTTGAGTGGTTTTTCATCTGTCGAAAGTCCAGTCAGAAACAACTCTTTCTGATTTTTGTCGTCGCCCTGTGCGTTAAGCTGTACCATATTATTCATACCACCTTTCATAACAAAAGGCTCTCATAGTTTCCCATGAGAGCCATAGCTTTTGATTTGTTACTTTAATTCTTTGTATATCTTATTGATAAAGTTCGTGCCTGCAATACCAGTCTGCTTATACCCCCACTTTTTAAGCAGAGCATTTATTACCTTGATACAACCATTGCCAATACCACTTGTATCGTCCATCTTGCCTTCAACTATTTTTCGATCGACCGCAAGTTTAAGCAGAGATTTGAGAGCAAGCGCCTGATAACCCTTGTCCCCTTTCTTGACTCCTGCGCTATCAAGAGTTTTGAGTTCTTCGGTTGCACTTGTACTATTCGTAGTTGTAGTAGTCGCTGGTTTAGCGTAGCCGTTAAGTCCTGCGTTTTTAATAATTGTTGGATAATCGACATAGCAATAATCCACGTCAACATCTCCACTAATACCACTGACTCTGCCACTTGAACTATATTGCCACATACCATAATCACCTTTATAGTTACAAGACGGAGCGTATTCAGCAAGCCAAAGAGCGTATCTCGATGCTACATCTTTAGTAAGATAAGACTGAGCAGGGGAGCGTGAAATGTAAATGCCTGCAAAATATCCTGCCTTTTCAATAACATCACAAAACGCTTTGCATTTTCCTGACACATCTCCCGACAAAGCAGAACCTTCAATATCAAAGTAAATCGGATATTCAAACTGTTTTCCTTTAATTACTTCAAGGCAGGCCTTAGCTTCTCTCTTGGCATCCTCAACTGATGATGCGTAACTAAACCAGTAAACCGAGCATTTTATTCCATGTTTCTTGCATTCAGCATAGTTGCGTTCAAACGAACTGTCCACCTGATTGGTATATCTACCATAGCCTGCCTGCATAATAACGAAATCAACATCTTTCTTTACTTTTGCAAAATCGGGATTTCCCTGATAACGAGAAATGTCGACACCTTTAGTCGTACTCATTTTCCTGTCTCCTTTTGTTTCTGTGGTTTTCTTCGTCTTAATCATCGACTGGTCTTTTGGTCTGAGAACGCCGAGGACATGATTATAGTTGTGTCTAACCCTTTCAGTTGGGTGACACATCCCGTCCCAATTTTCTTCAAAGCTATAAAAATATGTAGTGTCGCCAACACCATCACAAATAGCTACATGACCAGCCTTTCCGTTGAGCGACTTCGCCCAAACAATAATATCGCCTTTCTGTGGGATAAATTCGGGTGTATTTGGTATGCGTGTAAAAAGATTTTTACTAGGCTGATTTTCAAAGTTTTCGTAAATCTCCCATGCGTACATACCTACAAATGCCTTACCGCCAAGTACATTTACGCAATAATGGTTTGCAAGGTCAAAACATTGATAAGACCATTTTTTGTCATAGTCTATTCCGACACCATTGTACTTCTTAAAATATTCATCAAATGTCATAAGTGCCATAATCATCACCTCATTTTCCAAATATAGTCGGAGCGATTGTTCCAAGAATGAACGCTGCGATTCCTGTAATAATCAGTCCGACCACTTTGTTCTTTATGTCGTCATAGGTCTTAGCTTTTGAAAGAATGCTTTCGTTTTTTACCTCTGATAATTCTGTTTTCATCTCCGAACGCACTTCCGATAATTCAGTTCTCATTTCCGACTGTGACGTTTTCATTTCCGACTGCGATGCTTTCATATCATTTATATCATTTTTAAAATGTGTCATGTCCTGTGCAATGAGTTCTACCGAAGTTGCGATTTTGTTAAGAGCTTTGTTCTCTTCCTTCAATCCTTTTATATCTTCCTTGATTTCTTCTATCTGATGAGTGTTGCTTTTTGAGCGTTCACTAGCTTCTGTAATCATCTGTACGTACTGTTCTTCCATCACTCGTCACCGCCTTTATCCTTTAAGGCGTTGTTGAGTTCGTATACCGCCGATTCAATGAGTGTTCTCAATTCGTCAGCATCAAGATAAATTCCTTTTTCTTCCAAAATCTTTGACACCTGTAATTCTGCTGTTGCAAGCTTGTCCTCACCATGAATATCTTTACAAGTCTGTTCGACAAACTTAACAGTGTCAGTTACAAATTTTCTTATCTCATCATTCTTTACACTCCGCTTTATAGCAGAAGTAATTACACCAACACAGATTACCAGCATGAAATTGAGTAACGATGGTGCGAGAACTTTTGCTATTTCAATAATTATATCTTTCATTTGATAATGCTCCTTTCCAAATTTTGAGTGACTATCTTTTTGTTATTGGTTTTTCCGAATGGATTATTTTTTATAAGTATGGTTTGTTCAGGAGGACTGCTGTACTTAAATCCCAATTGAATCCAATGTGAACCTGATGTGAGTGGTTTATATATTGGAACAACATTTGCAATCAATATCGAATGAGGCGGTTCAGTTTGAAAAATGTCAATTAAACCCATTGATGCAGAATTATCATAAGGAGTTATTATAGACGTTCCTGAAACTTGTAATGCCAAATTATTCAACCCTAATTGCTGTGGCGGATCATTGACACGATACTCCTGATATGCTGACCTCCCGTCATCATAACTGGTGCGCTTAATCCAATAAATAATATATTCGCCTGTTTGATAAGGGTCGATCTCCAATGATATTCTAACCGTGGCATACCCCCCACTACTGGCAGAATCATCATAAATATTATACTCATATGGTTCAAATATCCTATACTCTAATTCCTGATATGCTCCCACATCTTCAATATAATACGGAGATATGTTATAATACAACATATCGTCCAAACCATACAACATTACAGTATGTCCAGAAACACTCGGTAATACATTCCTTTCTGCTGTAACAGCACTATCTTCAACAGAGTACGTATATTTGATTTTATATTCATGTTCATTCTCTTTTAAAAGATAGGAGCGTTCAATGTCTATCGGTAAATAATTCATATAAATCGCTCCTATCTCATGTTGGATTTAATTCCGATTTCGTCAACGTAGTGATCGCGTAATTGTATTCCGCTTCATTCTTAAATGGTATGTTAAACGTTCTTTGAGAAATTACGGAAACCGCAGGCTGAGAACCTTCATTGTCATTTCGAGCCACGCCAACCGCTCTACATACAACATATCCATACGGATAGTATGTTGTAGGAGCGCATATTTGCTTTGTTAAAAGCGCAACGCCCAAATCATCAAAAGTAGTAAAATACGCCTTGTCACCGTTTGCCTTACGCAATGTATACTGATCCGCACTTGTCGAGCCGCTTAAACATATATTATATATTTCATTGCCCTGTATCGGATCAGTATCTGCTTGCATTGTTATCTTAGTACACAACAAAACGTCTGCTCCCCAATTCCAGTTGACACCGCTTGGAGAATAAGTTGTATCACAAGTTCCAATAACAGCAGTATAAACACTTTGACTTCCCCATTTCCTTTCTGTACTAAGCAGGGAAGTAGGAATAGCAGTAACCCAATCATAAATATCAGAAACGCTATAGGTATTGTCATACGCTGTAACAAGTATTGGAATCTCGCTTGCTATGATAATATTCTTGGGATCGCCATATTTTACTTTAATGCTATTTTCAACATCAACATCGAACACCTCGGTTGACACCGTAAAAATATCACTTTGATTTTCAAGCATTGCAACAGCATTAGTTATACTAAGCTGTCCCCTCTTAACATTCGGCAAACCATTTCGGATAGCAATATATCCGTTAGCAAGATTCGTCCAATAGTGAACCCACACCGAATCGCCCTCATACAAGTTCTCGCCAGTTTTATTCAACAGCGTAAGTGAACGCCCCATGCACTCGACAACCGCTTTGCCTCCGTCACCGATCACACTCGTTACTTTACCCGAGCATCTTTTAAGACTGTCTATTTCAGAAGTCTTGTCGCCAATCATAGAGGATAGGTAGTCGGTAAAATTTTTTATATCACTCATAAATCATCGACTCCCTCAATTTCAGCTTCTGTAAGAGCAACAAACTGTATGCCCAATCTTTCAGCAAGAGCCTGAACTGCTCCGTCAGCGACCCCATGTATTTTTAAATTCGCATTATTTCCGACAAATAATTTGTCAATGTAAGTATCGTCACTAATTGTAATATTGTCAGAGTAGAAATAAATATCTGTCAAAGAAGCATTACCGCATATAAAATTTGTATTATTTGTAGGAGCAATATATACAAAATCTGTAACCCTTAAAATTCTTAAATCTGCATTGCCACAAATTGTATAAGATGCCTGTGCGTTATGAACCAAGAAACCTTTTATAACAATTTCCTCAGTGCCGCTGATTCCCGCCCCGAAACCGCCGCTGTTGATAAGAGTTCCGATTTTCAAAACGCTACCAACAGACGAACCATTAAACATACTTGCGTTGTTGACCGTCTGTCCTGTGATCTCAACAGATTTTGCGGAGCTGGTAGAAAACATACTGCCAGTATTTTCAACACTTCCAATTTTTACAATTGTATTGGGAGAAGTTGTACCACAATAGAAGCTGTCTCTTGCCGTCTGAGTAGTAAGTTTACCGCTGACATCAATCGTGTTTTCATCTTCACTGTCATTCACAAACGAACTATAAACGTAACAGTTATTCATCGTGAAGTCGCCATTGATAATTATAGTTGCGTGAATATTACTCATAACCATATATCCATTACTTGAAGCGGTATTGTTAATAGTTAAATTATGTTTAAACCAAACCTTTTCAAGACTTTCACAATGATAAATAAAGTACGCACGATTAGACGCATTATTAGACGATGGGCTATACGCACTTACAGTTAATGGAATTTCACCGAACACAATTTGCTTACAATCAGGAAGATTATAAAACGCATTCGCACTGTTGCCTGTTCCGACCCTTGTAAGAAAAGAAGCCAAATATTTCGGATAGTAAATATAATTAAGACCATTTTTGTTTGACATAGCAGAATAATATAGATTTATTTCGTTGATGACATTCGGGTAGCTTAAACTATAAACATATCCGCTATAAACATTTGTGAGGTAAGTGTCTAAGTAAGCAGAATACGTTCCCTCAGTGGTGTAATTTTCTACCTCAAAATCTCCCTCGACAGTCTGGTTTACACTGAGCATAGAAGCGTTGTAACCTTTTCCCATCGTGTAATATGTTTTGCCATCAATTACTGTTTTATCAACAGCTAATGGTGAATAGTTTTGAATAATTCTTTGTACATAATACAGTCTTTTACTCGGACAATTCCTAATACTCATTTTAAAAACTCTGTTTGCAGTACTCGCCCAATTAGCTTTTAGTTTTAGATTACCATGAGGATTCTCATGTGTAGAGTTGGCATAATAAATATTATCATCTTTGTCAGTCCAATAAGTGAACTCGTAACCCTCTTTTGAAAAATCGTCCAGTCGGTTTCCTTCGTCATATCCTCTTGATACCACAAAATTTTCGTCATTAGAAGAAACTAGGGTCGAGGGTACGAATCCAGTTCCACCGTTAGTATCATAACTTACAGAATACACAATCTCCCTCTTTTCTGTATACAGTGAATCTATGTAAATATCAGTATTCAGATATTTTAAGTTGGTTGCTTCTATGCTTATCTCACCAGTGTCCAGCGGATAAGTTATAGAATCAATAATAAATCCGTCACCATCCAAATTAAACTGTGGATCAGTAATCACGATGACATCACCACGGTTGAGATGTAGATACGGAATAGTGTTGAAGTGAACCTTTAAAGCCAAACAGGTTTCTTTCAACATTCTGTATTCGGCATAATCCTTACACCTTTTTTCAACCGAACCCTCACTGGGGTCGCCTGCATTTATGGTGATTACACCGCCATTTTCGGGAAGTGTTCTCGCACCTATTTTATCGTAACAAAGCGGAGAACGAGGATTGTGATTTATTGCCGTATATTGGGCGTTTTCGGTTTCCGTGTTATCCGTTGAAACAATTATTTTATTGACACCTTTCATGTCTGTCGATAAGCTGGGAGCAATGTAACCATGAATGTTACTGTCAAATTTATGAGCAGGAGATTTAAAAGCATACCAATAAGGTATATCATCATTAAACACTCTTGTGATAACCAATCTTCCAAGAGCATCATAGAAAATATCGCAGCCGAAGCAAGTAGCAATTTCCGTAAAGAAGTCTCCGAAATAACTTCCTGCGCTCATAGTAAATTCTTTATATAAACATTGTTTTGCTATGTCAGGGTCAATAAGCGGTTCAATCGGGTCGAGAACAAATCCGTTTCCCAAGTCAAGCATCAGAATACTCTTGACACATTCTTCTATGTTTGTACCGATTTCAAAAACCGTGTCCATTTCGTCAGCCTGTAATACGTTTAAGTCACCGTTAAGCTGTGCATACTTATCAACTCCGCTTATGTCAACCGTGTGTGCCACACTGTCACAGCTTGCAGAAGAAGTGATGAACACACCTTTTGTAAACCAAAAAGTATTGGTATAATCAGTCAATCCAAGATACAATTTGAATTTTCGGTTGAACCAAAAGAAATTATTTTCATCAATAGTGTATTTTTCGTTAACATTAATTAAAGTAAAAGAGCAGGATCGCTGACAACCCTGCTCATTATTTACAACTATACTGCCTGCGCTGCTGGAATCAATGTCTTGCTCTATCGAATCAATACAGTTCTCGAAATGGTCTAGTAATTCAATCTTCATTCTCATTGAGCGCACAGGCTTTTCAACCATATCATAGTAACTCACGTTGCCATCGTTAGTAGTATCGTAGTATTCCAATAGACCACTTCCTTTCAATTATTTAATTTTGTATTGTATAATGTCTATATCTTCGGGCTTCATGATTTCTACCCAAGAATACGATGCAGTTGTTAGTATCGGATTAAACGTTTCATCATACGAACGTGAAGGATTGTCTGAAATAGCAACGATCCAAACATCGCCCTTGTCAGAACGCAGAATAAACGCGTTGTCACCCGTGATAAACTTGTTCCACCTGTCAACCTTTTCAATGTCATCGTATATCTCACCCGAAGGACATTCAAGCGACAAAAGCCTTGTTCTGAAAGTTCCCGACTGATAAATATTATTAGTGCGTGTAACAGTGGGGTATGCAGAAGTCCCGACATGAATGTTGAGTCCAAGATTATGAGCGATGTCTCCCGAATCAATTTCAGAAATAAAATGCCATGTTTCGCCAACTACATACGGTTCTTTAGCGAATACAAAAGAGTATGCGCTTATATCCGAAGCGGTTCTAACCTTTTCCTTGGATAAGTGCCTAACATACTTACCGAACGCCATTTCTGCCCTACCATACTTTTCAAGGTAGCCCGTGTAGGGGTGAATAGAAGTTATCGTCCACCCATCCCACGCAGTCTTGACAGGAGTTATTGTGTAAGGTTTGTAATTATCTTCGGGAACGTAAGTTGGAACTTCTTTGATGGTTCTCGAAATTAGATATTCATATTCCCGATTGTTTCCCGCAGTATAATCAATATACTGCATTACTGTTCCAATTGGTATAAACCCTAATCGTCCCCAAAGATAATCTCCAACCTCTCGTCTAAAAACATTATAACCATCAGTGTCAAAATGCACTAAGCTACTTTGTCCGGTAAGTCCAATAACAACATTCTGATTCTCTCCGTCAACAATAACATTATGTCCAGTAATAGGAGAATCCTGTGTAGGCATATCAACCTTGATATGCTTAGTGACTGTCAACTGTTGCTTTTCATAGGTTGTTAGGGTTGTTTCAACATTTATATCCTCACCAAGAACATACTGAGGGAAATTATATCCTAAGTCATAGCTGTATATTTCACAGCTGTCACCAATCAAAGTATCTTCGCCAAGATAAATCGAATATTTTGCTCCTGTTTCGGGAACAACAGGCAATGGGTAGGCAAGTGCTGCAATTCCGTATTCACTGTTATAATTGATAATTGTAGAACTATATCCCTCGTCAACAGTACCCGAATGAGAACCAACGATTCTTTCTATGATGATTTTCTTACCTACAATATTCTGTTCGATCTCAGTACCGATAAGAATATTTTTGGAATCAACATACGCTTCTGTGTCGGAAGTTTTCGCCTGAATCGTTCCACTCATAGTAGTATTGCCCTCAGTCTGATACAATCTCATACGATAGTTTTCAAGTCCCACACTATTGGGGTGGAAGTAAGTGTTTGTTACTCTTAGCCCAAGAGGACAAGGGATTGTTTCAGTTGCTGTCTGCACTTCATCTCGAATGTAAAAATCATAAGAACCCTCGGTTTCAGAACCACTTGTACTTATGAAATTGCAGTTCAGAAAATACTGAGCATTGTTTATGTTGTCAGCAACGTCTGTCGAAAAATCTGCTTCAACTGTCACCATTCCAGTAGCAGAATCATAGTCAACAACCATGCGCTCCTCGTCACCGATTCTCATTTTGGTACAACCGATTATATCACCCGTGTCCCCCCATTCCGAGGGTGCTTCGAGTTTAGGTATTCCAGTTGCGATTTTAAATTGATGATAGTTTTGCGCCCACTCAATTTTACCCGAAGCATAAGGCACACAACAGTTTGGAATGTTTTGAAATGCTCCTGTAATATCAGCCATATTTGCATACAGTGTCAGACTAAGTTTATAATGCTTACCTGTGTACAATACTGCGCCATCATCATCGCCCGAAGCATTTATAAATATCTTCGGCACACTGCCTTTTTGCCATGCGTATTTTCCGTCATTGAACCAACGGTAAACAGTTTTTTTGACTAGCTTATTATTAGTGCAATTAAAAATACTCACAGTACAATACGCCAGCGTGTCACACCAGTTCGTAAACGATAATACGATCTGATTATCCGAATCTATCGACACAACTTTACCATTTCTCAGATTTACGTCTGTTGGTGTTGCCAGTGCTGTTCTTCCTGCCATGAGGTCATCTCCTTTCATATTATAATTAAGAGGGGTTGTTACACCCCTCTATATTAATAGTATCATTTCTTGCCAACCAAACGATTCATGTTGGCTTCACGGATATACCTATCCATATATCCCCTGAACTCATCATAATTCTTCGCTCTGATGTCGTTACCAGTAAATACAATAGTTGTAGAATTATCTATGCTTCCAGTAGTTCGCTCGGTAATTCTATCTATGGTTTTGTTATTCATGTAATTCGGAGTTCCGTTAAAGGCACTTGGGTAATTCATAGAACCCGAGAATACACTTGGCGCACTATTCATAAACCTGTTCATCTGTTCTGTTTGTCCTGTACTCAATAATTTCCACAGCGTTGAAATCTGCTTATTGTTGAGAACCATTTCAGGATTAGACGGTGTTCCATGAAGCATCGCAGGCCCCGTAAAGTCTACAATGCCGCCCTTAGAAAATCCTCTGAATGCCTTTAAAACACCTTCAAACAGAGAACCGATTACACCAGATTCTCCACCTTCCCTCAATGCAGAGGTAAATGCTTTTAATGCAAGAGTTTGTTTCTCGGTTGCATTAGCAAATCTTACAGAGTATTCTTCGTAGAAATCAAGGTATCCCTCTTGTTCCTTCTTTAGCTTTTCATACTGGTCGATTTGCTTGTCATACTCTTTGATTACGCTCTGTGCATCTTCGATTTGAGGTTCGATAATATAGTGTAACTGATTCTGGAATCCTGCATAATTCAGTGCAAAGGAGTTAATAAGTCCAGTGTCTTTTGCCATAACAGCATCACGCCAGCCATAACCAAGTATAGCTGCGGCATTGATTTCGTCCTGTGCATTTTTATACGAGTCGATTGCTTCTTGCCATGCTTCCTTATACTTTTCGTATGCCTCGATCTTCTCGTCAATCAAAGCAGTTTCTGCATCCCGCTGGCTTTCAAGTTCAGCTATACGATTATTATTGAGCGCATCATCATATTCTCGCTGTGCCTGTTCGAGTACCGATTTGTCGCTTTCTATTCTGAATCCGCCACGTTCTTTATCGTAAACTCTGACTTGGGTGTTCCTTGCTTTTGCGAGTGCCAGTTCTTTTTCTCGGAGTTCGTTAGCACGATCACGTTCTTCATTTTCAGATTTAAGAGCGTCGATCTCGGTGTTGTATCTATCTTCAATTAACTTCTTCTCGTCTTCGAGAGACTTGATTTCTCGGTCGATTGCGTTCGATACCGCACTTGCCGCACTTTCATAATTAGAGATGATTGTTTCAAGAGCTTCTTTTTGCTCATTGAGGGATTCAAGAATTTCATTCTGCTTATCTTTCTCTTCTTCAATAGCCTTGATTTTATCATCGTACAACTTAATTTGATTTTTGAGTTTAATAATAACATCGTTATACCCCGTGATAGATTCGGGTAACTCTTGTAATCTTGCTATAAGATTGTCAATGGCTTTGATTTGAGATTTATCAGTAAGCGTAGTCCTAATACTTCGCAGAGTTTCAACCAAATTGTCAGGCGCATTATCTCTAAGTTCAACAAGTTTTCCACGGAGTTTATCTGTATCGTCTATAACAGATATAAGCTCAGGATGGGCAGTAACTAATCCCCACGCTTCGTCATTATATGTACCTTCGTCAATTGAGTCGATGATCTGTTGTATAGATTCTACATCGCTCTTAATTGCATCTGCCTCATCAGAATACGAAGAGTAATCAAAAGACCCAGACGCAGCCTCCCAAAACTTCTTCGTCAGTTCGTTTATTTTGCTCGCAGCATTTTTAGCCGCTTCTTCTGCACCTTCGCCGGTAAATTCAAAACCGACCCTAAGTTTGAGATAGTCTTCTCCACCGCTAAGTACCTTTTGTGCATAATCTCTGACTTCTTCGTCACTAAGGAATCTAGGTGTGCCGTCCTTATCGTATGTTCGAGAAGAAAAGTTTGCCGCACCATTTCCTGAATTAGAAACGATAGTGGTAACTTTACCACCATTTTTAAGCCAAGCGTTGCCGCCTTTTTCGTATTCTTTAAGGGTATCAAAATACTCCTTGACCTTTTCAGCAGGACTTCTCGTGTCAACATTAACAGGTTGGTTAAACAATATATCAAGCAGGGTTTTCCAACTTGCCGTATTTTCTTTCGCTTTAAGAATATCGTCGTTGAGTGCCTTGACTTTCTTAGTATAATCTGCATACTCAGCCGCATCACTCGGAGAACTGATATTATCAGGGGAAGTCACAGTATAGCTTTCTTTGATTGTATCAAGCTGTTTCTCTTTATCTTCCGCCCATTTCTCATTCGCTTCAATTTCTTTCTGTATGGTTTCTTTGGTTGACTTAAAGAAATTGTTTCTTGCTGTTTCAATATCAGAAAGCGCAATGGTGTAGCCGTCTGCGGTTTTAGTAAACTTGTCGGCGAGACTAGCATCAATATCAATAAGTTCTTTAACGTCAGCCGCTGAAAGACTCTCGCCTTGTAATAGAGCAGAGCGAGCGGAATCAAGTCTCGAAAGGCTTTCATTGGTTTTACTGTATGTTTCGTCCTTGAACTTTTTGAGATTCTGATTATAACCATCAAGCAGACTGTTGATTCCCACGGTCTTTTCAGCAATCATCGACTCAATATCATTGAATGTGGATTCTACGGTGTCCTTTGTAGCCGTATCATTATCGTCAATGCTTTTAAGAGCTACGTCCTTTAACGTTTTGATTGTTTCAGACCATGTATAAATCTCGGCGCTGTTGGATGAGCCGACGATGTTTTGAGCGTAATTGTAAGCGTTGTTTAGAATCTGCTGAATATCCTCGGGAATTTCACCCTCGTTGGATTCTCCACCGTCAATCAATTTCTGCATTTCCTCAAACGAAGAAATCAATTCTTTGTCGCGAGATATTTTTTCTTTGAGTTCTTTGCGCTTTTTATCAATCGCAGTTAACCACGCCATCTCGTTCTTGTTGCTCTTATCTATTGCGCCATCCAAGTCTTTCCAGAGTTTATCAAGAGTATCTGCCTGTTCTTCAAGAGTACCAAATATACCGATATAATTGTAATTTTTGCTACCTTCTATTCCTTGGCGATACCCAATGTTTTGGTACTTCTCAATAGTTTCTTTATATTTTTCCCAATTTCCCCAACCACTTGCCTTTATTTCTGTTATACCTTTTGTTCCAAAAGAAAGATAAGTGCCGCCGTTGGACATTGTAAAATCTTTGCCAGCAAATTGACTCTCCTGTTTTAATTCATCTTTGGCATTATCATACCCTGTTTGATTCTCGTTAATAAATTCCTTGGCTCTTTCATAACGAGCCTTCTGTATCAGGTTAAGATTCTCAACATATTTGCCGTTGACTAAATCAACAGCCTTAGCTTCGTCACCCAGTTTTTCAACCAGCTTATCCTGAATAGAAGTCAGTTCTTCCTTCGACTTAGTTAAGTCTTCGCCGCTTAAAGCAAGTTTGTCATAAGTGTCAATCAGTTCTTCAATGGCTTCCTGTTCGTTTTTATACTCTTCGACATTTTCTTTGAGCTTTTCAATAGTCTCTTCTATATCAGCTTGTGCTTCTTTTTCTTTGTTGATAAACGTGGTTATTCCAGCGATTATACTAGAAATTGCCATAGAGACACCAAATGTTAATACTGCATTGAGTGCTACGTTCGCCGCTGTATAAGCCACAGTCTTAGCCGTTGCTCCGACAAGCTGTTTAGCGCAATCTCCAAATCCCATCTTTGCGCCGTTAAGCCCCTTAATAGTTCCGCCGAGTTTTCCATCAAGGTCTGAAAGAGCATTGGTGTATGCAGTTACCTGTTCGGGTGCGCCATGTTTTACTAGGTCATTATACTGCTTGATAGCTTTAAAACGCCCTACGATGCCGTTAGACAAATCAATCTGGGACTTATAGAAACTCTCCATGCTTACATTGGCGGCGTCAGTGTTTTTAGCAAACTCAATAAGGTCTTTGTTTACGTGTTTTAGAGAGTCGAGATTGCCACCCCGATATATTGCAGTATCTATTTCTTTAAAATCATCAACAGAATATTGAGAAAGTTTATTATATTTTAACCCTTTTAAAAATTCTATCCTTTTTTTATTTGTTGTTTTGTCGTTTATATTTACTATCGGACTTATAAATATATGTGGGAATATATTGACAAAAATATAATTGCATGATATAATAATCAAAGGAGATGATGAGAATGTCAGAGAAATATGTATTTATATGCCCAAAGTGTGGTCAAGTGGAGGGAATTACTTATCCTCATGGAACCATCGTTAATTGTTGTTTCTGTGAAACTCAATTATTAGAAACCAGTCTTACATTACATGAATCGGCTGAAGCAATAAGAAATGGTACGATTGAAATTATTGACCGCAAACTGTTCGAGCAGTATGTAAAAAACAATCCCTTGTATGACCAAAATGAGGCAGAACTTTCAAAGCTTAAAAGAGAAACTAATAAGATAGCGAACGAGATGCGGTACGCCGCCGAACGTGCTGTCAAAGAAGCAAACAAACCGCATTGTCCAGTATGCAACTCAACCAATGTTGAGCGGATCGGCGCAGTCCGCAAAGGTGTTTCAATTGCCGTTTTCGGATTGTTCAGCGGTGATATTGGAAAGACGATGGTTTGCAATAATTGCGGATATAAGTTCTAAAAACATTGTATTGATTTCGCCCTTTTCCCACTATGGCGGCGTGACCATATATGATTTTTCAGTATTAAATACTGTTGTCCAGAGTACCCCATCACGATTTTCTACATATCGTTGTAGTTGACCGTGCTACCATTATACTCGTTGAACCTTCCTTTTCCAAGGCTTGGCTGCGGATTCGATAGCATTTCAGCTATCCTCCCCGAGCGAGAATCATAAAACTCGCTGTGCTATGCACCATGTTCGGTAGTTTTTCCAAAGCTCTCTTGTTGATATTACGAATACAATATCAACTCGTTCCGTGTTACCACCAGAGCTTACTCGGGCATATTCGCTGAGGGCAAACATTTTAGCCCTACCCGAGCCTGTTTTCATTTGCAGTCCAGTTAAACCGAACGCAGTCGCTATTCCTGCGCCTGCCGCCGCACCATTCTTGGCGATTCCGTCTAATAATTCAAGAAGTGTCTTTGCGCCGTCAATGAGAAATTTGACGGCTTCGCTGTTTACGGTATCAACTGATAACTGCTGCCATGTGGACTTCAACTGATTAAGTTTTCCGTCTATAGAATCAAGAGAAGATTCTAACTCCTTAGAAGCCGAACCTTCTGCAAGTCCCTCGTTCAAATCTTCAACAACTTTTTCTGCTGTCTCGAAGTTTCCAAGGATCGCCTGAACTGTATTAAGACCAACTTTACCACCAAGCATTTCGGCAATATCTGCTTGCTGCGAATCAGTTAACGTGTCATACACCCCAGAGATTTCTTTGAGTATCTGGTATGTAGATTTAAAAGTATTTTCGTCTTGCATAATGTCAATTCTTGTAATACTTTTTATCTTATCACGCAGTTCAGCAGTAGTAATTGTCATTTCTTCTGCATCTTCGCCAAGCTGATCCGTTGTGCCTCGGATTCTTGCAGAAATAGATTTAAGTGCCGTGCCAACAGTTTCCGTATTCTGTACGATAGTATTGGCAGAAGTAATAAGACCTATGGATTCGTTGAGATCGTTGCCTGCCGCATTCAAGGATGCCGCCGACCTCTGTAACGCATCGCCTACTCCCTTGCTTGTGATTGCGAAGTTGTTGCCAGTATAATTGAACTTATCAACAATTTCTTCTGCGGTTACGCCGATTTTCTCATAAGCCTGCATTGTCGAAATAATGCTTTGGCTCGCTGTCTGAATATCTAAATCGTCGCCGACGGTTTTATAAACCGTTGCAAGTTTACCAAGATTTTCAGCTTCATTCAACGATTTACCTAATCGACTGAACTCAGAGGTTGCATCAACATAATCCGTGAGTGTAGCACCTATATCCACAGAACGACCGCCTGCTGTATCTAAATACTGTTTGAGCTGTCTCTCGTTTGCATCTGTAACCTTTCTAAGATTCGTCATTGCAGTATCAACTTCATGAACCTGAGTAACCATATCTTTGAGCAATCTCACAGTATAGTTCAAACTCTTGGTAACAAACGCCCAACCGCCGTACTTCTTATACAATTCTCCAAGTACGTTACCGAAAGTCTTGCCGGACACGCCAGCTTCTTTAACGGTTCTGTCAAGTGCCGACATATCCGCTCTTAATTTATTCAGGTCTTTATCACTTTGAATTGCGCCCATGCTTATCCTATTAGTTAGTTCTTCATAGGCTTTTGCGAAATAAGGGTCTTTAAGCGCCTTAGAGTTATCGTCACCCCATTTTCCGAGTCGCTTTACTGTTTCTTCGTATTTTTTCTGAAAAGCAATTGCTGCGTTATCTGCCTGCTCCTGCTCTTTCATCGCTTTATTACTTTCTTTTTGAGCAGTTGTAAAATTATTTACGGCTTCGGTAACTTCGTCAAGTCTGTTAATATATTCTATTAAAGGCTGAATTGAATTACCAAAGTATTGTTCTTTAAGAAAATCAGCGTCTTTTCCCTGAGCAGATGCCGCATTCACGATATATTCATTCTTTCGGCTCTCAAAATTGTTTGATAACGCTTCGAGCTGATTATTGTCAAGATTACCGATATTTGCCAGAATCTTTTGCGTTTCCCCACCGCTATCTCTGAGTTGTTTTAATAGCTTTTTAAGTTTTTGAACCTTTTTAGAGAAGTCGTCTATCTCGATATTACTACCATCGAAATTAAACATTGTTAGTCTTGCATCGTCATAATCCTCGTATGCTTTGTGAATCTCGGATTCGTATACTTCAGGTTCTTCGGCTAAATATGGATTCTTTGAATAATTGCTTATTACCCCAAGTCTATATTCGAGAACTTTGAGTTTTTCTGTGTTACCGCCTGCAGCTTCAACCATTTTAATTGTACTACGCAATGTCTCTAACTTCTCATTTGCTTTCTCAGATTCAGAAATGATCTCTCTGAGTGAAATAGCTAAGTCAGAAACGGTTTGAATATCATGAGATTCTTTTTGTAAATAATCAGTAAATCCCTGATCTTGACTATACAAATCTTCTTTGATTTGATTAACTGTATTACCAGATAAATTGGGTCGTTGAACCTTTTTGAGCATACTTTCGGCATTTGTATAAAAAGTAAGTATTTCATTAAACTTATGTTCAAAATCATCTATTGGTTGAGATGTGGCATTAGGATGATTATCAAAATACCGTTTTATGTATTCAAATGAATCAAATACTTTTTTTACCGAGTCAAAATAAGTTGTAATATCTTGCCCAAGAGTCGCAGCTCTTTTAACAATTGCAGGATTGCCATTGGTAGTTATGGGAAGAGTTTGGGAATACGACAAGAGAGTATTTATGTCACTAATGTTTTTTTTCTGCCAATTCCCGAAGGATCTATTGTGTTCTTCCAACTCCTCCATTAATTCTTTGCGTTTTTCTTCAGATAAGTTTGCCTTGTTTATCTTCTTCACAACGTCTTCAATGTTTGAATAGATAACACGCATCTGTTCATATAATTCATTAAAGCCAGCTGTTGTGTGTGGCAATTGAGAATTGGTTTCTTTTAAAGATTTATCGAGAAATTCAAATAAATCATAATTCTCTTTTACTGTTGAAGATATTTCAAACGCTCTCTGTCTATCAGAGGCGGCGTTTTCAATTCCGCCAACGGTATTATCCTGAGTTTTAGAAGCGCCGCTGTTAACTATAGTTGGTTGATTTTTTTGTAACAGCTGCATAAGCTGTGCGAGCTGCGCTTGTGTCAGAAGACCACCGCTTGAATTTACTAATGCACTAAAATTAGTAACCTCAGTTTTAAACGTCTTGCCAAGTTGCGCTATTATATTATCCAACTTCTTGCCAACGACATCAGCGTAATTGTCTTTGTTGTTAGCATTAGCAATCGACTTGTTGATTGAATCCGCCAAGGTTGCAATCTGTGTTTTGTAGAACACCTCGTTCACAGACTGTTCGTTGTCAACAGATTCAACTTGTATAGGCGAGTCAAACTTAGAAATCAGATTGTTGATAGCTTCTATTATTGTGTTAAGAAGATTGTTTACTTCGGGGGTCGTAGTATCATTCTGCTCTGTGTTTTCTTTTGTCTCAATAGCTTCGCTGATAAAGTCGTTTGTCCATTCGAGCCTGTTTTGTATATCCACGATACGCTCTGTTAACGATTCTTCATAAATGGGTTCTACACTTTCATCATTGTGCATTAACTGAGACTTTAAAAGACTATCTTCTGCAAAATCAACATTGATAGTTTGATTAAGTTTTTCGTAAATCGAATTAAGTTTTGTGCCAATAGAAGCAAGATTATTTATAATGTCAGGATCCACTGGTGTCTCAGGGGGAGGAGGTGAAGTTGTTGTGTCAGGATTTGATTCTTTTGGTTTATTGTTTTGCTTAATTTCGATATGTTTTGACAAAACATCACTCTCGACGCTCTCTATCTTTTTGAGTCCGTCAGCAATCATCTTTATAGATTTTGCGATTGTATCAAGTTTATTTGGAACTACAAAATCAATGTTGATTTCATGAGTCTTATTGTCTATTTCATTGAGTATATCAGACAAAACTTTTAGTCCATTATCTTGTATATCAACTTTAATCTTAACGTCCTTGGATTCTACATTTGACAACTGTCCAATTGTTTGATCCAATTTGCCGACTTCTTTATTTACGTTCCCAACATTGCTTTCCAATGCTCTGATTGTATTATTGGTTGCATGAATATATTCTTGTAAAACAGAAACAGTTTGGCTCATTGGCGAAAGCGTAGTTTCGTTTACCGAATCAAAAGTATCCTTAAATATTTTTACAACCTGTATCATTCGTTTTATAACATCTTCAAGATTTTGAAAAGGAGAAGCCATTCCTTTTCCCGCATTTTCAATCGCATCAGTTGTTTTAGTTAGTTGTTTTATTTCTTTTGGTACAGGGAGTATATCGCTTGCTTTTATTGTGTCTTGGGTTAGTTTAAAATTATTATTCCATGCCCTTCCAAAGCTTGATGCTGAAACCCCTATTTCAGTATACAGGGCTTTAAAGTCATCTTTATATTGTTTAGTTTCATCCGAAAAAGATTCGAGAGTTTTAATACTACCCTTAATATTTGAATTGAAGTCTAAACTGGGATCAATTTTTAATAGTGTTTGAAGTTTATTTAATACACCATAGGCTTTATTTGCAGTATCAGACAGCATTCCAATTTCATCAACCATCGCTTCGTATGCTTCCTTTGTTGTCTTGCTGTCTTTTCTGCCGGATTGCATGGCGCGTTGTAGATTACCGAAACTTTCTACCGCCTCTGGATCGCCAAGAGTTTCGTACATATTGGTTATTTCACTATTTAAATTAAGAAACTCGCTTTTTAAATTATCAAATGTTTTTTGAAGCGTTGCCTGATCCGTCATAATATCAGGTCTAATTTTCGAGAGAGTCCTAAGTCCTTCGAGAACTTCTTTGCGAAGTCCCTCGGAATCAAACTTGACTTTAAAAGTCTTGTTTATTATTTCGCTTCTGCCACCCATATTGAGTATGCGTCCAATAGCTTCGTTTACTTTGTTTAATTTTGAAGCTTCAACTGGACTATCGTTTTCTTTGATTATATAATTTGCCGTAATATTTACGCCTTTGGACTCAAGCTTTTGTATCTTTTTTTCTAAATCATCCAGTTCTCCGTTGTTGACTTTTGTATCAAACACTATATCAAAATTGCTATTTTCATCCATTTGTCTCACCTCACTTCAATGTTTTCTTTATTGATTTTGCTACGGCTTCTTTTAATTTATGATCGGAGTGCAATTCGTTATATACCTTTTCGGTCAACCCCATACGCGCCCTTCTCCAAGAATAATGGTTTATCTGAGGTATTGTAGGAATCATACCAATACGTCCTTTATCCATCCATTCATATAAAAGCCCTTTTTTATTTTCTGATATAATAGGCGTACCAATTAGACTCTCGTTAGGTTCGGCTATGTTTCCTGCAATTATTTTATTACCATCAAAGTTAACTTCGGTATTTTCTCTATCTATCAATCCGTCATTGTCACCACGTCTTTCATACATAGTTGGAGAATAACTGTCGTATACATTTTCTTTGATTATATTATACATTGCATCCTTTATAATTTCTGTTGCTTTGTTACGAAATTCCGAATCCCGAGACAGCTTTTGTGTTGCATCATCTACTGTTTCTTGAAGTATTTTACGAACTTCTTTTGCAGAAAACTTAGCCATTTATAAATCACTCCTTTGTATCTTCGTTTTCTTCAAGCGCTTCTATGGGTATCTTGTTGAGCATTTCGATAAATGCTTCATTGGAGAAAAGCGTATAGAGCGTGTCGATTACCTGTGTATTTATATCCTTTATACCCTTGCGCACCTTATAAAGTTCATCGTCAATATACTCATTGATAGTTGCACAAAGTTCATTATAGTCGTAATCAAGTTTCGGGACTACCTCATTATTAAATCTGTCCATAAAATCCCTGCTCATAATAACACCGAAGACATCTTCAAGGTCGTAATCTGTGCCAAGGTCGATACCAAAAATATGTCTGAGGATTGTCAATCTAATTCCAAACCTTCTGAACAGCGGTCGGAAGTTGCCATTTTCTGTATTAAAAAGTATCAATGCAGCACCCTTAGAAATCTCAACAAGATCTTTTACTGACAGTGTTGTGTTTATTTCAAATTCGCTAAAGCGATTCTTATTATCAATAAATTCTTTGATTGTCATAATAAATTCCTCTCTTTCAAAAACAGTAAAATATAGGTAGTGTCAATATCGTTATCATTAACCTACCTTTCATTCAATCAGCTTTTCTTTTACGCTTACGTTTGTTTCTATTATCAATCTCTTCATTGATTTCTTCGATGGCATCGGCAATGCTTTCGCCATTCGCAATATAATCTTTTATATCTTCTTTTGTTTCCGCTGCTACTTCGTCAACGGTTTTGTTGTAAAGTTCTTTAACTTCTTCTTCCGACTTATCGGTTCTTTCAGGTAAAGTGTTTATGCTTTTATTCTTCGCTCTCGCATCAAGTACCTCTCGAACATAGAGTTCATAATGTTCTGTACAGCAGGCAACTGCTCGCCATGAATTTGTTCTATCGCAATAATCACAGGCATAATAATGTTTTCTGCCGCCGTCCTCGCCCAGTGTGCATCCACTATATTTACAAACATGATTTGTTTTCTTCATCGGAATCTCCCTCCTTTATATATAAATAATAGGTGTCCCGAGTTTATTCAGGACACCTATATTTTTATTAGTCGTCAAGAGCCTCGTATTCGGTCTTGGTCTTAATTACCTCGTCCTCATCGTAGATTACCATATCCCACAGAAGAGTGGAAGCGCCCTTTGCACAACCACCGGACAGAGCCTCGATTTCAATATTATGAGTCGAGAAATCAGAGCCGAAGTTCAGGCTGAATGTACCAGACATCTTAGCCTTGTAGTATGTAATCTTAGCGTGGTAGCTCTTATCGTTACAAATATCCTTGACAAAAATATCAAAGATTGCCTTACCGGTCTCAGAGAACTTGTTGTTTTCATTCACGATTCTCTTACCAATCTTCGCCTTAGTGTCATAGAATGCAACGATTTCGTCATTCGCAGCGAACACGCCAGTAGGCAGAGTAATAGTCTTGGTTTCGGGATCATATGCGAAAGCAGCCTCCGAAGCCGCCGCAGCAATAGGATACTTGTCACCAAGAGAACCATCGGGATTCTTCTTGTAAATATAAGCAATCTCAGCACCAGTTGCGCCGACAGCGTAGAACTCGGTGACTGCGGTAGTGCCGTTAGTAGTAGTCATAATATCCATGTAGTTATTAACGGTCTGAACACCCTTCTCGACCTCAGAACCCACCTGAACCGCAAGCGCACCGTCAACGATAGTACCGTTGGTTGCAGTAAAAGTCGAAGTCTTGTTTCTATCGGTAGCACCGATACGAGTACCATTCTTGCCCTCTGCATAGATAGTTTCCGAATCGACACTCATTTCTGCTTCCTGAAGATCGTCAAAGATAAACTTGCAGACGTTATTTGCAAGGTCGAACCATGTGATAGTTTCAATACCCTGAACAAGATACTTATCCGAAATAATCATAAGTTTCATCTCTCCTTTTCTTTATTGTTTTGTTTTGCTATTGAACCATACCATTCAAGAGAAGAGCTGTCAATGTCTTTTGAACTAACAACTCCGCCGTAAATGGCATGATTTATATTCTTACAAGCATCACGCTTTAAGACTCTATAAAAGCTATCATACATTTGACTTATATGACAGTCTTTAATATTATCGTAACCTATTGCAGTATTCTCGGTATTGCATAAAGCGGATGCAATGTTGGCAATATTTTGTTTGAGTGGTTTCTTTGCATTAAACTCTTGTTTCTTTTTCATTCTTTTGATAAGGTATTTTTTTACTGATTCAGAACCCGGTTTAATTTCGTTTACTATTTCGCTGTCGATATAATGAATAAACCGCACGAAGTCAACTATCTGATAATAGATGTTTTTGTCGATGATACACTTTCCGTCGAATAAAACCACTTCGTCGTTTTGAGGATTTATTGTTACCTCAAACTTCCGAAAGTCGATAGAGGGAAAAAGTATCTCCGTCATTTTTGGCACCATTTCCGGACTCTTCATGTTTCTAATAAACAAGTCGTAGTCTGTCACTGTTTCATAATCAATACCCTGTTCCCATAAATTAACCATGTCGTCATATGGACGCATAACAACGCTGTTTATCAGAGCCATATAATTAAACTCGCCAAAGGCTGCGATCTCACCTATCGTTGGGTTGTGTATTCTTAGCTTGTCATTGATTATATAGTCCTCGCCAAACACCAAATATTTGAGTTCGTCTAGCTGCCGCAAGCGTCTACATCCTCCGCTTCAAATCTAAGAATTCTACACCTATGATTGCTACCACAACCATCTTCTTCGTTCGATATAAGTTCAATCGGTTTCTTTCCGAGTCCAGTATAACCGTTAAAAAGTTGTTCTACTTCTTCTGCAAGTAGATCAATTCTGGTTGCACCCTCATCAGTTTTCATTTCGCCCTGATGCGAGATAACATAAAATTCAACAACCAACCTTTGAAATAGCGTACTTCCCGAATAGACCTTTGGAACATATATCCTATAACAGATATAATTAAGCTGTTCGTCCGGAGCCTCGGGGACCCTGATAAAGGGGTAAAGATTTGTGTACATCATATCCTCTGCGCTCTTTAACTCATCGTTGTTGACGAGTTCAAATATTCTTTCGTCATTGATTAGCATAGATGCGATTTGTCTTTTAAACTTTATAATCGTCTTGCTACTATTAGAACGTTTGGATTTATAATAACTCGTAGCCATTATAGTACATACACCACCTTTGCATAGAGTATACAATCGGAAACCGCCCCGACCGCAGATAATGCAATCCTTACCTGAGACTGTATTATCGAGGGTTCATTCTGAGCCTTTATCCGCAGTGTGTCACCAACACATTCGTATTCGTAATACTTTTCAGTATCGGGCATAAACGTTATATCCCAGTTTGGAGTAACGCCTGTCATCACATTACCGTCGGCATCATAGAATACAGCAGTATAAGTTTTATAGCTGCCGCCTGCCTTGATATGCGGATCCTTTCCATCGTATTTGATTTCACAGTTAAGTCCCTTTATTATCTCTTTGGGTTCTTCATAGTCTGCTATTTGTAAATCAAGATTGTCATGGTCTTGACTGCGCTCGTCCTGAGAAAGCACGAGCATGACAACACCGTGTATCAATTCGGGATCGTAAACAGAACTGATTACATTGCGATTTGTCACCACATATGTATCGGGGTCTTCTAAATCAACATCCATAATAAATCTCTGATACCTTCTGATTTTCATAGTATCCTCGTCAAGAGGCAAATACAAAGTGTATACAGTTTTTACCTTATCAATAATGCTATTGTAATTCAAGCCTTGGGTATACGAAGCCTTTTCGTCGGTAGCGCACCATCTTTCAATAATATCTCCATCGGCGTTTTGCCACCTCAGTAAACGGTTACACTCTCTGATAGTGCCTCGATAATATATTTCATTCTCAGAGTCCATATCGCTGACAAGCCAATAACGGTCTTGCCAATAAACATAGTCACCAGCGAAGAACTGCTCGTTCGGCATCGAGGTCATAGTTTTAACATGAAGCGTAGCTCCAGATAGAATCATGACTTCTCTTTCTTCGTCATTGATTACAACAGTCTTTTTAGATAGTGAACCCTCGCTATCGGAAATATAATCTCTTTTAGCGTGATTCTTTGTCCTATCCCTCATGGTTTTACCTTCTGCTGTAATCAAACTATCGTACAGTTCCCAACTTCTTCTCATGACTTATCCGCCCGAGACAACGATCTCACACAACTGATTCGTGAGCGTTATACATTTAAAAATCGCACGACGATATTCTGCGTGTGACATATCTTCGTTTTTAATGGACTGTAAAATAGAAACAATATCAATAACCCGAGAATCATCGTTTGACAGAAAGAATACATCATCGTTCCCGACAAGTTCGTATATCAAGTCTTGAATATAAACTTCTACCGTGTCTGCGTTTTCCTCTTTCAGCGGAATTATCTTAAATAGTTTATCAACTAACTTTTTATAATAATTCTCACAGGTCTTATCGGGAATCCACCCATACTGACTATTCATGACGAAATCGCATCCTTTAACTTTTCCTTGTAATCCCTGTTGGAATAAGTATAGTTGACCGCCAAAAGCCGTGAAGCCTTTGTAGTATCGTTGTATACTGTATTGATTTTATCAATGAGATTAGCAGGGGAGTACTCGTTATAATCTTTGGTAGACAGTCTTTCTCTTAGCAACTCGGAAGAATATAAATAGGGTTTAAGCCATTCGCAAATCATATAGTTACAGATAATATCAATCTCTTCATCTGTAAGTTCTGCTACAAACCCATCGTCCTCTTGTGTTCTTTTCTTTAGATTCTGCCTGCAAGTCTTGCCAAACTTTGCACAGGCAACATTCATTAATGCAATTATCCACTCGTCCCGCTCATCTTCGAGCAGAACAGTTAACTTGTATTCAAATATTTTCTTTGAAAAAATATCAACAATCGTTGTATAAGAAGTGCCCATATAAACACCTCATCATTCGTCAACGGTCAGATCAAAAGCCTCACACAGATACTTGATAGTCTTCATGGAGTCAATAGTGCCGTTGTTTATAAGGTCAGTAGCTTTAATGCCAATATGTTCTCTGACACCCTTTGGAAGCTTAGAGATTGCGAGTTTCATTTCCTCGAAAGGCAGAGTGAGAATATTTTCATAATCCTCAAATGAAGGAACACCCTCGTAATACTTTTCTACGCCGAGATATTTAAGAATCTCAGGGTCTTCAATACCAATCCAATTCTCGGTAAAAAATCTCGGCTGAGAATTTCGCATCGACATAAGCTCTTTAAGTTCAATGTCCTCAACGTCTCCCGGTTCACTCCATATGATCTTGTAACCAAGCTGTCTGTTGCTAATGTAAATCAGCCTGCCCATAGTAATATTCTTGCATTCAACAAGCATATCATCAGGAAGCTTCTGACGCTTCTTCGGCGCAGAAACTCTTGTGGGCTTTACTTCCTCAGCCACCGCTTCTGTAATATCTGTCTGTGCTTTAACATTCTTGTTAGAATTTCTTGTTGCCATAATTATTTCTCCTTTTATTCAAAAAATGGGGGACGCACTAAAACATCCCCCCAATAAAACATATTTTTTATGCAATGGAATAAATAGCCATTCTGCCAGTCTGGGCGATACCAACACCATATCTGTCAATGTAGGTGTACTCCTGAGACAGATCAGCATTGTCAAGAGGATTGCCAAGATATACAAAGGGTTCGCCCTCGTTGATAACCTTAATGGGTCTGTCGCCGCCTGCAATTATGTAAACCTTCTTGTCATCAAATGCAAAGTCGGTTGTACCGGGCTTGTAAACCTGTCTGATAAATGCAGTATTGGTGCCATAGAACTTACCGTAATAGCCGAGGTTGTAAAGGTCGCTCTTTGCCTCTTCGCCAATTTCCTTAATGTCGAGCTTCGCAAGAGCAGACTTTGTGCCGAAGATAGTTGCAGGCTTGCCTGTCTCTGCTTCAACACGGTTCACAAGAGTGCGAAGTTCCTCAGCATCGTAAGTGCCAGCGGTGGGGTTATAGATAGAACCAGCTTCAACAACCTTACTCAGAGCATTATAGCATTCGCCAAGAATTGCCTGCTTGAACGACTCTGCTACCTTATTAATAAAGTAGTTCAGATCAACCTTGCCCGAAAGAACTCTATCAAGTTCATCATAAATCTTGATAACCTTGGGCGAAGTCTTAATACGAATGTGTTCACCGTTAATAAACCTCTGTCTGCGAATACCCTGTGTACCGCGAGCAACTTCGGAAACAAAGAACAGAGAATCGTCTTCGATATAGAAATCATTTTCATCGCCAAGAGCAGTAGACTTAAATTCAACAAGCTGCATAAAGAACTCGTCGTTCTGGAATCCCTCGATTACTGTCTTCTGAAGTATAGTCTCCACAAGACTAAACATACCAGTACACTTGCCATCACGAATAGCCTTAATATCAATCTTGGTAGAATTGTTATTTGCTTCAACGAGTGCCTTTCTAAGCACCTCCATCGAATCCTTTACGGAATAATTAGCAGCGGGAACGCCCTTATATGCGTCAACCGCAAGCTGTACAATATCGTCAAAAGTATATTCAATAGCCATTTTCATTTCTCCTTTCTTTTATTTTTATAATCACTTGGTCTTGATAACAAAGAAGGTCTTACCCTTAACAATTTCCTTATCAATAATAGTACCGATAGCATTAGTATCGGTTGCCGAGTAAACCCACTTGGGAGTCGTGCCAAGTTTTACATAGCCACCCTTTGCGGCTTCGCCCTCGATAGCTTCGGGGGTAATAGAAAATACCGAACCAGTTTCGAGGCGATATACTCTCTGAGGTTCGCCGTCGGCCTTATTGATAAAATCTTCAAGTCCAGTTATAAGAACCTGACACTCCTTGTCAATTTCAACCGAAGCAACGAGACCGATTGTGTTCTTGTTGTCTGATGCTGTGGGGGCAGTAGTCTTGTAAACTTCCCTGTCAAGAAGTGTGTCTGTGATATGTACCACCATGCCGTTTTCAATATCGGCAGGGTTATCGTTTTCGTCGTAGTATCTTGCCGAGACGAGCTTGGAACCGTCATAAGTACCAGTCATAATATCAAGGCGTACTACAGGATGCTTAGTATTTGCCATAGTTGTTTCCTCCTTTATTTTTAATTCTTTCCAAATGCTTCAAATAAGCCACCATAAGGTTTCCTTTCAACATTGTCGCCATGATAACTGAACGATACTCTGTTTATGACCACATCGTTCTTGTCGGCTGCGAATGTCGAATGAATCCTTCCAAGCATTGCATAACACTTTTCCTCGATCTCATCAACAGAGTAATTAGAGTTATCTGTTTTAAGAGTCGAATACTCTTCACATTCTGCAAGCTTATCATCGAACTTTGCAAACAGACTTTCAAGGGCAGCGTTTCTATTTGCAGTCTCAATGTCGGTCTTGTAGTTTCTGAGTTCGCCTACTTCTGTTTCAAGTGCGCTATAATTCGCTCTCATATTATCAAGTTCAGTCTTTTCTTCTGCTGTAACGAAGACGCTGTAAACCTCGACAAAATTGGGGTCGATAGTTACACCGTTTTCATTCTTAGAATACTTCACCTTGTAGAACTTACTTTCCATCCACGACTGTACGATTGCATAATCATCAAAAGTCTGACAAATCCAATACTCGTCGTCGCTTGTATCAGTGAGCGCACGATAAATTGCTTCGCGCTTATCTTCGTCACTCATTGCAAAAGTAATGCTTCTGTTTTCAGCCGAATAGTACGAGGTGTTCTGGGCAGGAGCCTCAATAGGCTCATTAACAGAATTACATACAGTTCCCTCGGGTACAGTATCAGAAACAGTTGTGGGTTCCTGTGGGGTTTCCTGTACAGGTTCGCTCACAGAATTTTCCTCGCCTTTCTTTTTGAGATAATTCTCAACGGCGGTTCTTAGTTCACCCTCGGTCATATCTTCGGTAATCTTGAAATCAAGTTCGCCCTCGGTTACGCCAAGTTCGTCAAGAATCTTCTTGATAGTATCTGAATCCATGTTTATCTCTCCTTTCTCATAATTTGAATCTGCAACGCCAATAGCTTTGGAAACCTCGTTACACATTTCCTCAACAGTAACGATTCCGAGATTGTCGCTATTAGAATAGCCCACTATTGTCGCCCCAGAGTTTTGCATCGCTGGACGATGTTCGCCACCGAGCAGAGTTATTCCTGTGTACTTAAAATCAGAAATAACATAGCAGTCGTCAAAACGACTATAATGATAATCCAGAAATTCTACTTCCATCGACAGTTTTATCCTGTCGCTGTTCTCAATAATATCAATACAGTAATTGGAATAGCCTTTCCAAATATATCCATCACAATACACATAATGCAACCCATCTTCTTCAACAACTTCATAATTGTTGGTTTCGGGGATTAGTCCAACAGGTTGCTCTAGATAAATTTGTCTATTCTTGTCAGAATCAAATTTATCTTCTTCAATTACAATATCGTGTCCGCCGATTTCCAACTCTCCCTCATCGTTTTCTAAAACGTGTGCGAGAATTGGCACATTCGCTATTGTAGCTTCTGCACTGTTAAGCGAATCGGTCTTAAACTTCGTATTATGTAAACTACGCGCATCGTGACAAATTTTGAGTCTCAGTTTTAAAAATTTATCATTGTCAAAATTTTTGTCAACCGAAAAACTCGTAGGAATCTTGTCACGTTCAAACATAATAAACCTCCCTTCCAAACATTACAAGAATACTTTGTTTGTAAAAACAACCCCTTTTATTCCAGTTTCGGAAAAATGATTATCAGGTTTATTCTCAAAAAAGTACATCTTGTTGTGTTCGGAAAAAAGAACATAACCCGACTGTTTGAGTTTATCGGCAACATCTTTATCCATAGTCATAATAAAACGAGGACACCCATTCATCTCAATCAACCTCCCGATATTCATTTCCGACTTCGCTTTCTCGTGTTAATTCTCCTGCATCGCTTAATTCACTTTCTTCAATCTTTTTATCGGACTCGTCATCAGAAGACTTTGTAAAGGAAGTAGAAAGAGCTGTAAGCCTTTCGGGTAGATGAAGAATATCATTTTCGAGAAAGTTAATTCCGATCATATCAAGCGGCTCTGTACCTATGGTCGCACAAGCCATCATTGTAGTCGGCAGACTTGACTGTGCGCCGTTGAGATACATTTTGTAAAGTTCGTCCTTGTTGTACAATGTTGCATCAAGGAATTGAATTTTAAATTTGTATCGTCCCGCCCTCAGTTTTAAAAGCCTATTGATATTACGTTCGACCTGTCTTGAAAGATCGAATACCATTTGCATATCAGCTTTAATAGAAACACTTAGAGTAGCCGATGTTTTATTCTCGTCACCGAATATAAGAGAACTTACGCCTGCATCATTCCAAAAAGTCTTAATAGCATTATTAACATTGTTGTTATCCGCAGTTCCAGCGTTCTCGAAATCAAAATCTTTTGTGTCCATAGGGGTGAGGAAGGCGCCAATATTTTCAGGCAGCACATCAAGTAATGCGCTGTAATATTCAAGCAAAATATCACGGTCAATCAAGAAGTGTCCCTCGTTGTCTGTTGGAACTTTTAATGCAATAACTTTATAATTGTCGATCTCTGCTTTTGCTTTCTTTAATGATTTGTAATCATCAATATCATAAATACCCTCAAATACTCCAAGAAATGGAACAACGGGAAAAGGAACATCGTCAAGTAATTTGATACAAAATTGTCTCTTGGCATCCAATGTCTGCCACCTTATTCCTTCTTCTTTAAATAGGTTGTAGCGTTCGACAAATTCTTCCCCAAACCTTTCTAAATCCGAGGGATACTTTAAGAAGTATGTGAAATCAAAATCATATAAAAAACAACCGTCCTCAATACAACTGATCTTACAGTATTCAGGCGGAAGCGTCCTAATATAAAAAGAGTCCTGCGATTCATAAATGTAACCGTAGAACACATCTTCTTTAAAACATATTTTAAATATTTTAGTCATCTCGTGCCGTATATTCATTTTGTCGAGATAATGCAGAGCCTTAAAATAGCTTTCAGAATATTTCTCCTTATCTTCCTTTACCACTTCGAGTTTAAGCTTATAAGGAACGACTATATAAGAGAATAAGTGCATAGTTGCAAAATAATTTATCAAGCGTTTATAATGTGGGCTAACCAAATAAAGGTGACGCGACATTCGCCTAAGTTCGTCCTGATACAACTCTGGATGATGAATCCATCGTGCAACCGTATCTTTGGGATATTTGCACATAAAATGTAACGGATTGTTCCTTCGGATATATGGATCCTTATTGAGATCGCGGAGAATAAGTCTGCTCAACTGAGAATACTTTTTCATTTCAGGCGTTATTATTTCAAAACCGCCACTGTTTATTTCGTTTGTTTCTATGATACCTCACCACCAATCATTTTCGTATTTTCGGCTTCCTGTAAAAGAAGTCGCAAGTGTTGCGTATGGATTCTCTTTGCTTCTTGCTTATATCTCTTTCAAGTTCACAAGCGATATAGTTTGCATAAGCAAGAGAAGAATATCTGTCTTTTCTGTCATTGCCTTTTTCACTAAGTTTAACCTTTGCTCCAACGACCTCGTATTTAAGATTTATTATTTCGTTAATCATAAGCGAGGTCTGAATGTAAGGCATCATTAACTCTGTTTTCTTTTCGGGAGACAGATTCTTAAATCCTTTGAGAGTATTAAGATAAGCGTCAGCCTCTTGCTCTGTAATAAGCAGCCTGAGTTTACCACGCTTAATATTATCTTTGAGTAATGATGCACAATCACTATTGAATTGTGCCGAACCCTTTATACAATAAAGTATTTTAGGCGGGTTAGAAGAATTGCCTTTATAGTGTTCTGCCATTTCATCATTATTCTTACAGGTCACAGCAGGATATGTTTCGCCAGTATCAGGATCAATCAAATCTTTCATTAATTCGTCCACTACGCCCATACCAACGCCTTGCGCATCTATGCCCATATAGTCACAATTTAATTCCTCAAATATCTGTCTGATTCTTATTGCCTGCGTTTCAGAATGACCACCCTCGAAGTTTTCAAGGTAAAGAATATTTCTTATATACTGATCGTTCTTTGTAGGCAACAATTGCATAACAGTTATCGAAGTAGCATCATTCTTTCTTTTCTTGCTGCCCATAACAGCAATGTCGGCAACTACAATTCTTATTTCGCCATTCTGTTTAATAGGAAGTCTTAGTTCTTTTGTTGGCAAATTATCTGTAGTTGTTGGTAAATAAAATGCGTTTTGAACTTTTCTTGCGTAAACAAGTTCTTCATAATTGAAATACGCATCTTCACTTTCGCCATACCACAAACATTCGTTTTCCATTGCAAAGGAAACAGAGTTAAAGCTTGCCTCAGACATTTCATCCTCGATTTCCTCGCGCATAAGTATTCCCTCCTTTATCGAAAGCTGATAAGGAAGTCCACAGACAAAATATGATTTCTTATCATTAAGCATATTGCCTGCGTATGATTTGACGTGTTCCCACGCCCAATGCTTTTTAAACCATGCAGAACTTAAAAAGATTTGCTTATTTCTTTCTTTAAGGTGTGCATATTCCGGCTTGTTTAAATATCCTGCTTCCCTTGATGAAGTCAGGAACTTTTTCAGAACGGTATCAACAATATGTTTCTTGACCATTCTGAATTCATCTACTATCAGTATATTAGCACGATTGTGTCTGCCATTATCACTTGCAGTTACCGTCTTAACATAAGACCCATTCCTAAAAATGATAAAAGCACCACTGGTATTATTTTTGTACTCCAATATCTCGTTTCTTAACAACGCTGATCTTGGCATTAGTGTTAGAATAATTTTGCTTATTATTTCAGCCGACTGTTCTCGGCTTCCTGCCGAAATACAAATCTGTGTATTTGGGTAAAGAATACAACGTACACAACAAAAGATTGCAGTCAACAAGGATTTACCCTGTCCGCGACTGGCGATATATGTAAACTTCGCACATATATTCATCATTACAAGAAGAATACATTGAAAAGTTTTTAATCTTACGCCTAGATAATCTTCTGCGAATCTGTGTGGGTTAGCTCTATAATAACCACACCATTTATTTACAGCTTTCATTTGGCGTTCTTTGTCTTTAGACCAATTTCTCAAGACTCATCACCGCCAAATATATTTTCAATATCATAGCCCAGTTCGTCATCGTCTTCGTAACTCGGAGGTTCAACGGTGTACTTAGAAATCTCTGAATTGTATTCCGCTTCAAATGCTTCTGTATACTTATTCTTGATTCCAAACATTTTGCAGAAACAACCCAAAAACCAAACTATAATATATCTCTTGATACCATCAACATCTCTAAATCGTTCGTCGGGTTCGTCAATTGGTTCCTCGTCCTCCCATTCTTTGATTTTTAAACCAAAGCATTGATTGTCGGTCAACATCTCATTGTCTGATTTCTGTTTGGGTTGTAAGTTCGCCGAGGATAAACTTGCATTAAACTGATTGACCAATTTAGAAATATCATTTCCTTCTTCAAGAGCCTTTTGCATTTGTAATTGAATTAGACATATATTCTTAATAATTGTTTTTTGAGTAATCTCTTCACACTCAACGTCTTGCGACCATTCTTTGTATTTTGTGTCTAAGAAATGATACCCCTTGTCGTCAAGTCCGAAACCCCAAAAATCTCTGGTTTCCTGAGATACATCATACACCTCGACATCGGGCGCCATCTTGTATATCTCGGTAGCAGATTTTTCAATGTCTTCAAGCACATTGTCTGAATAAGTTTTATCAGCTAACGCCGCTCTATTGTTTAGCAAAGTGATATACTTTGTAACACGGTTTCCGTCATTAGAATCTTGGAATGCCTGTTCTGCCAAATAGTCATTGTAATAAATATCAAGAATCTGACATATGCGCCGATAAGTGTCGTGATAATCCGGAAACGCAATTTTAGTCACGTTGAATAAAGCATTGCAACAGTCATTGCAATACGGCATTCTCATATGATTGTTTGCGTGTAGAAAGTGATTGCTCTTTGGGAACAATCCCGCATTGTCGCTGTCCTTGCCACAAGAACAACAATGAAATGTATTTTGTGCAGCGTCGCCCGCCTGAATACGCAATATGTCTTCATTCATTTGCTTGACACTTTTACGCACATAAGATCCCTTAGACCCCTTGGGTCTACCAACGGGCTTCTTGGTTAAATCCTGTTTGGGCATAACGCCACCACCTTTCTTTCGTAATAATGGGGAGGGTTGGACTCGAACCAACAACGTTTCTAATGTCACGGTTTTACAGACCGCTTGCTTCACCAATTTGCATACCGCCCCAAAAATAAAGAGCCAGCACAACGCTGACTCAGCTATATAGCTTATTAAAAACCTTTCGAGTTTGCCACCTAATAGTGAGATAGTTACTGTCGAAAGATTGCTGTCATGAGTAAATTAGTATTTAATCCTGCTCAATCACAGGGAGAATGTTTTGTTCCTTTAGTTTTTCATATAGAAATAATCTTCCCTTTTGTGTCCAATAAGTATGCACCCAAGAACGCTCTCCATTTTGACCCGTCTTAGTTTTTGTGTATCCTTTATCGGCATACTTCTGATACAATACCCAAGTATCACCGACTTTGTACTGTATGCCATTATCATGCAACCACTTGTTTAACCAGTTCGCAGATTCACCATAGTCTTTTGCAATCTGAGTTACCGAAAGAACATCTTTTGTTTGAAGCACAAGATCGTAGTATGTAACCTTGGGTTCATACTCTGCAATCTGTTGTGCCTGAATTGCATTTTCGGCTTCAAGCTCCTTGCGTCTTTGACGTTCTTCTTTTAGTGCAGTCAAAGCCTCGATTGCAAGGTCTGGATTATTTATTATTTCATCAATTGCAAATAGTCCATGCCTGCGAATGGACGGAAGAACCTCACTTGTTACCCAATGCTTGAATTTTTTGGCATCGGGCAATTTGCTTGAAAGGATAAGACTATACAGACCGCTTTCGTTAATAAGCCAACCGCCACGCTGTCCGAGATTAAGATTGCAACTCAATAGCGTTTTGCTATTGAGTTTATCTTCTATATCAACATGATCTCCTATTGCTTCATTAGGATTACTATACCCAAGAATAGCAGCTACATCTTTTCCAACAAACCACGGTTCGCTGTCAACACTTATCGTTCTTACACTACCAAATTCTTCATTCTCAAATACTTTTACAATTTCATTCATAATCATTTCTCCTTTAATAATATATATATCAAAGGTGGATGAGAAAGTTCCCCGTAATTCCATTACTGACACACAGTCAGCCTATGATTATTTTACATTTTATCTGCCCACGCCGATAGTTCGCCCCTGTAATTCTTAGATAAGTGACACACCCTTGCCCACTCTTTATCCTTAAAGTGGTCGATACATTTAACAAGTCCAGAATCCTCGGGCTTGATTCCTTGAATTTGTAAGGTTGAACCAATAACACACACATAACAATCATCATGACAGCGAGTGAGAACTGCCTTTAATTGCTCTTTGGTCATGCACTGCGCTTCGTCAATGATTATAAACTTCTTAGAAAAATCGCTACCAAGAATATACACATCGGTCATTGTTGTAAAAATTCCCGTTCCCATTTTCTGATTTATGTAAGTATCATCATTGATAACCGCCACCGGGTTCTCTCCTAAATTGATTAAGGTGTGTACTAACGGAGCCATGTAGGGTGCTTCCTTGTTTTGCTTTTCGCCCGGAAGGAAGCCTAGTCTGCCTTCGGAACTCGGTGTTCTTATATAATAAGCTTCATTACATATACCATACTTTACATACATCAATGCAACCGCAACCGCAAGAGTTGTTTTACCTGAACCGGCCACTGCGTCAGCCACAACTAACCTCACGTTTCTATCCCAAAGGCTGTCTCGATAGTATAACTGTTCGGGATCAGAACAGTCGAGACCGTAAAAGGGATGGTCTTTAAGTGTTAAAGGGGGATTGCCGTAAAGACTCTGTGCATTTTTCTTTGTATTCTTTGCCATATTATAACTCCAAATTTATAGTATTTCATCAAGGTCTTCAAGTATCGTATTGACACATTTGTATTTGAGCTGTTCTTCGGTGGTAAGGAACCAATCCGTCTTTGACTTTCTCGAAAGAATGTTCTTGGGTATCTCTGACCTTTCAAGAATATAGGCGTATGTTTCATCTATCATTTTTTTGTAAGACTTTGTTCCTTCTTTTACTTCTTCATAGCTGCCTACCACACCGCCAGAACCACTGTGAATAAGCATCTGTGATCTTGGCATACAATATCTTTCATGTCCAGCAAGAAGCAAAAGTCCTGCCGCACTATATGCCATATTCATATTTACGGTGATAACAGGAGTTTTTGACCTTTCAATTATCGCAATAGTTGCAAGCATAGAAACAAGACTTCCACCCTCGCTATTTATAAGAATTACAATCTTCTTTCTGCCTGCAATCGGAATGCCTTTGTCCTGTCGATTATATTCAAGTATCTGTGTTCCGACCTCATTCAAAAACATCTCGTTAATTTCATAATCCACAACAATTATTCTATTGCTAAGATTGTTATAATAGTTTACAAGATCGGGATCGGGCAGCTTGTAATCTGCGGTTTCCTTTGATATGGGGATTGTGATAGTAAAATCTTCCATTCTTTACATTTCTCCTTGTGTGGTTTAAAAAATTATTAAGCCCTGCTATCAGAACTTGTGATACGCTCGACAGGAATCGAACCTGTGACCTACACTTTATCAGAGTGTCGCTCTAGCCGACTGAGCTACAAGCGCATATATAATGGCGAGTTTGGGAGTTGAACCCAAAGCCACGGAATATGAATCCGTAATGTTACCTTTACACCAACTCGCAATAATCGGTTTACCCCTTTCAGACACATCTTACTCAGGGCTATTATCCGTCCGAGAACGATAACTACAATAGTTGCAACCGAAAACTACTTGACGCATGATCGAGAGGGGATTTGAACCCACTGTTACCAACGTGAAAGGCTGGTGTCTTTACCACTTGACTACTCGACCAAAAAGGGGACGCTGAATAACCAACGTCCCTAAGAAACATGGGGCAGCAACGAGTTATGACCTCCGTATAAAATGCCATGCAATCATGGGCGTACTTATTTGCCGCCATATAAGTGCAACGGTTATTACCATTGCACCAACAATCATTATGTAATCACGTCGCCTGATTGAATTTGTTGCGATGTTACCTAACGATTGGATTTTACTTATTTACATCTTCTGCAAGATTAGGCGAAATCTTAAATGTATACTTTACTCTCTCGGGAACAGAAATCATCTCGCCCTTCTTCTGAGGGTTGTTACACATTCTCGCAGCTCTAATCGTGCGCTTAAAAGTACCGAGACCCTTAATAACAATCTTGTCTTCCTGTGCAGTCATTGCCTCCTGCATAACTTCAATAAAAGCATTCAGCGCAGTCTCAGTGTTCTCTCTTGTAAAATTTGTCTTCTTAGAAATAGCAGATACAATCTCTTTCTTATTCATTTTAATCTTCTCCTTTTAGTCCAATATAATTTTGTGTGTTTCATTCAAGCCCTTGCTCTTATCAAATCCGAGGATCATACAAGCTGGCTTGCTACATTTCAATAGTGATTCGGCGTATGGGTCTCCGCCAATAAACGAGGGAGTAACTATAACTTCGGTGTCATACATGGTCGCACAATTCCCCGAAGTAACATCGTGATTGTGTCGATGACCTACAAGAACATAGTCAATAAATTCTCTGCGATATGTTGTAAGTTCTTGAAGCAGAGTATTGGTATTCTTTACAGTATGTCCGTGAGTTGCCACAATTTTATAGTCGAATACAGGAATGTCTATATAATATCCCTCTTTGCCTACAAACACTTCTATATTCCCATTAGCAGAAAGAATATCCTTAATGTAATTGTTAATCACAAAAGATATGTCCTCGCCTGCCAGTTCATTTGCCTTACTACCCAAAGGTCTTATCTGAGTATGATTGGAACGGGGGACACTGTAATATTTTACCCGACAACTCATACTAAGTTCATTAAGGAAGTTGGCAATCAGTCTCGATACTCCAACCACGGCTTTTACAACGCTTGTTTCATTCAACTGTACATCCGACATTCTTAACAATCCCTGAATCTCGTCGCCAAGATTTACTACTGTTAACTCTTTCACGGAGTTCTTCTTAACAAAAGTCACGGACTCATTAAGCAATGTCTCGAATCTACGTTCGCACTCGGCAATGTTATAAATGTTATTATCAGTTACAAAGTTAGAACCATAGTGAACATCCGCAATAGTAAGTATGTATTTCTTTTCGGTATCGGCATCAGCATTTGCAGCGTATTTCAATAGACACGGCGGCTCGGGAAATCTTCCTATATCCTTTGCAAGATTCTCATAAAACAATTCCAGTCTTGCACGTTGCCGATTATATCTACTGAGTTCAATTTTCTCAGCGTTGATTTTCTGACGTTCAATCTGAAGTTCGTTGATTCGCATGGCTATCTTTTCGGACTCATCATTGATGCCCTCTTTAACAAAAACATTTTTATAGAACTGACGAGCGGCTTGGTATCTTTTCCGGAACGCACTTTCGCCCTTATAACAAGAAGTATCATCGCCATAGAGTTGATGGTTTATGATTGATACAACTGACTCCCAGTTAGTTATATAGCCGTCGTCAACCATGCCACCAATTCTCCAAAGGTATTGGCATTCGTTCTCAGAAGCATTCTTGTTTAAGTTAACAACGCTCATGTTATAACCTCTCTGCTTCTAATCTCCTCGATAGCCTGCTCTATTGCTTTGCCCTCTTCACACCAATAAGTCTTGCTACCCTTGCCTTTTTTGCGTTTTGAACAAACCTTGATTGAAATATTTGGAAATCGTCTCCTGAGTTCAAAACTTTCGTCCTGTGTAATTCTATACACGTTTCATTTCTCCTTTATTTCTCTTTGTGGAAGAAAGGCTCGTTTATCTTCCTCCCCTAATGGGCAAGTTAGCAATTTTCTAAAACCCCCACCATTACTGGGTTTGCGTTAACCTTAATAATGATGGGGGATACTTTTTTGCCTATTTTTTACTACTTTTTTATTTCTATATAATTAACACCATATAAATGAATGATGCCGCTATCGTCCTGTCTAAGATACCCGACAGGCTCTTTGCTCCTTAACACCATGTCAAAGAACGCTCCGTTTCTTGAACTAAATAATATATGGAACAGAGACATACTCAAATCCTTGTTCTCATCCTTTTCAAGTTCTTTGAGTAAGAAGAACATCGTGCTGTTACTTATTTTCATATCAGTAATCGCATTAGAACAGCGCTCTCGGATTTCGTTCATTGCTTTAAACTTTTCTTCATTCGTCGAGTTAGAGGCAGAGTAAACCATGTTAACATCGGCTTTCATTTCTCTGACCATTTCAAGAATGCGAATAATCTGATCTCGCTTCTGCGCTCCCTTTTTGTATAATGAGCTATCTATTATATCAATGAATGCAACCTGATTTTTTCTGCCGTCCCACCTATATCGTGGTATATGGAATCTGCGAATAACAGACTGAACGTAGTCCATCGTTGTATTATGCTGTTTGTAATTCTTTCGCTTTGAATTATAATACCCCTTAGACCTTGCAAGATGTCCAAAGAAGTTTGGTTTTATGTAACGTTGTTTGTTGTCCAACCGCAGGTATTTGTCTTTGAGGATCCCGATTTCTTTTGCGCTATCTAACTGGTATTCTTTCTTTGCTTTATCAATCTCTACATTAGATAATATTGCCAGTTTCACAATATCATCGTACAACTCTTTGTTGTCCTCAAACGTTTCACCGCTGTTGATTTTATCCCAGAATAATGTATTAAGCTCTTGTGACAGGTTAACAATCTCTCCAATCTTATTAACACTTGTCCTTATATCAAGGTCGCATTTGTCGGCATTATTGTAATAACGTTTTCTTTTGCTTGCTGATACTCTTGAAGTCGGTATAGCAAAGTTATTATAATTTTTCTCAGCAGCATCAATAAGTAGTTTGTTGTTTGTAAGTAGCATTGTATCGCTATCAAAGTCGCCATTGAACCCTCGGTTTCCCGATATTTCAGTAGGGGATTAGACTATTTCTTTATCTCAAAGAGATACTCGGCACTTCCACCGCAGAATTACACTGCAAGTGTATAGATTTCATCGACCAAATTGGTCGGTATATCTTAGTCGTTACATCTTCAAAGCCGTTACCGGCAATGCTTGACACGACATTATCATGTGGAACTAAATTATAATTTAGTTCTATTTAGATTCCGTCGTTAGCAGCTTTCGCTACACCCTGTATGTACAGGTTCACCGAGTTTGCTACCACACGTCGCCGCATGGTGGGGCGCATTCACCCGTTCAACTTTTCAAGCAAATTCTCTCCAATACTATTTACACAAACTATCTCTTCCGAAAGATGAAAATATCTATCAATCCTCTCATCCGCCACATTATTGGCAAGCAGAATATTCCCTGCACAGATATGCGGACTTCTCGAACCTAATAATCTTGTTCCATAATCAAATCTAATATTATGTATATTCCCGACACCGAGTTCAGACTCGCCAGTAAATCTCCCAATTGAATGGAGTAACATCTCGTAAGGGTTGCCGAACAATGTAGAATAGTTGCCGTTGACAAGCACATGACCCGATTGAAGGTTTTTCTTAAACGATATAAGCAAGTCTCTAAGAAAATCGTGATACAGCTTTGTCTCAACGAAGCGATCATTAAGACCGAGCATCTGATAAATAACATCGTTCTTGTTGTTTATTTCCTCAAATGTTATTTCCTGATTTTCGGGATATTTGATATGGTTTCTAACTACCGCAGGATTATAGCGCAGGCTTGTCATGTATTCAAACGACTGAGCAAGTAACCGTTCTACTTCTTCGTATGACAACTGTAATGTATTCAATAATTGATAGTGAGTCTGCACAAGTCGCCCCTCGAAATAATGAGTTGGCTTCTCATGCTTGACAATTCCAAATGACGTTTCCAAATTATCAAGCCACTGATCCAATGTTCCAAATTTAAGATATTTAATACTGCTGGGGGTTGTTATAAGCTTTATCTCGTCAATACTTTTCGCCCATGTGTAGCCATTAAGCTGCGATACATCGGTAATGCCATTGTCGGCAAAAAACTCTTGAATGTGTGTAGAGAACGCCGCAGTTTTAAAGAAGCGGTTTCGTAATAATAGCATTCCGTACTTCTGATATTTGCCAAACAGAGAATAGTCCATGAGGGTTTGACCGTCCCAAATACTGTTGTCTATTTCTACTTCTTCATTGTTGGTAACGAGTGTTTCACCGTCAAAAGAAACTGCGGCCGCTTTTGATTTAAATACGCTGTGATAGTCGTCAATGACCAGTATATTCTCGGGCTGTATTTCAACCGTATCAATTATACTACTAAGAGTAAGCGATATATATGCTTCGTATGCGGCAAGGTCTATCTCGGCATTGTTCTTTATTCTGAGTCCACAGCATTCCCACTTGTGCATCCTGCTGTACAACTTCTCGTCAATAAACAAGCATTTACCGACACGACTGCTACCACTACTGCGTTTAAAACGTATGTATTTTATTCCGTCACACAAGAATCCGTTAGTGTAAAGTTCTTGTCTCAAATCCGCAACTGTATTCAAGACCTCTATGTTGTCCTTGGCTTTGTATTTATTGTCCTCATAATAAAAGAACCGCCCGAGTTGTTCGTCATCAACAGGGGCGGTTACAGTCGTATTTACTTTTATGGCTATCAGTTCATTGTCTTTTAAACAAACGCAATCATCAAGTTCTATATCATTTATATCATAACCGAACTTGACGTATGTATCGGCGGTGACTCGATTGTATTCTTTGTTGCTGTAATTAAACGTAACGTTTATGACTCGCTGTGAATATTCCTTGCCTGAGTCCATAAACGAAAAGCGTTTATTGTGGTAGACCTTTTGATAAACCTCACGAAGTTTAAAAAGGTCAAGACAGTAGTCGAGATCGCCCGAGAACTTTTTCAGACTGATAGTTCCGTCACGGCGGCGGATATTATATCCAATAGGGTTGGGTTTGTTATAATGGTTCGCTATGAATATATCTTTGGCATCGAGGTTAAGGATTTTAATTGACTTTGGTGTACTCATTCGCATCTCTCCTTTATTACTCAAAAGCATGGTCTATAATATCGTTTTTCTTTTCGTATACTGTGAATTGAATATTCTGAACTTTACCTTTTGTGTAAACCTTGTCATACTTAACTTGAATATCAGTTTTGGCATTGATTTCTTCAATTACCGGCATGAGTATTTTTTGGTTCATCTTTTGAAAGTTGCTCGTATAGTAATGCGATGATATGCGAAAAATATCTTTATTTAGTGTTGTTAAATCAATCATCCAATTTCGCCTAAAAGAATTATCTTTTAAATATTGATAGAGCAAGATGCTATACGAGCTTTTCATCATTATTGTATTTTTTAAACTGTACTTGACATATCCCATTGATTCAATATTAAAGAATAAGCACTTGGCAAGTTCACTGCATTTTAATCTTATCTTGACAATGCCAGTTTCTTCATCTGTGAATAAAGCAGCGCCATCAAACAAATTACAAACAAGAATACCGTTTTCATTGTTGTATGGAACCGTTGTTTGAATCTTTATAATTTCCGAAAGACTTTTGATTAATGAAGGTTTGTTAATCCTTTGTACCCCAAGTAATTGTTCATACTCGTTAATATCAAATTCAACCACTGTGGATTCGGGATCGTGCGAGTTGATACGACTCAAATATGTGTCTAAAATTTTGAGTTGTCCTAATGTGTATGGCACCTCTGATGCCATTACCAAGGGGTGACTTTTTTGGACTATGTGGCTACCAGAGATTCCGTTTAATACTTTTTCATCATTCATTTAATTATCTCCTTTGTATACTGTACATATTTTTGTACTGATTTTCTTCTCTGTGATTTTCATGGGTACATCGCTGATTTTCATGGGTACATCACTGATTTTCATGGGTACATCACCCCTATTTATTTTCAAGTATTTATTGGTTTTAGACACCGCCGTAATCAAGTATATAATCAAGTATATAATCAAGTCTTTCTTGAGCACCAAATACATTTTCAAGACCATGACAATTTCTGTTATGAGCCTATAGGCTTCGAGCCGTAAACGTCTCTCGCTTTTGGCGAACACCCTACAAGTAAGTAACGTTAAATAAAGTGTTCGCCAAAAAATAAACGCCACGAGAAAAATATGGCGTTGAATTAAGCGAAAGGCGGAAAGAGGTATCATCTTTCTTTTGTTTGGTATCTGCCCTTTCGGGTAGATTCATATTCAGTTTTCAAATTACACAGGCATCAATTAAAGCAGATCAGAGATCGCATCGTAATATCTGTCTTGTCTTTCACGGTCGAGTCCACAGTACCTCAGCGTAGTCCTGCTTGAACTGTGATTAAACATTTCCTGTACATCTGCGAGCGTGAGGACATCGTTAGGGTTTGAGCGTATCGTGTGGTAGCCAAACGTCTTTCGCATAGTATGTGTGCTAAGATGCTCTTCAAGTCCAAGGGCTTCCTGCGGTGCGTGGACTATCCTATAGAGTTGGCTCTTATCTAACTTGCCACCACGTTCAGACTGAATCAGGTAGTCATCGAATGTCAGCTTTTTCTTGGTGACGAACAGGTAGTCTCTGATTGCTTCTGCGGCACGAGCGCTAAGTTTGGGATCGTTCCTTTTATTGGTCTTTTGTTCTCTGATTATTATGTGATGCTTAAACGAGCCGTCCTCGTTAATCACATCTCCGATTCTAAGATTGAGAACATCGCTTGCTCTAAGCCCTGTACTGGTTCCGAGGATGAATGCCATTAAATTGCGGCGACCGTACCACTCTGTTTTGGCGTTGCTCAAGATATACTCTTCGATCTGTTTGAGAACTTCGGGGTCTCGGATAGGCTCGGCGGCGGTTGCCTTTTTGATGTTTTTCGAGGTGTACCGTGAGGTCTTGTCTGACTTCTTCGGCTGTACGAACTGCGAGATTTCAATGCTTGTTGCCGTGGATTCGGGCGAGATTTTTCTTGCTGTGTTCATTTGAAAACTTCCTTTCGTTATCTGGGACTTGCAACTTTTCTATCCCTTTCGGTAATACAATTATACCATACTTTTCACTATTTGTCAAGCTGATTTTCCAAATTATACCCAAGGAATATTTTCCTGCGTTGAAGCTGGAACGACTAGGATTGGGCGGATTGACGAGGGGCTGTTTGAAGCCTGAGACGCAGTTGACGAGCTAAGAGTGGTGTTGTAGTGCGTCTATTCATGCGTTATTGCGCTTCCTATTATTAATATATGCGATTTGAAATTGTTGCTCAAGTTCACGAAAATTTTACAATTTAATTTGGGCGACTTGAAAGTGTGCAAGTGGAATAGGGGATGGGGTGGAAATTGGGAAGGATGGGGCGGTTGAATTTGGGGTGGGGATAGAAGAGGGTGACTGACACGCCCGACATTATTATAAAAATAAAGAAATTTTTCTCAACCCCCTACTTGCACACTATGTCAAAAAGTGTGTAAGTGGCTAGGGCTTGCATAGTTGGGGTATTTGTGATAGTATGTTGTTGCGGTCAACGAATGACCGCCCCCGAAAGGGGTTAAAAGAAAATAGAACATCAACGACATGAACCAACTTGCCACAATAGCACGTGCCGAACTTCCGGGGCGTTGAATGGTAAGGGTTGAAGATGTTCGGGGTTATAGTTCTTCCCTTGTTACTTCCCTTGTTATAACGGAAGATGCGCCCGATGCAACTTGAAAATTGAATAGACTTTACAACGATAACCCAAAAGGGTCATGTAATGTAAAGCCAGGCCGTTTAAAACTATGCACATTCGATAAATGTGTAAAATTATGAAAAGAGGTATTTTTATTATGGAACTCAAACTTTTTAACGGTATTTTCGATGTAACGCCCGAAAATAAGAACAACAAAACTCCTAGGGAAGTTTTTGTGGAAGAGTGCAAAAGTGTTTGTGAAACACCTTTTGACCTTTACCGCAAATTAAGTGTAAACGGTTTTAAGTATAAGCTATCACTTAAACTTCTTAAAGATGTTTTTGGGGAATATCGCGCCAATAGAGTGAATAACGGTATTTCAAGAGATGTTTCAGCCCTTGTTTATGCCGTTATTGCGTACCATGTAGATATGAGAAACGTTGATAAGACAGTGAATGGTGCTAGACGTGCCGCAATTCGTGACGGAATTAAAAGCGTTTTGTTCGCTTTTGGTATACCCACGGAAGACATCAAGGATATAAGCAATGCTAAAATAGCGGAACTTGCTTATCGCCTGACAGAATTCAAAACGGCAAAAGGTAAACGTATACTTGACACGGCAAGCACCTATAAAGCATTACAAGTTATTCTTGATATGTTTGTTTCTTCCGATAATCTCGGCGATGCCGGTATGAGGGCGTACAAGAAAATGAATAAAGCTCTTGACAAAAGTTTTGAAAAGGGGAATGAACGTACTTTAAACAAACTTCCGGAACAGACAGAAGAACAGACAGAACAGACAGAAGAACTTCCGGAACAGACAGAAGAACAGACAGAACAGACAGAAGAACAGACAGAACAGGCATAAAAACACAGCCTCCACGGAGGCCCCTTCGGGGGTCTCCCCTTTTATTACACGCGCGTTTTTTTTACGCGCAATAATACAACGCCTGTTTTTTTTCGGGCGCAAAATCCTGTTATACGCGCAACAGGTCTGAAATTCCGAACTCTTTTTTTACGCGCGACAGGTCTGAAATTCCTGTCTGTTGGCAAAAATTAGAGTGAATTTCATCTTTACGCGCAACAGGTCTGAAATTCCCGACTATTGGCAAAATCAGGTGACAATTGTGCCTTTACGTGCCAAAAGTCTGAGTTTCAGTGGTTCTTGCGCTTTCTGAGAGATTTGTGCGCTCAAACAAGTCTCTATCCATTCCCGAACGGGATTACTACGCTATCCCCAGCGTTACAGGGGAGGAAGGCAAGTTTTATGGATATGGAGAAGGCAAGGTTTGCCATAAAGTATTTCGTGGAGGAAGTCAGGGAATATGACGATCTACCCCAAATAATAAAAGACGAGGTAGATGCAGTTATTCTTCTGGTCAAGACGGGGCTCATTGATGAGGATGAACCGCTTGCGATATGGGCGGTTGCTCTAAACGGGGGGGAAGAACGTAGGCAGGGCAACAAGAACGTTGGCGGCATAACCCGTGTAAAATCAAAAGAAAGGGAGGTGTAATTATGCCACACGGAGGTATCCAAGTGAGGGAGTGTAAATACGACACTCTTCAATGGCACGGGTTCACCGTCAAGCAGGGAATGCTTTTCGGTGAGCACAACGGTACTCTGTTCGTATGGACGGGCAGAGTGCGCCCAAGAAAAACACCCGAGGGCGTAATAGTAGGCAAAGAAGTGAAAATCTTCACTTCGATTAAGAAAAGGTCGGATAACCCCGACCAGACACCAAACCCGTGGGGCGAAAAGTGGATTTTCTGCGGTAACGGCATGGGTAAGAAAATTCTCGAAAAGTCGTTGTTGCGGGAATACAAGATAATACCGCCCCCGAAATTCGAGGGTAAAGGTGGACGCGCCTTGTTTACCTCAAACAAGAGTAATCACAATATCGCCGCTGAAAAGGCATATTATTGGGATTGTCGTCAGTAAAGCCCGCTCGTCTAATGGGTTGCGAGCATAAATAAAACTCATTACCACAACTACGCTATCCCCAGCGTTACAGGGGAGAAAGGCAAGTTTATGAAGATGTTCAAAATAAAGTATTGGGAATTCGGGTTAACACCCGTTTTTGACGATAACGGAGAGGAGGTACAGATCGCCGCTAATTCTACGGCAGAGGCGCTCGACAAGTTCTTTGCTGAGTATCCTGTTCCTTATGAGGACATGGACGCCATGTGCGCCGTGCCCGCATAAAGGAGTCTCGTCTAATGGGTTGCGAGCCTAAACAAAACCCATTGTTAACGCTGACATAGCCGAATTGGTTAAAGGCGCGGACTCAAAGTCCGTTTCCGAAGTACAAGGAATCTGTTGGTTCGAGTCCAACTGTCAGCATCGCCGTCACAAATGTGGCGGTTTTTTTATGCCCAAATTTCAAAGGGGCAAATATTATTGTTTGGAGGAAATTAACATGAAACTCATCAATCTCACGCCGCATGACATCACGATCGTGCGCCCCGACAGGAATATCCTTATCCTTGCGAGCGGCAGTCTTGCAAGGGTTTCCGCCAAAACCGAGACTATCGGCGAACTTGACGGCATTCCTGTAACCGAAACTGTTTTCGGCGAAGTCGAAGGTCTGCCTGCACCTAAGGACGGCGTTGCCTACATTGTTTCCTCGCTTGTGGCAGGACGTGTCCCCGAACGTTCAGATGTTTTCATTCCGAACGAGAGCATAAGGGATGAAAACGGCGGGATTGTCGGGTGCAAGTCGCTCGGCAGAATATGAAAGGAGAAATACGAATGAAAGCAGGAGAAATTATCGCAAGAGCAAATACATTCCTTGCACTGTCAAGAGATAACTCGGTCGCCGAATCCGAGCAAAAGTCGGCGTACCGAACAGCTCAGGAGTATCTGAGCAAGCTCGACGCAATGGGTATTGAGTATTTTTATAGCATGAGGTCGGCGACATACGTCATTGATTACTCGGCTATGAGAACAATCACAGCATGAAAGGAGAGAACGAAATGAGCGAAAAATGCTATGGCAGAAAGAGAGTTCACTCTTCTGACGGCAAGCGTATTGCCGACGTAGAATGTTGGGAACTCGACGGAAAGGTCATATACCGCACAATGGTTTATGATTCCAATATGTTCTTGACAAACTGTTCCGTTTTGGAAAACGAGGACGATGCCATGACTATTGCGGCTGATTATTTCTACCCCGCTGAGTTGGTCTATGGCGACATGATTTCTAAAATGCGGAATCTATAAGGGTTTCGCAGACACTTTTAAGGAGGAAAGTAAAATGGGAAACGGAGTTAACTATATCATCGAGGGTTCTTATCCCATCACAATCCACAAGCGCACGGTGGAAATAAAAGGAAGGAGGTGGGCGATGTGTAGGACGTATATCAATCAGGGTGTGCGCCACTTCGTTGCCGCAGCTTTGGTCGGCGAAGAGAAGATTGATTTCGTCTTAAAAGGCAGAAATGCCTTAATATGCGAACACTGAGAGGAGGCGAGTCTTTTGAATAATATCGCACAGAAAGAGGTGATGCATATGACCTAATGTAAGCGTACCTACTCTGTCGAACAGCAAAAATCACGCTGGCTGTATCGCAGAGCAAGGGCGCTTTTAATATTAGGAAAGATTGGGTGGCCGGCTACCACAAGAAAAGAGGTGACGATATATATGATTGTTCGCTAATGGCTTCTGAAGGATTGTGCCACAAACAGTCCTATCCCAACGCACAGATTGTGCGAATTATTTTTAAGGAGGCTCTTTTGTTATGGAAAAAGAGAGTTATATAATACTTGAAAACGGCAGGGTAGAAAGGGTGCCGTGGTGTGCATACACCAACCCTGAATACCCGAGGGTGATTGACAATGACGCTCTGAGGGTATACGCACCTAACAACGCAAGCTTAAAGGGTGTATTTCTCGCACTTAGAAGCAAGCTTGGAGAAGACGTGGACTTCGAGTACATATTCGAGTCGATGGCAAAGACGGGTGTCTACGGCGACAAGAGCGAAATGATTTCGCAGTTGTTGGAGGTGGCTTAAGTGGCAGTATATCTCACCCTTGCAGCTTTGGTTTTGACTGGCTTCATTCATACGGCTTTGACAATAAGTCGTGAAAACAAACCAAGATTATCCGACGAATTCATCTAAAGGAAGGAGTGATGGTAATGCCGTACAAGGTTGGCGACAAAGTGAGGATCAATATCTTAAACAAAGAACTCAGCACTGTAGGGGTGATTCCCCCAATGTGCGAGTTAGACGGGGTGGTTGCTACAATCAGCGAGGTGCTTGACTGGTATTCACCACCTCATTATCGCCTTAAAGAAGTCGAGTTCTATTGGGACGACCTTATTTTAGAGCCGTTTCTAGAACAGGAGTTAAGTGAGGGAGACTTATGTATGGGTAGCGTCTTCTTCGGGACAAGTCATGTAAAAGTCTTGTGTCGAATGATACAAGGGAAATGCACAGCGCTCGGCTTCAACGTTGAAGCTATATACCCCATTCCCGTTTTTGCTGAAACCATAAGAGTAACAGCTTCAAATGCTCTTGGTGTCTGTGGGGAAATACAAGGAGTGGTGTGGAAAGAATGCGCATACGTCCCCAGTAAACCGCCATTTGTAGGAAGACTTGATCCTGACGAGTTTGAAAGGCTGAAAGGGGGCGATAAAAATGGAATTTGAAGTGGGAGATATTGTAAAAGTAAAGAACATTGATCAGATGAAGGCTGAGGGTCTTCAGGTTAATTTTCTTTCTCAGTTCGTGATTGATCGAGCGGGACGGAAGGCAGTTGTTTCCGAGGTATTTCCCGCTTCCGAGCTACTTCCCGGGAACGCATATTCACTTTCAGGTTTTAGGTTTCACCTGATTTGTCCGGAGTACCTAGAATTAATAGATAAAAAAACCGAAGCTAACATGATTGGATTAGGTCGAATTGTGTTGGGCAATTTTGTATCTTACTCAATGGTTCGTTATTGCAATGGACATTCTTTACCCATTAATGCTGAGGAATATGCGACAGACGATTTTCCCATTGTTTTGGGTACACAAAATATAATGATAACCAAGAACATTCAGTCTTTGGGTTTAGAAGTCGGAGATGTATTAGAGGGTATCATAAAAAATGGGTACTGCTACGTTCCGAACAAATTGCCATTTATTGGTATGTTGGCGGAAGAGGAATACAAAATAATATAAGGAGGAAAAAACAGATGGAAATCAAACAGAATTGGGTGTATGCTATACCTAGATTAAAGACCGTGGCAAGGGTGATGGAGATAGACGGCGACAATATCAAGTTTAATACAGGCATCACCGTAAACAAGGACGACGTGTGTTCTTTGTTGCCTGTCGGCACAATTCTTAATGATGCTAACGGCAATTCCTTCACGGTCAAAAGCGAATTAGAATCGTGTTTTAACCACGAAAATTCGTTGTGCGAAACAGACGAGAGGTTTATTAGCTTTATTGACTCCTACGAGAGACCAGCGTATTCAATAATAAAATACCCAGAAGCGGTTCTCACTCATGTCGCAGACGAAATGGAAAATATGGTGACAAACTTTTTCAAGAGTACCATATATAGCACAACTCCCTTGGCAATAAACAAAATACTGTCAACGTGGAAGAACAGCAAAGAGAGACTGCGCACAATACTCTCAAAACATCCTTTATGGAACGAGGACGAACTTGCAATAGATTGGGAAATTGAAGTCCCCAACAAAGAGCAAAGAGACCTCGCAGAGTCTAGATACCGCAGTATTGTCGCCCAGTATAGGGAAGAATATCGAAATGACTACGACAGACTTATACCTTTGCTTGAACAAGTTAGGTTCAATTCGTTTATCGAGGGAAGCGAAATCTTCAAATTATTTGGCTTGCATATCGCCAAAGGTATGAAGCCAACCAGAGCCTTAAGGAAATTTTTCGATGAGACAATGATGTCTAGGGTCGAAAATTTTGAGAAAATGTTTGCTGAACTGGCGGACGCTCTTTCAACGAAACCGCTCAAAAGGCGTATAACACTCTCGATCCACCCTATGGATTTCCTACGCATGAGCTACGGAAACTCGTGGAGTTCCTGTCACCATATAGGCAAGAGAGGATGCTATAGCAACGGTACACTATCATACCTCATGGACGAGCAGGCTATGGTAGTATCTCTGCTCGATCCTAACAGCAAAGATAAGACATACGAGCAGCCCAAGATCAACAGAATGATGTTCTTCTTAAACGAGTCGAACGACATACTCCAAAGCAGGCTGTACCCACAGGTGCGCATCCAAGAATTAGAAGATATTTTAGCCAAGGAGGTGGCTCAAAAAATATCTGAGTGTCTGAATATTGAACAGACATTCAAAGCTGTTGTAAGTGATGTAACTTGTGATCGCTACGTTACATCAGCTGGCACTCACTACCGAGATTACGCTTGTACTAACTTTGGTCAGAGAATCTGGTCAACAAAAGACACACTGGGCCAGTTTAAAATAGGACACGATTGTTATTGTGTCAGCTGTGGCGAGCCGAACTCTCACAATGGTAGTTTAAACTGCGGTTGCGCAGAAAACGAGGCGTGGCGTATATTTGTCGACTTTGTTTGTCCTAACAGTGGGCGCAGATTCTATAATATCGCCGACAGTAAATACAACCCCAAGGACGGAAGATACTACATAAAGTATTCCGTCTGCAAAGAATGCGGAGAAGTATTCTTCGATTCGCATATATATTGCGAAGAATGCAGAAGAAAAATACCGCTGTTCTGTGAGGGAACTGGTGAGTTAATAGAGGGCATACCAGTTTTAATCGACGACAAGCCATATTCGCAAGAATACGTCGACGACAACTTTATGTTATGCCCTGAATGCGGAGAATACCATCCAAATGAAGACATGGAAGAAGTGGATGGTGTCATGTATTGCAGGGAATGCGTAGAAGAAAACGATGTATTCTTTTGGTGTGAAGATTGTCAATCTTATCACCACAAAGACCACACGGAATACTATTACATAGAAGACTATGGCTACGTCTGCCAAGACTGTTATGACGAAGGTGACTATTGTTACTGTTATCACTGTGAAGAGTATTTCCAAGGTCGGGATTTACAGTACGTCGATGGACACGATGTCTGCGAAAACTGCCTATCGAGGTATTATAGGTACTGCGACAGGTGTGAAGAATATCATGACGAAGAAAGCGGCGACTGGTTATCCGATGGTGATACATGGTGGTGTGAATACTGCATTGAAAATTATGCTACACGCTGCGACCACTGTGGTGAATATTATCCAGATAACACTGGCGAGACAGTTGACGAGGATGCAAACTGGTGTGATGAATGTGTTGCAAATGCGGCATTCTGCTGTCCTGAATGCGAGGAATATTGTTCAAACGACTTAGGACGTTACGACGATGAAACTGGTGAGACTTGCTGTCAGGCTTGTTACGAACAGTTAATTGCTGAAAGAGAGCAAGAAGAGCCGCAGAGCGAGTTTGTGCCATATACAGCGACCTTGCACACAGCCATCGACGGCTTTGAAGAAGGGAGGACGGTAGAAGTTTTGGCAATCGACGGCGAAAGAGCCACGATTAAAATAAATGATGGTGTTCATGAACACTATAGATTCGTAGGCACCAATGTAATAAATGCTATATAAGGAGGAAAACTAATGGACTTTTTTGAAATCTGTAAACTTGAAAAGGGCGAACTTAAGAAAACGCTCGAAAAGGAACTCACAAACATGGGATACGCCGTCACAAACGCTGACGGCTTTCTTTATGCCGAGGGAACTGTCCCTGTGTTGCTGCTTGCTCACATGGACACAGTACATAAAGAGAAGTGCAGTATTATATGCACAGACGGCAACTATGTAATGTCGCCACAGGGTATCGGCGGTGACGATAGGTGTGGCATATTCATGGTGTTGGAGACCATCAAGGAACTCCGTTGCTCTGTACTCTTCACGGAGGACGAAGAGATAGGGTGTGTCGGGGCGAAAAAATTCTGCGACTCTGGAATTACCCCGACTGTGCCTATCAATTACTTGATAGAGTACGACAGAAAGAACGCAGATGACGCAGTATTTTATAGTTGCGACAACCCTGACTTTGAGAAGTTTATAACCGATGAAAACATCGGATTTAAAACTGCTCATGGTTCGTGTTCCGACATCAGCTACGTCGCACCGTATCTCAAAACTGCGGCGGTCAATCTTAGTTGTGGGTACTACAATCAGCACACTCTACATGAGTATGTTATTATGTCAGAGATGACGAATAATATCGAGCGAGGAAAGGCGCTCATTAGAAAACCTTGTGATCACTTTGAATACATAGAAAAGAAGTATGATTACAAGTCAAGCTACTCCAATTATGGTTACGGCGGAAAGTGGGGACGTTCTTATGACTTGACTGGCTATTATAGTGGGAAGAGTTATAGTTATGACTACGATTTGGATGACTACGATTCGGAACTCAAAACGTCTTATCGACAGGAGGTGTATGCAGACCTTGACGAATATGCGATAACACTTTTCGGAGAGTGGTATGGGCGAGAGATTCTGCAAGTGGAAATGTTCGCACTAACCGACATCGCTGATTATGACCCAAAGAAATACGTTATCCACTCTGCTTATGGAGCGATGAGTATTGCAGAATACATGGATATGTACTCAGGAGACCCCGATTTTGTCGAGTTTGCAGTAGACAAGAAATGCAATATTTACTGCATAAAAACCGAAAGCACTTGCTGTATTAACGTTGCCATAACCATGGACGGCGATTATATCAGCGGTATCGACGACAGTATTCATGTAATGTATTACCCGTCTGATTTGGTAAAATATCCGAGAATGACGGAAGAGCAGTTTTGGAGCTTTGAATCCTACTGTGAAATCCAGTTGGACGAAGACATAGAAGAACTGGTCGAATCTTATACAAAGGCCACGATATGAATGTATTAAAACATTGAAAGGGGGAATGCTTCTCATTAGTAATTGTTCGCACCGCCAACCAACCCAACCGAGACAAACCAGTGCCAAAGCGCACAAATCTAAACTTTAACTTTAAGGAGAAATGAACTATGAAAAACTTTACCAAAGCTAACCTTATGACCGGTGACATGATCGAGACCAGAAGCGGCAAGAGAGCAACAGTTATGCTGAACACCCCTATCGGAAATATCCTGCGTTTCCACACCGAAAAGGATTCGTTCTCTTATCTTGACACGAGATACAGCGACACTCTGACTCATAACAATCATGAAAACCTTGACATCGTAAAGGTGTACAGGGTCGATCCCACAAAACTTCCAAGCAACAAGATCGGCGACCTAGTTGCTAACCCCGAGAAGATGCTTGAATACGGACAGGTTGTTTATGACAGGTGGTCGTCCGATGAGGCAGACAGCGATGATAATGAATCGCCTGTCACCGCATCGTTTGAGGCTACGGCTTGTGAGGCAGAGACCAATGACGAGGTGGGCGAATCTCAGAAGCCTACAAAGGCTGTGCTTCAGACGGGCGATATGCTGGTACATAGAAACGGCAAGGTTTCAACGGTTTACAAAGATACGCCTGTCGGTGACATAACAAGATACCATACTGAATCGAACTCGTTCAGTTATCTGAGTAACTTTGACGAAGAACTGATACACAATGATAAGACAAACTTCGATGTTGTGGCTGTGTTCAGAACAGCAGAGACAGATATGACCAAGGCAGGCGACCTTATTGGAAATCCTGAAAAGATGATAACGAAAAACAATCTGCTTTGGAGCGAAAGCTACAGATTTAATGTGTCGTTTGTATACAACGAAGAACAGACTTCGTTCGTGTTCCCAAACGCAGTAGTGGACATCGACGATTTTGATGACGAGGAGGATTGTGACGACTAAAATATGGGGCGAACAATTGATAACGCCCTTAAAAAAGAGATAGACTCTGAATACTGTTACTATTGTGGTCGTAAGCTCAACAACCAAAACAGGACTTACGACCATGTAGTTCCAGTTGCAAAAGGGGGCAAAGACACGATAGATAATTTGGTTGCCTGTTGTAATGACTGCAATCAAATCAAGAAAAACTACACTCTGTATGAGTTGCTAAATGCGCTGGATTGTCAAAAGAAATTCTGCGATGACGAAGTGAGGATGGCAATGATAGATTATCATTATAGAGTGTTTGAACTCGCAAGACAAAGACGCAAAACCTAACCGCAGCCCCTTGGAAACGAGGGGCTTTTTATGGATGTAATGGTTTCATATCGGTTCGATTCCGATAACATCCACCCATTTTAAAGCAGGAGGTATTACAATGCGTACCAGAACAAGACGAGAGCAGAGAGTGTTGTCTGCACACAAAATCAAACACAGAAAGAAGGTGACAAGAGAATGTTGGTGGCTGAACTGCTACGCTAATCAGCCGAGCGGTCGTTTCTCTGAGCGACTGCTTTACTCTTCACGGACGAAAAGAAAAGCGCCGTGGAAGCCCGAGCCGACTTTAGCCGACAGAAAGAAGCTGGAATCACTTAACCACAGAATGGAGGAGTATTATAATGAAGGTTTATGTGAACTGTCGTAAAGGCGACATCAAGGACGATAACTTGTACAGGGCGGCGATAGCTAGGTATTATCTTTCGGAGGCTTGCAAGAAACCGAAGAAAAGGAATCTTGCAGAACTTGCCACGAGATATTCTTATATAGGCGAGGCTGCAAGAGTCGTCAGGGATATTATAGACGACGAAACTTATATATTTATGACGGAAACTTTGAATAATATGGGGTCTTTTGAGAAAGCAATCGACGAGTTAAAGGATGCCATGGACTATAGAAGTCCTTCTTTTCTTCCGGATTTCAGAGTGCTTTCAAGTGCCGCAAACTCATTCCAAAAGTTTTCAGGTACTCCGTGGATTGAAACCTTACAGGAAGTTAACAGCGAAAGAAAATCTCTTGGACTCAAAGTGTTACCGTTATAATAGGAGGAATAACAATGAACGACAGAACTAATGAAAAGGAAATCAGCAACGCAACGGATGTCAAGGATATTGACACTATAAACCGTGAGGAATATCTTGAAGAGATATTTGCGTTTAGTTATTAAGGAGGTATTAACATGGATTTCGACAAGTTCTTTAAGAAGCATTTTAAAATTGCGGCGTTTTACAAGTACCCAAAGATTAAGTTTGACCGTGTTACACGGCTCAATACAAATGGTGAAAGAGCCAAGGAGAGACTGAGTGTTCTTGTCAAAGACCTTGATAGGTTAGTAAAGGAATACGGTCTCGAAAAGTATGTCGAGCAGAATGGTATCGGAGCGATCGCCGACAAACTTGACGAGTTGGTTATATAAGGAGAGTGATTTATGCCTAACTGGTGTACGACGACATACAGATTTCATGGAAAGCCAAACGAAATAGTATTGTTACATGACAATATAGTTAAATGGACAAGTCGCAGTTTTGAACAGACAGATTTCGGTAATGCGTGGCTAGGCAATATCCTACACGGAGCAGGATTACATGAACTTGTAGAGGTTAGAGGAATGTGCCGTGGCACGATTGTTTCTGTGGGAGACATAGAATGGACAGACGCATTCGATGTATACACTGAAACTGCTTGGCAGCCTTGTGCAAAAATGTGGAAGGAGGTGATTAAAAAACTCAACCTTAAAAGCGTAGACTTTTGTTATATTGCCGAAGAACCGGGTTGCGGTCTTTATCTGATATACGATCCGAAAGGGTGCGGTTACTTTGATTCTAGCGAGGTTTGTATATCAGGTGAAACACAAGACGAAAATCTTTATGGGTATTATACAGTCAGCGAAGCGGTATTTGAATTAAACAGAATTTTGGGAACAGATAAAAAGGAGCTATCTGAACTTATGGAGGTGGTAAAAAAATATAACGAAAACAATGAGTCGTTCTATATAGATGTGAACATATTTGAACATACCAGTGAAGACTATTGTCCATTTTAAGGAGAGATGCAAATGAATACAGAAAGCATTATTGAAAGAAAAGAACTACGTGACCAGTGTGTAAGCAGGATAGAAGTGTTGCAGAAAGTCAAGGCACTCATGCTGATACCGCATTTGGAGTGCATGACAATCAAACAGGTTGCGGAGTATTACGAGGTTGACAGAGACATCATTAATAAATGTTATCAGAGAAATCAGAAAGAGGTTGACAATGACGGCGTTGTTTTGCGTACTCCAAAACAGTTCACCGAACTAAGTGGACATGGTGTCCAATTAGTAAGGGGGAAGAATAAAGCTGTTTTAGACCTTGGCAACGGAGTAACAATCGAGATTCCCAACCGCGGAACCAAATGTTTTTCAAAGAGAGCAATTATGAGAATCGGTATGCTCCTTCGTGACAGCCGTGTGGCACAGGAACTCAGAACACAGCTTCTCAATGTTGTTGAGAACACAGAAGTAGAACGCCCCGAACTACTGACAAGCGAGATTGACTATGAGACACAGCTTCAAGTAGCAGTCGGACGTGCGGCGATGAGTGGTGATCCTACGCAGATAATAAAGGCAATGACTGATATTGTTGCATATAAGAACCGCCACATAGACGAACTCGAAAAGGCGAACGAACAAGCTGAAGAAGATAATCGAACGCTCGCAGGAGAGACACTGAGAATAACCAGCCGAAAAGAGTTAGTCAGAAGTGTCCGCTGTTTGGCAACGAGAATCAAGAAGACAATCCCTGCAACGTGGAATGTCTTATATAAACAACTCTTATACAAGTTTAGCATAAGCCTTGCCAACAGAAAAGCGGCGGACTCTCGCGGCGCAAAGAGAAAACTTGTTGAATACATACGACCCGACGAATGGCGAAAGGTTCAGATGACCATATCGGCAATATTAAAAGACAATCATATAAGCCCCACAGAGTTCTATGATGAAGTCTTTGACGATTATTATATGAAAAGAAATGAGGAATAATACCACAGAGCGCCTGAGAAATTGGGCGCTCCTATTTTTATATAGGAGGTTTACAATGAATGAGTTTTCCTTTTATCATATAGTGAACGAACACACACGCAAATGCAGGACAGTACAAAACGTGTCAGAAACAATAGAAGAAATCAAAACGCCAACGGAGATTAAAAAGAAAGAGAGTGGGCTAAAAAGGATAAAGCATAGAGTGGCTAAGTTTTTCGGTGTCGCAATTGTCGCAGTAATGGGTACAATGTCAATTGTGTTATATGCTTTAATAATATAAGGAGGAAAAGGTGATGAAAATTAAGTGTATTAGTGCAGATATTTTTGAGAGCAAATCATTCGGGAACTGTAGCAACCATGGTCTTTCGACAAGGTTTAAAAGCGTACTCTTGATGCACCCACATGGACATATAGAGATTGACGCCGAGGATTTGCCCGAGAATTTCTGCCGTATCAATGAGATGAGACTTGGCGGTAAAACATATCTTTATGTTGAGCCATATTCAAAGCCGGAACATTTAGGATGGATGTCGGGCGGTTGCTTGGTATACTCATCCGATTCAAGATTCCATGAGTTCTCTGATTATCCTTTAGTGTTACATGATAGGCAGGAAACTCAGGAACAGTACGACCTGTTGTCTCATTAAGGGGGGAATAGACAGTGTATAAAAGAAAAACAAAGGACGTTTATATTCTTTTTGGCAACTGGGGTTACGGCTGGGACGAGGTGCTTGAAGAAGATACTTTTAAGGAGATCAAGATGCGTTATAAAGAATATGTTGAGAACGACAAAAGAGCAATCTTTCAGGTAAAGAAAGTAAGAAGAAAAATCGAACAGATAAAAGATTAGTTTCAAAACAATGTTCAAAGAGTGAAGTGATATTTTTGAAAATTAACGATAGATACGAAATCAGAATTGTAGTTGTTGAAATCAAATACAACGGGCAAACAGGAGATGTATATGACAATTTGTCTGAGTTCAAAGAAGATAAACCCTTTAGTGATTATCGGTATGGGTTTATTGTCCTTGACACAGAAACGGGTTATATTCCTTCTGATTGTAACGATTGGAATGATAGTGTGGAAGAAGCACTATTCGATTACGAATGTAATGTAGAATAAAAGTAAGCTGACCTATCGGCATGACGGGGAGAAAGGATAAAGCTATGATAAGATTTGCTGTCTATAAAGCAGATGGTAGCAAATGCTATTATGTTTATGAAAGTGAAGATACAATAAGAGAAGATTATCTTTCGGAGAACTGTATATTACCTCATAACGATGATGCCATAATTTATTTTCAAATAGGTGGCGTACCGTTGTGTGTTGATTGTTTTTTTGACATAATTGTTTTGCTTGGAATTGAAACCGCAACGGATTGATGTAGAATAAAAGCAAGTTTTTATAAGGAGGTCTTAATATGAAAAAGAAAACAAAGTTTTATCTTGATGCCGAAAATTGGGAAGGTTGCGATGTTTATTTAACCAATCAAAACAATCGTCTTTGGGTTGTGGCTTGTTGCGATGATAACTACTGTGCAGCTTATGTTGATGCAAGACAATTATATGAAGAGTTGAAAGAATATTTTGAAGGCGATAAACGGAGGGAGGAAGAATGAGTATAAACATAAGCGTGGGTGCGGCAAGCATATGTATATCTGATGAAGAGGCGCTAATGATATACAAACAAATAAAGGCGCAAGCTGCAAAGACGGAACTTGAAAGTCGGAATTACTTTGTGGATTCTATTCCACAGGACTTTGATTATCTGAGAGAGTTGTGTAATCATGACTTTACAACAGTTCCCAAAAAATTTAAAGACAAGCGATGCGAGAGTTACACACACGAATATTTCGATTGGTGTCGCGCCGTGGAGGTGTTATATAAAATATCGAGATACGTTTTTGATGTATATTATGATAGGTATACAACGCCACTTTTAATTGGTTATACCGAATCGTGTACTTTAGAAGAATATATGAAGAAGTGGTCTGAATATAAGCACAGGGATGATGCGTTGATTGAACAAATTTGCAAAATGGCTCGGGATCAGACTAATTCAAACTGATAAAGGAGGAATAATTATGAGAAGCACTGGAATTATAAGACGTATAGATGACCTTGGAAGAGTTGTGATTCCGAAAGAAGTCAGATGCTCAATGAAAATCCGCGAGGGCGATCCCTTGGAAATATATGTAGACAAGGATTGCGGAATGGTGTGCTTTCAGAAGGTTGATACAAGAACTGATGTTTGCACCGAACTGAGGCTGATTAAGGAAAAGTATTCAGACCTTCTTTCCGTATCAGAAGAGGTAATGATAAACAATTGTATCGAGAAAATCAAACAGAGAAGTAACAAGGATAATGATTCTAACGAATAAAGGAGGAACAGTATGCAGGTCGTGATTATAAAAGAAGAGGACGGCGCTTTGCTTATAAATGGCACACCACTATCTTATGAGCAATTATTACAATTGAAAAGATATTTTATAAAGAGGGAGGCCGAGGACTATATCGCCAAACGAATTCTTGTTGAAACAGAGGGAACTCAGGAAGAGAAAATGATACTATATGAAACAATTGTTAAAGACGAAGCACTAATGGATCATATAGCAAACGAATTTTGTGCATGGTATAGTATTGTTGAACAGACAAATCCAGTCATTGAAAACACTTTTGTTAAGGCTATTCACTCATTGATTGATTTCGATAGAGAAATGAGAGAGTTGAAGGGAGAGTAATATGTACCAAAACGAAAAGGGCGAGTACGTTGTAATCAAAACGTATACCAACGAAGACGGTGAAGAAGTTAAGCAGTGCAAAACTTATCAGGCTAATGGGTGGGTGAGAATCGAAGAGTATTATCCTGACGGCACAGTAACAGAAACATACGAAAAGGAGTGAGTGTATGTGAAGGTTAAGATAGGGATAGAATTTGAGGAAAACTTCAACGAAATACCTGACGATATTGATGATATGTATTTAGCAGATATGGTCAAAGATATAGTATTTCTGGTCGAGGAAAGACTCAAAGAGATGGATATTGGGATTACGAATTATTGTTATATGACAGAAAACGATGCTACTTCATTAGAATATCTTGAAGGAATATTCGGCGAAAAATAAAAAGGTGAACTCATGTATGTGATAAAAAAGTATAAGTCCGAGACATTTGGGAATACAGCCACAATAGAGAGGGGGCGAATGAAGCCTTATAAAGAAGCAGAGGAGTCAATAAGTTATAGACTTTGTTGCTATGCTGATTATAACAATAGTATGTTGTATTATTGTAGTTGTTTTGAAACATTCGATGAAGCCTACAATAAACTAATGAGCTTGTCGTGCGGCGAGTGGAAAGAAGATATGGTAAACAAGAAGGTGAAATATTGATACAATCTTATTACATTGGTGGAACTGGTTCGGGAATCAAAGCGGATACAAAGGAAGAGTTCCTTAGTTATTTAGCCGAAGAGATAGATCGTGCCGAGTTTGATGGCGCACTTAATTTTGATGTGCAAATAATAATAGATACCGAAAGGAACGATAACATATGAAGAGAGCAATTAGACGAGGAGTATTTGAAACCAATTCGAGCAGTGTACATTCAATAACAATGTGTACAGAAGACGAATGGAACGAGTGGAAACGGGGAGAACTTGTGTGGGATTATCTTACCGAAAAGTTGATTCCTGTAAATAATGATGTGGGAGAGGTCGATAATGGTCGGTACTATTCTTATGAGAATTGGTTCGACGGTGGTTGGTTCAGAGATTATTATGATAGATACCATGACGAATATACTCTTCCAAATGGAGAGGTTATTCATGCTTTCGGATATTACGGGCATGATTAAATAACGAGTTTTCGACCCCTCTTGGACAAAACTGAGAGGGGTTATATACATAAATAACTATAATTATTGGAGGGCTAACAAATGTCAGCAAACAAAAACGAAAGATACGAAAAGTGGTACGCAGAAGCAAAGAAGCAGACACTTGAAACACTTCCTGCGTTCATGAAGAAAATACTTGACGAACCACAGGACTATAACTCAATCGTAGAAGCGGTTGCTGCTTGCGCTATTGGTGCGGCTTGGGCGGCAGACCATCACAAAAATGGTGGAATCACGGGCTTTCAAGGTAGCTGTGTCATGTGGCGTTTTGTTCAGTATTGGATGAGCTTGCAGGATAGTTGCGGTTTGAGAATAATAAACTACGATGATATGCTTTATCCGCAGTGTGAGTACAAGTTTACTGAAAAGACTATCAACAAAGAAACGTGGGAAGCTATGCAGAAAAAGGCTGCTGAATTTTGGAACGAATGTGGTGGCAGCCATGCTGCGGATCGTGTACTTGGCCATTGGCGTTCAATCATGGAAGGCAATGTGCCGTTTGGGTATAAGGTCGAAGATTAAGAAGAAATAACAAATGAAGGAGAACTAAAAAAATACGGATAGGGTTAGTTTATCTTGGAGGTAATCAATGTGAGAACTAAAAGAGTAGAATATGACAGAGGATGTTTTGTAAAAGATGAGGCACTTGAAAAAGAGATTGACTTTAAGGCAAGAGAGTTTGTTAATGACATACTGGATGGTGTTGGTAAAGACTATGCAATTCACGACTTAGAGCCAATTATAGTCGATACTATAATTGGTTTAATTGCAGGCAGGGCGATAGACGAATGTGCTATACTTATGAAAGAATTGGAGGAATAACAAATGAGTGCAGATTACAACTTATATGTGAAAAAAGAATATCCCGAACCTGACGAGTGTATTTATGGAATAAGTGCAGGTGGTTGTCTCAACAGTAATATTATTCATTTACTCTTTCGGATAATTCAAGAACGTAACTGTGTGCGTGATGAGTGGAATGATATTCGTCTTTGTAAAGTTTGCAGGCGTGATTTTATAGCCATTCGAGAACTTTTGTTATCCAACGATAATATAGATGAGTTTAAACGAGAGATTGCATTGGGACAATTGGACGAGATAGTAAACAGTTGTTCTGATGAAGATAGGCTGATCTTAGAAAGTTGTTGATAAGAGGGTGACTATGATTGTATTTATTTTGCGTATGCCCAATGTTGGCTTACGGAATAATAAACTGAGTGGTTCAAACCGTCTTTATTATAGTGCATATTGTGATAATTTTGTTCCGAAGAATCTTGTCGGAAACATATATTATTATGACTTTGGTGATGGTCGGACTGCTTCAATTGAAGTTAAAAAAATGCCTTGTGAAGAAGCTCGCAAAATGGAAGAAAAATCCCATGGGTTTTATGGTAGCGATTGGATGATAAAGTCACTGATTAAATATGGTGAAATAAAGGCGCTGAATAATGAGAGTAATGGAAATCAGACGGTTTTATAACAGAAGGAGTAAAACAATGAACGATATTAAAGAACTCGAAGAAAGAGTTGTCGATAGGAGGAATAACAAATGAGCAATATAATTCTGCTATTATCAATGATATTCTTGCATATAGTAGATGATTATTATTTGCAAGGTGTACTGGCACAAATGAAACAAAAGCAGTGGTGGATAGATAATGCGCCTAAAGAATTGTACAAGCATGATTACATCATGGCTCTGATCGAACACGCATTTTCGTGGACATTTATGATTCATGTTCCTTTGTTTTGGGCGTATCATTCCAACACGAACATATACTTATTCGCAATTCTGTTTGTGTCGAATTGGATTATTCACGCAGTAGTTGATAACGCTAAAGCAAATAAACTAATCATAAACTTGTGTCAAGATCAGATAATACACATCATACAAATAATTGTGTTATGGCTTTGCTATGTAAAATGAAGGAGGACTAATAATGAATACTATTGAACAGCTCGATGAAAGAATCGCCCAGCTTACAGAACTCGTAAAGACTGGTAGTGAAGCAATAAAGAATATGGGAACTGCACTTAAAGCGGCAGAGGAAGAAAGAGACAGGCTTGCGGATCAGCGGAGAGAACAGGAGCCGAAGTTTGAGAGGGTTGGTAAATATGAAAAATATTATTCTATACTATTCGATGGTGCGGCTATGACCTGTCAAGAAAGAGATAATGGTCAAAATAGTTTTGATGATACAAACAATTTTGAATCGAATAATTACTTCAAAACTGTGCAACGTGCCGAAAATGTTGCCGATAAAATTAACTTTTTATTGAAGCTCGAAAGACTACATGATACGTTCTGTCCTGATTATAAACCCAACTGGAATAGTGGTGAACGAAAATATTATGTATTCTATGGTCATAATAGTGAATGTTATTCAGTAGGTTCAGTTGGTAATGTCGAGTATGAAACAAATGTATTTTCCCCAACATTGGAGATCGCAAAGAAAGTTTGCGATGTTCTTAATAAGGAATTGGAGGAAAAGAAATGATTTGGTGTATTATAGGAACAACACTTTTTATTTTAGCTTTTGTTTTTAACAAATTAGGTAATATATGTAATGATAAATATCGTGATACAGAAAAACATTCTTATGGCGAGGCAAGCGATGTCTTTGAAGGGCTATGTGCAGGTTCTTTGCTAATATCTCTTATAATAATAGCAGTATCATCAACATTGCTTATACTATCTCATAGTTATGTTGGAAAATCTGCAATTCAAAGAGCTAAAGACCAGCATGACGTTTATATTATATTACTTGAAGAAAATAAAGACATCACTATACAGAATCAACTATATAAAGATATAGTTGAATACAATGCAGACCTAAGAAGAAAGAAATACTGTAGTAAGTCTCTTTGGACTAATTGGTTCTATCTTGATGACTGGAATGAAATAGAAGAAATAGAAATAAAGCAAGCGAGGAAATAAGCAATGAATAATACATTTATCAAAGTGTTTAACAGAATGAGTAGCTTTTTATCTGCTGAGACAACAATGTTTATGAGGGTACAAAGGCTTACTTCGTCTTGCCTAAAATCATCAATGTTTAAATACGACATTCTTGCCGCTGCCGAGATAGAACCTTGTAAGCATATGGACGTTTGTGAGACTTTAGGAAGAATGTATAAGAAATTACATGATACATCTTGTCAAGAAGAATTTGCTGATGATGAATTGGTGCATCATTTTAATGTTTATTTTGACGCTAGCTTAAATAGAATTGATGTTCATATTTATTTGGAAAGAAAGGAAGATAAATAATGAGAAATATCGAATCGTTTTGCCCTAAGAGTACAAGTTGGCTCGAAGTTAGAGATAACTGGTATCCAGCTTATGAGCGAAATAATAAACTATGGGTTGAAGCAACGATTAGTGCAATCTCTGGATATATTGATTACTCGTATACAGGCGAGGGGCTTGATCGTAAGTGTAATGAAAAGCGTTATAATTACGGAGTGAATATTATGTTCTGGGGTGCTGACGACTTCGCTTTAGAAAAGAGTATTGGAACAAACGACTTTGACGAGGCTGTTAAGATTTATAGGCAGTTCAGAAAGCTGATAAGAAAAATAAAGAAGATGGGAACAATGGATTTGCAGTGGTTCTTGCATGAACGAGGTTTTGCACGTTGGTGAGGTGATAAAGTGAAAGATTGGAAACACGCAACTAAGCAAGAAGTTGATAATATGACTTACAATGAAGCTGTCGAGATAGTTCAAGAACAGATTGACATGAAAGAAAAGAAAGACAAAGATAGTGAAGAGTGGTGTGCAGGAACGTATACCGCACAGGCTTATCAGATTGTTCTTCATAGAGCTTTACACGCAAACGGAGTGAGAGAATCTTTAATGGCAGCTCTTAAACGAAACCATGAATTAAGAGATGAAAATACAAGATTGCGATATATGCTTTGGGAAATAATCAACGAATGTAATAAACCTCATTATGACCGCAAAGATGATTTGAATAGCTACTATAAAATATGTAGTATTATTAAAGATGCAAATGAATACTTGGAAAAGAAAGGAGACCGTATATGAACAAAAAAGCAAGGAAAATAAAAACAATCATACACAAAGTCTTGATAGGCATAGCGATTTGTATACCAATCATTTCATTTATTGGGATTGCTTTTTATAGTGTATATGGCACGAAAGAAACAGTGACTATTACAGTAGCAGATAAAGCAATCAAACGCTATGATAAATCAGACAAATATATCATATACACCGATGAGGAAACCTTTGAAATCACAGACGAAATTCTTCTTGGGCGATTTAATTCGTCAGATGATTACGGCAGTTTGAAAGTTGGCGAGACTTATACTGTGACTGTGAATGGTTGGCGAGTTCCCTTTTTGTCTTGGTATAGAAACATTATTGAGATAAATGAATGAAGGGAGGGGCTTAAATGAATAATCTCAATCAATACATTAGTGATAATCTTTCTAAGATTGGTAAGTCAATCAACCCAGAAGATTATACTTTTTTAAATACAAACCCACATCTTCATACTCCTATTTTAATTGGTCTTGGTGGTTCACACTCTTACGGAACCAATATAGAAACATCAGATATGGATATACGAGGTATAGCTCTTAACTCCAAAAAGGAAATACTACTTGGAAATGGGTTTGAACAAGTAGTAAACGAAGCCACAGATACTACAATCTATTCTTTAAAGAAAATTGTTGGGCTTCTAACTAATTGTAATCCTAATGTAATTGAAATGTTAGGATTAAAGCCTGAGCATTATCTTTATCTTTCTGGAACTGGGAAAGAACTTCTCACCAATAAGGATATGTTTCTTTCTAATAGATGTGTCAAATCCTTCATGGGCTATGCTAATAGTCAGCTTTATAGGCTGCGGCAGAAAACAACCGTAGCAATGACAGAAGCAGAATTGAACGAGCATATCTGCAAAACGCTTAACGGAATGAGAGATATGCTTGAACAGAATCATTCAATGAACGGAATTGATGTTCGTTTAAAAGACGGAAAAATTGTTCTTGACCTTAATCTTAAAGATTATCCCGTAGAAGATTTGAGTGCGGTGTTGGGTGTGTTTAATAATACACTTAGAGAGTATAATGGCGTGAGTCGTAGAAATGAAAGAGCAATTGCACATGGTAAAATTGCAAAGCATTCTATGCACCTCTTACGTTTGTACATGATGTGTGAAGATATTCTTCTCTATGGTGAAATTAACACTTATAGAGAGAAGGAACATGATCTACTTATGAGCGTTAGAAATGGAGATTTTCTTGGAGAAGACGGGAAACCCAACAATGAATTTTTTGAACTTGTAAAAGAATACGACGATAGACTTCAAAGAGCAAAAGAAAAATCTGTTCTTCCTGACAAACCGGACATAAAACGGATTGAGGATTTTGTTGTTGGAGTAAATGATTGTATTGTGCATGAGGTGATAAAATGAAAGATTGGAAATACGCAACTCGGCAAGAAATCAACAATATGACTTACAATGAAGCTTGTGAGATCATTCAGCGACACATTGATAATGGTGTACGAGCGACGGAACAACTCGATCATGGTTCTCGTAGAGGAACTGATTTCGCACCGAGAGCGCATATGACAAAGGCTTTACAGATAATTGTTGATAGAGCAGATAAAACCCAGAAGTATGAAGAGTTTCTTTGGGAAATAATCAATGAAACGCATAAAGACCATTATGGTGATCCTGCACTTGCGTATTCAATAATATGTGATATGCTTTCAGAAGTTGAAGAGCAGATGAGAGAATGAAACGAGATTTTCATTATGAGGTAAAAAACAAATATGACAGAATCAAATTTTATGAAAATAATACTTAATGCGTCTGATGAAGAATTAAACGTTTATGCTAAAGAATGTAATGCTTGTGCTTCTTGTGGTGTTTGGGATGAAAATAGTAAAATGTATTCGTTATTATGTGAATACGCTTACTGGAACAATGGGGATTTTGTGCCAGCAATGAATATTATCATAGCAGTAGCATTGGAATTTATGAAGCGAAATGCAAAGGAGTAAAAAATAATGAAACTTGAAATGCTATCAAATATTATCAACGATCTTTGGCACGAGAATGACGTAGACGAAATAAGGGTTCAACTGAGGCTTAATAAGTCTCAGTTTAGACACGATGCTATGACGTATGATGTGGTTCTAATTTGCCGAGATATATCCGCCAGCGACGAGGACGATCGCAAGCATATCATCAACAACGCTTTGTTAACTGGTGTTACAAGACTCGCAAAGCTAAAATACGGAATTAAGTACGACCTTCAAATCATTGGCGTGCGTATATCGCCTTCATATATTGACCATCGCGTGATGGAGGTAGATGCTACTTTAGGCACATTAGGAGGAACGCTTATTATATGAAAGTTTATGTTGTATATCGTGAAGCTTTTTGTCGGTATGGCTTTATTGATAAACGTTTGGTAGCAATCTTTAGTAAAGAAGAATACGCCATTGCGTATTGTGAAAGACAAGCTGTTGGTTTAGATGCATATTGGTATGACGTAGAATATGTAGATAGCGAGGTGAAAAAATGAAGATATTGATAGATATTCCGCAAGATTTTGAAAAACATTTCAACGAAGATAGATTTGAGGATAGCTTGAAGCGTATTATAACAGATGTCAATCATCAAATTGAAAATGAACTTTCAATTAGCGGACTGTACGAGATTGAAACTTGTGAAATGCTGATAGGAGCATTTAAGAATGCAGAAATCAGAAAGGTCGGTCATTGGATAGGCATTGGTAACATAGATATGTGTTGCTCAGAATGTGGTAATACGCCAAACCATGAACCGGGAATGACACCAGAAGCAACAGATTATTGTCCTTATTGCGGTACGGAAATGGAGTGATAATAATGAAACCGATTCAAGACGAAATATTCTCAACGATTGATACAATTCAAGGTGAACCATTCTCAGGAGTCAGTGACACTAATATAGTAAGAGTAATAGGAGTTAAAGAAGCCGCTCGGCGCATAAGAATACATAACAAGATTCATTACGCCAAAGAAAGAAACAGTCTGATTATCACAGAAATACTTGAAAGCTGTGCCAGATTGCTTGAAGATATAGAGGCTGGGAAGGTGAAGTATGTGGAATACGGAGAATGGAAGTGGGTAGATGATGATCCAAATAATACAGACCTTATATGTACAGTATGTGGGGAGATACAAGATTGTGGACATTTTAAATTCTGTCCAAATTGCGGCTCAGATATGAGAGGTAAGAAAAATGAAAGCAATTGATGCAGATAAACTAAAACAAACGATAAGCGAGTTAGATGTAGAATGTTCCGATATAAAGCGACAAGCGATAATACAAAACACTATTACAAAACTTTTCCCTCAAATTGTTGATGATGAACCAGCTTTATGTGTTGTGCCTACTAAAGAAATCTACAAGCTGTGTGATACATTGCAAAAATTATCTAATGATAAATGGGAGAGTTTTGAACGTAGTGGTTGTAGTGATAGATATTTACAAGGCAAGGCTCATGCTTATAGCATTGTAGTTGATATGATTGATGATTTGTTGGAAGATAAATTGGGAGATGATACTAATGCGTGACCCAAATAGAATAGATGTAATTTGTAATCTGCTTAGAGAAGTTTGGAAACAATATCCTGATTGGAGATTGGGACAGTTGATCTTCAATCTCACAGGTCGATATGACTGTTTCTATGTGGAAGATGATGCGTTGGAAGAAGCGTTGAAGATGATTAGGGAGGCGTCGAGTAAACATGATTAGTTTTCTTCTCGGAGTATTTGTGGGCGGATTTATCGGGGTTGCTACAATTTGTCTGTGTGTTATAGCAAGAGATGATAATATGAATCAAAGGGAGGAAAAGTAATGAATAAACCTTGTTCCAAGTGTACACATCTTCCGACTGTGTGTTGCCGCCAAAATTGTGACAAATACCAAAAATATGAAAAGTACAAGGAATCTCGTAGGAAATACCGACGAGGTAAACAGATCAAATCTATCGTTGGATTTTTTACATATTGCGAAAACAATAATTACATATATTATTTTGACACGGTTCGTCATGTTGAGGTAATAAAAAGTTGGCAGTATCGTATGATCGAGAGAAATATTGATAGAGGGAATCTTTACAGAGCGATAAAGAAATAAAATGTAGGAGGAAGTATGAAGTTATTAGGAACATATAAAAACGGAAATTATATTACAAGTATATTCTCAGACGGCACAAAAATCAGGGAGACTGAGGCGGACGAATTTATAGCTACGTTCCCCGAAAACATTGATATAAAGATAACGAACCAATGCGATATGGAATGTCCTATGTGTCACGAGAACAGTTATGTAAATGGCAAACATGGAAACATAATGAAGGCGGAGTTCATTGACACATTACGTCCTTACACGGAGCTTGCGATAGGCGGCGGCAATCCACTTGCACATCCACAGCTAATACCATTTCTAAGAAAGCTGAAAGATAGAAAAATAATATCAAACCTTACAGTCAATCAAACACACTTCATGAAGTTTCGGAATCTTTTAAAGTCTTTGACCGAAGAAGGACTGGTTTATGGTATAGGCGTATCGTTTAATTCGGCGGACACAGCATTCATAGATGCAGTCAAGAAGTTTGATAATGCAGTTATCCATGTAATAAACGGGTTAATCACTCATGGTCAGTTGGAGTTTCTTGCAGATAACAATTTAAAAGTTCTTATACTTGGATATAAAGATTTCAGAAGAGGAGAAACGTATCATAAAGAGGTAAGTGCTTATATCGAGGCTAATCAAACAAACTTAAAATGTTACCTGAAAGATTATATCCCTAGATTTAAAGTTGTCAGCTTCGATAATCTTGCCATAGAACAGCTTAACGTTAAAAGTCTTATGACTGACGAGCAGTGGAATGAGTTTTACATGGGTAACGATGGTAACTTTACCATGTATGTCGATATGGTTACAGAGACATTCGCCCAAAATTCGGTGGCTGCGTTAAACAAAAGATACCCATTGCTTAATACAATAGATGAAATGTTTCAGATAGTTAAAAGAGGGGTGTAAGTATGGATATAAAGTTCAGAGATAAGTATAATAGTCTGAAGGTGAAGCATCTTGAACTATGCAGAAAGAGCGAGGAAATCCGCGAAGAGATTTCAGAAGTTCTTATTGAAATTGCACGAATAGAGATATACCCATTTGTTGAAGGACAAGATGTTAAATGTGTAGTCCCTGCTGGTCGGACAAAGAAAGAAGTTTTGTGTCGGATCGAGATTGATAATACTGGAACGGTTTGGGTTAGACCTTATAAACCCAATGGTGTTTTGGGTGAAAGGCGGTTTAAAGCATGGGTCGGAGAGGATAAAGATTACAAAAAAATATTCAAGGAGGCAAATAGATGAAAAGAGTGATTCGCAGAGGTGTGTTTGAAACCAACTCTTCGTCTATGCACAGCATTGTAGTTGTCAGAGACGATTTGAGAATAGCAGATGAGGAATATTTCGATGCGTGGGTTATGAAGGATGGAAGGCTGTGTATATCAGAACTCGATTTTGGACGTAGCCCTTTTGAAGTATTAAATACAGCAAAAGATAAATTTAGATACGTTATCGCTTCAAAACTTGGCAATGCAAGTTATAGTCATGTAAGCAATGATACGCCTGATGAATATATGAAAGGATTGATAGACGAACTTACACAGATAGCGAGCAGAATATTTATAGGATGTACAGCATTGAGTCTTCCAGACTATGGTTATGTGGATCATGACAGTTGTCATTTGTTAGAAAACTTTTTAAAACGAGAAAAGATTACGCTTGAAGAGTTTGTTTGTAATCCAAAGTATATTGTAATAATTGACGGCGATGAATATTGCATCTTAAATTCAATGAAGAAGAGCGGACTGATTGACACTGACGCGATTGAGAAAGAGTATTGCGAGAATGATTATACTTATGACTATGTTCACGAAAGAGATAAAGCAAAAGAATAATGTATAATGGATGATTATATTGGTTGTTCGGTATTGACTTTTATCTGCAATTATGTTATAATAATATAGCACAAAATAGTGTGTCAATCATATATTAATTAAACCAAAAGGAGAATACGAATGAATAACGCAAGAAGGAAAAAATTGAGTTCTATTAGCAAAACACTTGCCGAAGTACGTGATCTTGTTGACGGGCTGATGAACGAAGAACAGGAATGTCTTGATAATATGCCAGAAAATCTTATGGATTCCGAGAGATATATAATGGGCGAGGAAGCTGTGGATAATATGGACGATGCAATTATTGCCATCGAAGACGCTATTGAGTCTATTGACGCAGCAAAACAATAATTGACGTAAGGAAGTTTTGGATTTATTCGAGACTTCTTTATAGATTTTAACGATCAAAAACGAATAAAAAAGTCTTTGGATTAGTAGAAGTTCTCACATACAAAGACTTCTTTTTGTATTTGGATATGATTATATATGCTTAATATTGTTTGCCCAGTGATAAAAGTAAAGGGGGTATGTTTATTGTGTCGCTATTAGATTCTACATTTTCTGATGATTCATGTTTATTTGTGGTTTTGAAAGAAGACTATGATAAATGGAAGAATGACGAACTATTGTTCTGTGGTTCGGGGATATGTGATTATCCATTAATATCGCAGGATGAGTTAATTGGAACATTAAAAAATGATCTTTTCTTTTTATATGAGGATGTAGATTTTGATAATCCAGATGAATTAAAAAAAGTCTTTAAAGAAGAAAAGGTTTTTGCACACAGAGACTTTTTCCCTGCGTGGGGATATAATATTATATATGGAACATATTGTTTACCTGGTGACAAAAAGGTAGTGGCTTTCGGTTATTACCGAGATTAGATATTAACACCTCGTTTTCGGACGAGGTTTACTGCCATGTAGCCAAGTGGTAAGGCAAGAGACTTTGACTCTCTCATTCGCTGGTTCGAGTCCAGTCATGGCAATAGCCCACAAGTGAAAGGAGGGTAGCGAACTGTGGAGTTGTTAAGTGGAATTGTAGAATTTTTGAGGAAATTTGTATTATCGTTAAAGAGTGATCTCTATCTAAACGCTGATTTTATGGGCGTTTACGATGGTTAAATAACTCTATGATTAGGGAACCCGTGAGAACAGGATGATATTCTCTCTAATGTCAAAAACTTTTTTACGAACATCCACTTGATAAGCATTCACATCAGGTGTATAATAATGATGATGAATCAAACACTTGACGATTATATTGTTAAGGGGTGATTTTATAGCACCATTATTAGGATTGCTTGGCTGTTTGTTAGGCGGCGCGATATGGAAAATGTGCGACAATGTACAAATGACCAATGCGAATCAAAAGGCAAAAGAATACTATGGGCGATTAAGTAAAGAGAGGGAGGATAGAGAACAATGTGATTTAGAACTACAAAAGGAGATTTATCTAAGATTAAAAGTGACACACACTTACCCCGATGGTTTGTACTGTCGTGAACCTGTAAAACACGATAAAGAAGCCATGCGTGTAACCAAGAAGTACTTGGAACTGACTGGCAAAAAATACTATGACCACGGTTTTTGGAATCTCGATTATTGCGAATTTGATAACAAAGGATACTTGCGGCGATTAAACAATGAAAAGGTTTATCAGTTTGATGACTTTATTTGAGAGGTGTTCTTGATATGACTAATGGCGGTTTTTTCAGTGAAGAGCTTTTTAAAAAATTAACCGATCTTATCCCAGACGTAAAAGAGATGGTAGACAACTCCTCTGAATACACTGGTGACGATGATGGAGAAGATGATTGGGAGGAAGAAGAGGACTCGGAAGATGAAGAGTAAATGATATAGGGGGGTATTATGATCATAGATAATCATTACTTTGTCGATTACAGTTTTGACAATACAAAACAGTACGCGACCAAGAACTATATCATAATAAACTTCGATTGGAAAACTTCTTCTAAAAACTTCAAAGAGGCTATAATGAAATGTCAGGGTTGCGAAAGTGACCCTGATAATTCTATAACAGTATGTTTACTTATGCCGCTTATTGCAGGACATCCAAATGTAGACTGCTGTTATTTACATATCTCAACAATTGGAGTTTTAAATATTGAAGACATTGTTGATTTTATCGACAATAATCTAAAGAACAATCTGAGTTTATTAGACACCTCGGTTGTTTTGACACCGAGAGAAAAAATAGAAATATTGAGTAACTTAATACCAAGTAAGGACTACAGAGAAAGGTGGTAAAAATTTGATTCGTGACGAGGCTTTTAAAACGGGCAATATTGTTCTGGTTGAAATTCCAAACAACATTGGGCATCAACAGGGTGGAACAAGACCTGCTGTGATAGTTTCAAACAATATCGGAAATACACTTAGTCCCACTATAAAAGTCCTCCCTATCACTACCAAGAGAAGCAGCTCAAAGCAGCCGACTCATGTACATTTTAAGAGAGGGGAGGTTTCAGGTCTTATTAAAGATTCAACAGTAGAAGCTGAATCTACGTGGGTAATTAACAAATGGCAAGTTAAAAAGGTGCTTGGCTCCTTTAACGATGAACAACTTGACAAGATAGCATATGCTATGGTTTTTGCGGAGCCGATTGTG